AACTACAAATATGTCTCCGTTCTTTGTTTTGAAAAAAGTGGTGTTTCTGTTTTCGCTTCCAAAACCAACAAAGTGGCAAAAATCGTCATTACTTCCAACATAGGCTCTATTTAACAAATAAACAAAATCGTTTATTCTTGTATTACCACATACGTGAGCATTTTCAGAAATCATAGCATTTCCACCAATTTGCACCTCCCCATAAACCTCAGCGTAATCAAACACTTCTGCATTACCAAAAACCTGTGCTTCTCCACATACTTCAGCGTTATCGTAAACCTGAGCATTCCCTAAAATTATAGCGTGTCCAAACACTTTAGCTCCTCCATAAATATCAGCGTTTTCGTAAATTTCAACATCTTCAAACACTTTTGCTCTCTCACTAACACTACAATCTCCACGCACTGTAGCATTTCCAAAAACTTTAGCATCATCATAAACTCTAGCTTCTCCAAAAACTTTAGCATTTTCAAATATTTCAGCATTTCCAAATACTACAGCTCTATTATACACTTGAGCATTTCCGTACACTTTAGCATTTCCTCCTATCCACGCATCACCTGACAAATTATCTTCTTTTTCTACATAACCTCCCTTCTCCCCTTTTTCTATATGGATTCTAGGAATGTCTCTTGTGGCTTCAATTCTGTATAATTTTACTCCGTCTATTTCGATAGAATTGCCTTTTAGAAGTTTAAAATGTTTCTCGTTTTCCATTTTTTTCTTAATTTTACGCTGCAAAGGTACGGAGAGTTTTTGAAACTTGCAAATTTTTTACAAAGATTTTTTACGGAAAATATAAAATAAAACACCTACCCGAAAGTAAGTGTTTGTGAATTAGAGGGTTATGTTATTAAGAAAAACGATGGAAAGTTATATAACTGTAAGGAGCAGCACAAGTCGGAGGGTTTTCGTACATACCGTAATCCATCACATCGCTCACCAATTTGTCAAATATCATAAAAACTTTGTAATCTTTACCTTCTGTATCAAACGTAATAGAAAAGTTGTTATAATCTTCAACTTTATAGGTGAATCCTTTATAACCCCTATCTGTATCTATATCATTCTCTGTAGAAAAAACAACATATAAACTACCGAAATCACTAATTACCAAACTACAATCGTACTGAGGAACAGAACTGCTGAAAAAAGAGCTATTGTTAGATTTGGATATAGTGATAATGTTTCCTTGCTTGGGAGGATTTGTATATTTAATGATTGCAACAGTTGGAGCAAAACCACTTCCAGTACCTCCCACAGTTACTTGTTCTTCTATATTACCTGTCAAAATATAAGAATAACCAAAAGAGAAACCACCTACCTGTTTAACATTCTTATCAGAGGGGTTGCCTCGCACCCCCCCCATTCCCCAATCAAAAAATAGTATGCTATTCATTTTTCTCTATTTGTTTCTTAATCCATAATTCAGCTTCTTCTAATTTAGTAATAACAAGAGATAATTCTCTAGTTCTTGTTTGTTTTTCAAACTCTTTTATTAAAGATTTTAATTCTAATTTTAATTTTGTTAATTCTTTTTCCATTTTGCTGTAGTTTTTAAATATTTCTAATATCTATATATAACTTGTTATTGGCAGCACTAACAACACAAGTACTTCCGTCACCTCCATTAAAAGTATTATCTCCTGTGAAAACGACAGTTCTTCCTGTAGTTGTGAAAGTCACTTGACCACCTGCGAAACACTTTCTAAAACTTATATTAAAGTTGTTTTCTAAAGTCCTTAAATCAACATTGCATTGAGCTAACACATTAATTGTTTGACCAAACCAAGATTGTGTAGTAGTCCAATTTTCACGAACTTCACCACATCTACCTAAAAACTTCCTATGTTCGTGTTCTCCATTTCCAAGTAAAAAGTGGTCTCCAGAACTACCTATCTTTTTATAACCGTTACAACTTATTTTAGTATATCCTCCAAGACTTCTCGAACCTATATGTAATTCGTTATTGTGTGTCCACAAGTTGGTTTTTGACCCACTGTTGGCATTATCTAAGAAAACTTCGCTTGTTAAAAAAGGATAATCGCTTTTTAATATTGCACCATAGGTAGCGTTTTTATCACTTCTTATTGTTATAGGAATAATTTCCTTAGATGCGTCCCAATCTAAACAATAAGGTGTAGATTGTCCATTTATCTCAAAATTCCCTGAAGTTTTTCTTGGATTATTCCAAACCTTTCTTGAGCCTGACATAGACCAAGAATATATAGTATATACTCCCCCACCTCGTAAGTAAACAAACACTGTTCCGCTTTGAAATAATTGAAACAAATACATCGCAGGTTGTACATTGGAATGTAGATAGGTATAATCGCGTGTTATGATATTGGGATGAGTAGTTCCCCAACCTGCACCTGTTTGTTCAAACTCTAACTGCATTGAAAAACCACCACCGTGAGTACTCCAAGAAGGTTTAGATTTCCAATCTAACGAGGTATGTACTCTAAATTTACATCTATCTCCCGCATCTACTTCAACATATACTAAATAATACTTATCTTCAGGTAATCCTTTCAAATCAATTTCTTGTACTTGACCAGCACCTAAACTCTTATTACCCCCACCAGCTAAAACAACTTTATTATTATCTTCATTACCCCAAATTTTAATACCTTTTGTTTTAAGATACCTTAAATCATTAAAAGCACTATTTCCAATTACCAAATCTTCACCTGAAGACCTAAATCTAACTAAATTACCATTTAAATCAGAATCAACTAACAATTCAGGCATTTTTACGGCTCTTGAAAAAAATGCTTCTAAAGTATTTAAAGAAAACAATAAATCTCCACCTTGACCACTAAATTTAGTTCTAACAGCGTAAGCATTACTATCGCCTATGTAAGTAGACAATCCGTGAGGTAAGTTCCATTCTCTAAATAAACCATTATCGTTTAAAGCACCTAAACCTACAAACTTGTACCAAGACCCATAAACACCATTTACTTTTTGTTTGTACCAAAATTCATTAGTATGAGCGTCAAGTCTATATGCTAAATAATAAGAATATTTATTAATGTTAGTGTGAGAACCACCCAAGAAATGATACCAATTATTACTTGGAGCATTTATAACATTTTCCCCATCAGCAACTTTTAATACTCCACTTTCTGTAAGTAACCCATCTATATCTGTAATTCTTTCATATTTTAACTTATTAGTGTCAAAATAAGTAGGTTTATTTCCTATCTCGCTCCAATTGTAACTTGGTTTTACATCTGTAACCCAAGATGGTAATTTCGGAACTATTACCGAACCCATATCACCTATTCTGAACTCTGTAGTATACGCTGAAGGTATGTTTGTCACACCAGGTTTATCTGTAATATCGTACCAAGAATGAGTGTGGGAAACATTGGCTTTTTTAGCAACCTCCTCATCCACATACTTTTTCTGTACATACTCGCTATCTTGAGTAGGAGGAGTGTATGTAGATTTAGTCTCCACAAACACTCCATCTTCTATTTGTTTTTTTTGTATTTTCTTAGCCATTTTTTCTAAGTTCGTCTTTTAGTTTTTAGTCTCGTTTTACTCTATATTGTATAGTGACCTCATCTCCCTCTTCTATTCGATAGCCAACTTTCACATTATCTATAGACAACATTGTGTTGGTGAAAGTAATAGCAGGTCTATGTACTAACACTCCATTTACCCACACAGACCACCACTTTGTAGTATCCACTTTGTGAGTGAGTTCTATCCGTATTATATTTCCAATAATATTGGCTGCTTGAATAGTCTTTATCTCTGTGTTTTCAGCGGTAGGTAAGTTCTTATCTAAAACATCTCTTATCGTCTCTTTTATAGCCCTTACAGATGGGTATTTTCGCCTTTCATCTTCACCACTAATAACAGAAATATCATCAACTTTGTTGAAAAGACTCTCCTTACTATGGAGTTCTCCAATCTGAAAAGTAAGAGAAGATATATCCGCCTCGTTGTTTTGAGTTCTAACCTTTAAATTCTGCACATCACTCTCTACTTGCTCCGTTCTTGTAATAGGAGTATACAGGTCAAAAAGTGGGAACAAATCAATCTCTGAAACAGCAGTACCTTGAGAATCGAGGAGTTTTATTTTCTTCCCATCACGCCCCAACGCGCTCACTAAGTTTGAGACTAATGCACCAAGAGGTACAGACGACAAAAGTTCGTTAGCATCATTTCTCATCTCCAACGTCTTGTCAGACTGATTGAAAGCCAATTTAGTACCCTCGTTGTTCAAAAAACCAAGACTTAGAGTTCCTACAGGATTTCCTCTTTTGTCTTTCAATGTGAGAGCAGAAGTTACAGCATTTATCTCCGCACTATGTACAGCTGTGTCTGTTGCCTGTATCTGTGTTTGCAGAGTGCTTATTGCGTTTGTATGCTGCTGTATTGCGTTATCTAAATCTGTTTTTATCCTTTTGAGTAGTGTTAAATTAGGATATTTAGTATCCGCGTCAGCAGCATTTATATCTCCACTCTTGTTAGCTTTCTCTTCTCTTGTACTAAGGTCTATGTTAGCAATAAGGTCTCCAAGTTCTTTTTTCACCTTTTTTAGCAAGGCAACACTTGGGTAGCGCACCTGGTCAGACCCACCCTCAAGTTCCTGCGCCTTGTTGGCAAGTTTTTCCCTCTTATCAAGTTCTGCTTGTGTATATCTCTCGTGTTCAGTGAGTTGTCGTCCAAACTCGGTGTAAATAACACTAAACTGTCCTGCTGTTAGAGCCTCCCTACTATCGTCCGTTAAGTTAGCCTTAGCAAGATTAGTTATCTTTTTACCTCCCGCATTTATACCCTCCTTACTCATTTTAACAGAGCCTGCTGTCACACTATTAACCGAAAGGTCTTCGTTAAACACTATCTCTACAACCTTATCCCCAACCCTCGTACTTACGTTATCGCTCGTACCTTTCACCTGCAATGTGTCTCCCAACTTTACAGCTGTAGAGTTTCCACTTTTGTCAGTAACAGTTATAGGTTTATTTGCTACGGCTTGTAGTTCCTCTAAAAGCCTCTCCACCACACTTATCCTATCAGCGTGAGAACCTAAAGATTGTTGTATATTATCAAGCGTACGTTCTATATCTATAACCTTGTTAGAAGTGTTGGCAAGTTTTTCTTTCTCCGAATTACTATAATCGTTAGTAGAAAGACCTTTACCCTCTTCTTTAGGCTGCTTAGAGTTAAATTGTTGAGTTAGGAAATTAACAAGGTTTTCGTCCTCTTGCCATTTATACTTATTCCCTTCACCCCCAAGACCTTGTTCAAGCCTCTTAACCGTATATTCGAAATCACCTATTTCTTTTTTAAGTCCTTTTAGATACTCGTTAAGATTGTTGAAAACTTTAGAGAGGTCGTCAGCAGCCTTTATAGATAAAGTAGATATAGCATTTTCCGAAAACACACACTTGGTAGAGAATGTATCCTTACACGTAAGTGCTGTATTATCAACTGTTGGTTTATTAATCTGTCCGCATATTTTAGTCATTGTCATTTTCTGTATATTATTAATGCGCTATAGGAGGAATACAAATCTTATCTATTATAGCCTGTAATAGCCCCTCTAATGATTTTATTTCCCCACCGCAAGCGTTCTCCAAGCATTTCTTTTCTATCTTTTTAAGGTCAAAACTCAAGCCCGTAAAAGACGAACCCGAACCCGCAGAACCTTTTAGTAAGCACAATTCCTTTTCCAACTCCTTTAGAACTAACTTAGGAGTTAGTTTATCCTTATCCACTCCATACTTTATACAAGAAGTTCCTAACTCACTCAAATCGCTATTCTCTCTTAGCTTCTTTATAAGTTTGTAAAGGTCGCTTATAGCCTCCTCAACAGTTACACAAGTCTCATCTTTTAGAGAAGAGAAGTCAGGAAGTGTTGTGTCGTAATACACACATACAGCCTTTTGTTTACCATTCCCACAAGTGTGTTGTATTTTATATCCGCAATTTGTCATCTTCAGTCTTTTTTTTCTTAATCTTTAGTTTTCGTATTTTAAAACCAATCGTTGTAGAGCCATTCTCATACACTCGTATTCCTCTTGGAAATCACAATAACCCTCACACATTAGTCTTTTTAAAGTTGAGATAGCAAAGTAATCATATTTGCTGTGACCCTCACCAACCCCAAACCTTGTCTTTAACATATAGGAATGACCTATCCCACTTAAAGCCTTATCAGCCAAGTAGGAAAGGTCTGCATTAGTATTATGTATTATACTTTGTGTATTCATCTTCTACTAACTTTTTAAAGTCGTTGAATTGTTTTCGGTCAGGACACTCAAAACCATAATTTTCGAACCACTTTTGTACAAGTGCTTGACCTTTCTCAATTTCCGAATGTTGTGTTACAGATAAGACGGACCTAGTCTTATACATTAAATCTTGCAGTTCTGATAACGAAACCGCACATAAGTTATTGTTAATAACTCCTCTATTTTCTTGCATATCTTCAGTGTTATTTGTGTAGGAGTAGTTTTGTACTGAATTTACTCCCTCTAAAATTTTGTTTCCTTGTTTACAGCCGCAACCCATTTTATATAGTTTTTAAAAATTAACATTTCTTACATCTGCGAACTCTCTCAATAAGTTCCTGAGCCCTATAGAGTAGTTCCTGACCTTTACACACGTCCGAGAACCTAACAGAGGCTCTTGCTCCGTCTAACAACATCTGTATATCAAAAATTAAGTCTTTAAAACATTTGTTGTTTTCCCCACAAGAATTATAGTAGGCAATAAAAAGTTTATCAAGTTCAAGTTGTGTGTTGTCAGTTTTAAGCCACAATTTAGTCAGTTTATACGTGTCAGGCGAACCCTTCACCGTTATCGTATAGACCCCATCAGGTAAGTTCATATACTCTGCGTCACAAGTAGTGTCGCAAGTGAGACCTAAAGAGAACGAGTTAAACACGTTAATTTGATGTCCTTGATAATAGTGTGTAACAACATCACCATCTTTGGAAGGGTCACCTCCAGGTAAGACTATCTCTATTATTTTAGTCTTGTTGTCTATCCTACCCCACACAGAATTATCTGCTATCATCAAAACTCTAGGGTCACCTGTATCCAAGATTTGGAAATCTATTTGTATTTTCTCTAAAGCGTTATCCATCTGTATTGTTCGTTTACTAATAAAGTTTATTTATTCCAATAAACAACGATTGATTTGTGTTACCTTGTAGGTAGAACAGAGACCTTTTGTATCTAAATCCAAAATTTAAACCTATGTAGGGATTTCGAGTAAGATGTGAGTAACCTAAACCACCTCCATACAACCAATCAAAGTTATCAACCCTTGCTTTTTCATAGTCGTAAGTCAAAGGTAGAGTATTGACCTTAAGCGAGGTTATTTCCAACCAAGACGGAGCATTAAGGTTGGCTTGGAACAGCCCTTTCTCCTTTTCAGTTATCACCAAATCAAGACGTAAAGGTTGGAACTCAAAGTGACCTATTATAGAATCGTTGTAAATCTCACCAAAATAATGTACAAACCACTCCTTAGAGTTAGGGTAGTAATCGTGGAAAAGTCTCTCTTCAGGTTTTATGTAAATAACAGAGGTTTTACCTTTTAGTTTTCCTACTATTTTAGTATAAGATACTACTTTTTTCTTCTCTTTTTCAAGATTTTCGTACAATTGTTGGTTTTCCCTACGGAGGTCTTCTTTAAGCTCTCTTTCATTGTACAAATCATTAACAAGACGTTCGTAATTAAGACTATCTATCTTTCTCAGACTGTCTTGTTCTAATATACGTTGTTTATATATTCTTTCTTTATCTATTTCTTCTTCTTTGTTAGAGCAACCTTTATGTAGAAACAAAGTGCTCACAAGAGCCACAAAAACGGCAAAAATTAAAAAGTTGTGTTTGTGTTGTGTTTTCATTTCTTGTTTGTTTATAGTATTAACTATCTTTAAAATAAATCTTAAATCTCAGGATTTCGGTGTTCTTGTAATCAAATGGATAAATATTATCGAAAACAAAATACTCGGAATCCATAGCACTTCTACCTTTTTTCCACACTTCCGTGTTGTTTATAGTAACTCTATCAACCCTATTTATTAACTTATTTATAAAATCTGTCTCAAAAGGCGGTTCTCCATTACCTGTTCTAAACGTAAAACTATGTATACCTCCAGGTGGGAAATCTCTTAACTCTTTATAATTAGACCCATAAGAAACACCGAAAGGTAATTCGGAAGCAGTCAACGCCATATCCCGTTCATAACTAGTTCTTGAAGCACCGAGTACAACTATACCCCCTGAAGAACTTTTATATTTCATCCTCAAAGCTAAAGTTTTATAAACAGGTGGAGGAGTAGGCGGGGTAGGTGGTGCAGGTGGCGTTGGTGGAGGTGTAGGAACAGGCGGAGGGGGTGTTACCACCTCTGTAAAAGCAAACAAAGCCTTATGTACAAATTGATTTTTCTTTATACCCATCTCTCTATCTACTAAAACTATAACCTTTCTCGTATACGTCCAACAATCTCCTATTGTTTATCCCTATCTGCGCTATATCACTCGGTGTCAGTTTTGAAAACTTACTCTCTGTAAGTGCTAACATCTTATGCTTATCCACCATCTGTGAGTAGTACTGAAATAATGTTACTACATTCGGTTCGTCTTGATTGGTGAGTAACTTCTCATAAAACTTCCAATTCACGTATGTAGTAACATACTGCTCTATATTTCCCAATCCCAACTCTGGAATTATCACAAATCCTTGTTCGTCTAATTCCATTCCATAGAACTGTATATAAACCGTACCCTCTTTAAAATTAGTAAATAAAGTGTTTCCATTTATAACTATTTCGTTAGGGCAACTCCTTACTACTAAGTTCCTACAACTCTCGGTACAAGCGGAACGTTTAAAACCTTTACCTAATTTTAAAAGCACTGGATTTTTGTAATACAACTTGGTTTCTACATCATTAAAATAAACCTTCTCTGTAATAATTTTCTCCTCAACATCGTCAAGGCAGCAGAAATCGCAATTGCGCCACTTCATACTCTGCTCCACGCGCTCAACCCATTGCCAACTCCTCTGTAACACAGGGCGTTCCTCCTCCTTGCAGTAGTACCCTTTAGGCTCACACAAGTAAGCAGCCTCTAAGGAAAAGAAATTGGACGGCAATGTACCCTCCGAACCTTTTATATCCACAATTGCGTCCTGCATTACCATTATATTACCACCAAGAGGTTTCAGTGCTTGAGTGACCCACTTATATACAGAAATATCATCTATCAGTCCCGCAGATAGATAACTTTCCTTTTCAGATTTAAACTCCGCTAAAAACTCTTCAAATCTCATACGTATTTACTATGTATAAATTTATTGCATAAAATACAAATGTCCTACAACATTATTAGTGCAAATATAACACTTTTTTGTTGTAGGACAAAATAAATAAAATTTAACAAACTAAAATATACAAAATGATTTTTATAAAAAATCATCTACTTGTTTCTCACAATGTTTTCCAAGTCTTCAAGGGTAATGGAGTCAAAATTATCTCTAAAGAAATTATCTTTAGCTAAATCGGTTAGAGACAAGTTCGGGTTATCTATATCTTCTAGTATTCTATAAACGGCAGATGTAACGTATTTATTTCTTTGCATAGATTCTTCAATTATTTTATCGGTTACAAAATAAATAATTTCCTCCTCGCTTAATTCAACGTTTCCAATATCTACATTCGCTTCAATCTTCATTTTTTACCTCCTCTCTTAATTTTTTCTCATACATTTCCTCTAACAATTCAGCGTTCTCTTCCACAAAACGAACCATTCTGTCACTCATTATCCTGCGCAATTTACTTAGATTGTTTTTGATAGTCTCGGATACCATTTTTTCAATCACATCTTTCATTTGATGTTTATTGTAATCTATCCACTCAATAGGTATAAAACCTTTAAGTAAATTTTTATTATCAAAATCATCAGATTCATAAATGGTTACACTCCAATAAATATGACTTTCGTCTAAGGTGAAATTACCCCAAGCAATTAAATAATTATTGTTGAAGAACGTTATATCGTCTTTAAATTGAGTGATAGGTTCAAGTGTTACATCGAGACTTTTTTCAACTTTACTCAACTCTTTAAAATATATTTTCTGTGCACATTTGTACTTATTAAAATACATCTCAAGTAAACCTGACATTTTGTTTTTTCTCTTTTTCATTTTTAGCCTCATTTCTTAAAACTTTCCAATTTCTTTAGATGTTCCTCCGTAATTCCATAATTTTTACAGCTTAGTATCCTACGAGCCTCCTCAATGTTTTGCTGAAGAGTGTATTCAACTATCTTCTCAACATCTTCCTTAATCTGCGCTCTATTGTAATCCAACCACTGTATAGGAATATAACCGCTATATCTTGTGGATATATTAAAGTCATCGTATTCGCTTGTGCTGAAACTCCAACGAATGTCTCCACACCCGAAATCAAACTGACACGTTTCAAGTAAATACTCGTTACTATAATCAACAATATAATCTTTGAATTGCACAACAGGGTCAATACTCACTCCTACTTGTTTTTCAAGTTTTCGGAGTTTCTTGTAATAGATTTTCTGCGCGCACTTATACTTATTTAAGTAGATTTCAAGTAAGCCTAATATTTTATTCTTTCTTTTTTTCATTTTCGCTTGTATTTATCAGCTCCAACATTCTATCTACAGTATCTTGAGGTGTATGACCATCGTAAGGAAAAACTGACTTCTCGTATTCAGGAATCTGGAATAAATCCCAATCTTCAGCTTTGTAGTGATTAGTAATAATTCCCGAAGGTAGTTTCGCACACACAATAAACCATTCGTGCTTCTTTCCAAAACACCACTCTCCGTCCTCGTGTTTCCAAGATTTATGCACTCCGTAAAGACCTTGCTTAGACCACTCATTAAACAACAACGCATTATAAACTTTCCTAAACCTGTAAAGTTCATCAAAAGTGTGGTAGCCATCCGTTACAAGTCCTGCGTCCTCTTGTCTCCTCATAAACTCTGGGTCACAAGCGTGCTGCATAACATAAGACGGCTTAACTGTAACGTGTTCAAAATCGTCTCTACTTAAAACTTGATTTAAACTTTTTCCATTCTGTTCTATGGAAATCAAAGACTTCAGACACTCTTCTCTCGCGTCCTCATAAGTTTCAAAGTAAAAATACTCGCTCGCATTTATTCCATCTTTGTACTTCTCAATATAGTATTCGTAACCGCTCCATTTCTCCTCTTCTAAGTTGTAGAACAATTCAATGCTGAAGTTGTAACCTTTTTTACGAAACCATTCAAAAGCCTGCTCCCAAGTAGGTACAGAAAAATCAAACTTTCGATATTTGTCTGTGTGACGATTGTTGTCTTCACCTTTTACAGCAGGCGAAAGAGATACAACATCTCCATACGCCATTCCTTTTGATTTAAAAATCTCCCAACCTATAAAGGTGCGATGACAAAAACAGCAAGGTTCGTGAAAACCTATCTCTTTTAGTTGTTCCGCTAAATAAACAGGAACAAGCCAATTTGGTGTTTGTGATTTATTTTCTTCTTTCATTTTAAACAGGTATGACTAGTTCTACAGAATCTTCATAAATTTTAGCAGACATAATTTTATCAGTAAGGACATCTCTACATAAAAACACAAGACCTGTACTTTCAGAATATTCCCTTGCTCCCCCATCAGCTTTATCAACAAGGCTTATATAATAAAAGAACATAAGTTCACATTTGTTGTTATTTATCATCCCCAACCTTTTGTTGTTAGCAAACAATGACTCTTTTACAATGTCAAGCATCGCAAAAGGAACTTTTGTAGAAAATAGCTTTTCCATCACATAAGTTACCCTAAAATTAAAAGGGAAGAAAAACACATAATCATAAGCCTCCAATTTTTCATTAGGGTAGTTTATGAAATCGCTCTCCTCCTCGAAGTAAATAGTATCTACTTTGAAACCTTCTTTTTTGAGTACTGAAGAAAAAACATCTTTTTCAGTGCAGTTGATTATCAAAAACTTACCTTCCTTTTTCAAAAAAGGAACAATAGCGTTCACAGGACTACAACTATCTTTAAACTTGTATTTCCAATACCAACTATTGAAAAAGAACTCTTCTCTTTTTTCTTTATTATTCTCCATAATGTTAATTATTTTTTACTATTAATTATTTTACAATGTTTAATTGTTTAAAAATATTTTCCAAAATCAAGGTCACAACATTTACGTCCCACCCATTTCCCATTCTTTTTCCAAGTTGTGAGTAAGAAAGGTTTGCAAAATCAACCTCACCATCACGAAAACCCATTAATCGAAATTGTTCCGAAATAGTAAGTTTCCTAACCTCTTCCTCACCTCTACGGCATTCCAAAACACGGATATTACAATGAGATGGGTCTGTTAAAGTGGGACACGTTCCATCAGTTTTAATTTTCTTATTATAGACATCTAAACACAAAGGTTCAGTCACCTTAAAACTGCTAATACCCAATCGTTCTTTCAACTTATTCACCTGTTCAACAGATAGAAAGTTAGACTCATCTATTGTTTCAACAGGGTCTAAAAAGTTGCAAACTTTCCCGCTTGCTATTGTAGGATAAGGTATTAAACCAAAGTCGTTAGGCAATTTCTCTAACGAAGCGAAAATCCAAACTCGTTCTCTGTTTTGAGGTATCCCATAATCCTTAGTATTTAATAGTGTACAAACAAAAGAAGCGTCCTCAAAAGTTGAGTAACCTATCTCCTTCAACATTTCAGCAAGAGCTTCTCTTGTATCCTTGAATTTTTCAGACAGAAAACCTTTTACGTTCTCTAATAAAATGTATTTAGGTTTCTTTACATTCAAAATACGGACGATGTGAGATAGCATTGTACCTCTACCTCTCGTATCATTAACTCCCTGCATTAATCCTGCAACAGAAAAAGGCTGACAAGGAAACCCTCCCATAAACAAATCGAAATCAGGCAAGGTGTTAGGGTCTATACTGGTTATGTCTCCGTAATTGATAATCTTATCTTGTTTGTTGTGATTAGCGTTGAAAATCTTTATTGCAAACTTATCAACCTCAGAATAACCAACCAATTCGTATTCAAAATCGCTATATTTTTCGGAAATTCGCTTTAACGCAAACGACCCCCCCCCCCAATGCCAGCAAAACTCTCAAAAACTCTTAATTTCATTTATATTCTATTTGTTTTCATTATTCTTGGGGATTTTGTTTAATAACCTCGTATACAGCTTTTACAATTGCAGAAATAGCACCTACAAACCATATCAAACATATAGTTACCCAAAACAAAAAGTTTAAAACAGGAATTACTCAAACAACCACACACATAAATAAGAATTTTCTCTTCTTTTCCTTCGTTATCTCAGGTTTTTCTCCAATAACAAATGGAATACAACCTATCACTACACACATCACCAAAGATGCAAAATAAACACTTAACATATTAATTTCCATAATTGTTACAATTTTAATTTTTTTATTTAGAAAGCAAGGCAGGACTCGAACCTGCAATTTAGTCGCAACCAAAGCGAACGCACGACTCGAACGTGTCCTAATTTCCCCAACTGGTGAAACGTCTCCCAATTCCGCCACTTGCTTTTCATTATTTTAATTTCCCAATATAACAGGTGTTCTACCATCTGTTATAATAACTTTATTGGAGGTCTTACTGAGCATCTCAATATACTGCTGCATTAGGATTTCTTTGGTCAATCCTGAAGATTGTGTCCTATTAGTTTCAGCATCTATCTTTGCCTTTTCTAACAGCATTCTTGAGGTCTCTAATTCATTCTTTACTCTGTTAGCCTCTTGTATAGCCTTATTCCTATCTTCTACGGCTTTCAACATTGAAGAGGGAGGAGTTAATCCAGAAGTTAGAGTTGTAAGATTAAAAAATTTGTTTTCAAACTCTGTCTTCAACCTTTCCTGTACAGCAACTTCAAATTTTCCCAGATTATTCATCAAGCTATCGGTAGTGTAGTTCCGAGCCTCCTCGCGATAAGCATCTGTCACGCGTTTATTTAGGACGTGTCTTTCGATGTTCTCAAAGAATTGCTCAGGGTCATTAATGTTGTAGTTTTTGTAGTTGAAAACTATCTCCCGACCTTTACCTCGAATAGGTGTGTAGGTATAAAGAGGGTCAACTCTGAAAACCCCTGCGTCCTTTGCAGTTATCTCTACCACATCTGGGTCTCCACTCTGCTCCCACATAGGAACTTCATACAACGCTCTACCGAACCAAGCAACCCATTGCGCTCCTGTTACAAGGTGGAATGATTCCACACCGTTACGACCGTAATCGGTCATTAAAATCCCTTCATAATTGGGCTCAGGTCTCTCACAACTCGTTAATAAAGAGAAACCAACTAAAATTAAAAATAACTTCTTCATCTTTTTTTATTTATTTATTTGTTGAAAAATTGTTTAAAAATTCGCTCGTAAGGAAACCAAATTACAACTAAAATAGTTATAATAACGCCTACAAAACCTAAGAAAGGTTGGTCGCTTTCAAAAAGCATAATGTCACAACCTATCATTAAAAATATGAAAACTGCAAAACACAAAAGTAATGTAACAGCTTTCTTAAAAATTTTATTCCCCATCTTCTTTTACTTTTTATTACTTTTAGGTATCCAATTAAAACCAACGATATTGTAAGTCAGCCACCAAACTAATGTACAAACATTTATAACCAATAAAATCAGTACCACAAAAATATTCACTATTGGTATAACCCCCACAACAACGGTAAAGCGGCAATAACTCATAAGTTCTCGATAATCAGAGAACATATAATTAGTCTTCTCTTCAAGAACCGTATCATCACCCTTATACTTCTTCCACAAGATGAAAAATAGCAACCTAACTAAAGCGTAGCAAAGAACTAACGTAACTAAATATTCAATCATAAACTGCATAACTATAACTTATTAATGTTTTACAATTTCTTAACAAAAATCTTCTTTTCTTCCTTTAGCTCCCCCCACAAAACTTTGTTGATGTGAGTGAAAGCTATCTCAGGGTGATTTTCCAAAGCTCTGTTTGCTAACTTTAAACAATAGTCAATGTTGTAAGCCACGCCAAAACATTTGCGCACACCCGCATCAAGCACCATTGCCATATATCCGTATTTACCGCGCTTGTAAACTAAGGATTCGCTATAAAGAACCTCGTTAAAAACATCATCAGTGATTTCGTAATGATAAATATGCTCAATAAGGTTACATCTTAATTTTACTTTGTTGACATTCACTTTAATGCCATCAAACTCAGCAACAAACGAATCACCAAGTTTATCACTATCGGCAAATTTTTCTTTAAATTCTTCGTACCTTGTCATCTTTTTATTACATTTTTTATAAATTTTACAACAATATATATCTAACAATTTCTTTTTTAGAAATCTTATAACTATCAGGCTTTAAAACCCTCTCAATATATCGTTTCAACTTGCGTCTTGCTCTACACATATTCCTACCTACAACTACCAAATGTTTGTGCTTAGTCTTATTGTCTTTAGTTATGGAGTACATCAAGTTATAAGCCTTTTGTTTAGAGTTCCTACGCCTCAAAATTTCCCTCTCCCGCGTTTCAAACTCAGAAACACACTTATCAAAACTAATAAAACTATAACCAATAGGGTTAAACACCCCATAAGAAACAAACTCTACTTCCTTAATAGCATCTTCTTTTATTAGTCTTAACACAATAAGTGAGCTATCACTCAAAGTAACAGAATAGCGGTTGATGTCCCAAATAATCCATTTCCTATCATTATACTTAACTATGTCACCCGTATGTAAGCTATTATATTCTCTTTCTGTCATATTATCTTCTTGTCTCTTTTATTATTTACGCTGCAAAGGTACGGCAAGTTTTTGAAACTTGCAAATTTTTTACAAAGATTTTTTACAGAAAATATAAAATAAAACACTTACCCGAAAGTAAGTGTTTGTAAATTAGGTAGTTAGCTAATTAAAAATTCATTCCTTTATTTTGCAAGTTTATAACCACTCTTAAAATTCTGGAGCCACCTCTATCAACGAAACCATACTCATCGAAAAATTTATCAATAGTGTATTTCGAACTAGCGTATGTACCATAAAGGTATACCATTTCGTATATAAAACTACCTTTAAATGTTCTTGCTCTCTTTATGGGAGGAGTTTTCTTAGGCGTTGTCTGAGAATATGAAAAAGAGTACTTACTCAAACGAGAAACAACATCTTCCTCACCATTCAAACTAAAACTGTAACCATCGTACTCTTTATAAGCACCCCCAACATATCTATTGTGATAATAAACAACACCTTCCTCTGTTATTTTAGGAGGAAAACAAGGTGAGTTTGTGTCAGGTATTTGGTCAAAGCCCCTTTTACCATCAGGTAGTGGGTACGCAAGGTTGTCAAACACCTTATACATATTCAGTTTTGCAAATAAGGGCTTGTCTGCCTCCTCAATACCTTTTATAACAAACTCTGTGACATAAGAAGCACCAAAGCAAGGGTCTATAGGAAGAGGACTCGTTTTATGTAATATTTCTTGCTTCTTTTTCATTTCTATTTCTCAATTAAAATGTTAGGGTCTTGAGAAACATCTAAAAAATAATTTCTATTTTTAGAAATAAATTCTCCCCACGTATATAAATAATGTAGTTTTCGCTTAAAGGACACAAAAGCCACATAAGGTTGTGTTTTTAAAACATTCTTATCTAAAGTATCCACATCTATTTTAAAGTTATTTTTAAAATAATCTTTCATCACAAGATGGTCGTCCCAATCTCTAAGATTGAATATTGTGATTACAGCAAGACTATTGTCTCTAATTTTAGTATTCTTTTCCATCACACCTATGTTCTGTGTATCTTCCTGACCTGCCATTGTTTTGTTTCCCCAATAATTCATCATATTTTGTTTAGAATAACTACCTGTAAACTCTTCAAATTTTGTTTTTAAACACAGAACATTAAACGTTTTAGTACCACTCGGTGAACCATCTTTATATATAGAAGCAATACCTGAAATCTGTAGTGTGGGGTAATGTCTTAAATCTACAGTACTATTGTCTAATACTTTTGTCACAACACTCCCTACAAATTTTCTTTTCAAACCCCAATCAAACCATTGTATACAATTCATAATATCTAATGTTTTATTTTTTTAACTAACTCAAAAGTACAAATGTAACCTCTGTCGGAAGGGTTTAAAACCAACCCCAAATCAGAAGGATTAACTTTAGGGGGTTCAGTTTGGTAAGTTTTATCACAACCTGTCATCTTAGTTAACACTAAACTATACCCAAACTCGCCAACATCCCAACCAGATTGTCTCAAGTGAGTGCATTCGTCCTCTCCCTTCATCTTATATTTATTTGCTAAAAATCTAGAACCCTCTTCTGTAAATCCTTCTAACGTAAAAGACACACCACTTATACTATTTGAAGAGCCACCCAACAATCCACTCACCACACTAGGAGCAGAAAAATATTGTTGTATAAATTCGAAATATAAAATATCACCTACTCTGCGTTTGCGGTAACAATAACCACCAACATAACCATAAAATCCAGCACTTTCATTAAGTTCCCGATATAAATGGTACAGCCAAGACGTTTAAGGTTATCAAACAGATAATCATCTGAGGAATCTAAACCCTTCAACACAATTCTCAAATAATCTACATTCCAATTGGCTGTTTCACAATAAGATTTTACTTTAATCACATCACCTATAGAATGAACAAAATTAAATTTCTTTCTCATATCTTAACCTACTCTCATATTATTTTGAAAATTCGTAACCCTAAACATATTTGGATCAAAAGACACAGGTTGAGAATTGGAACTCTTACTCTCTCTTACCATTGACGGCATATCTAATATCATTTGTTTTATGAAATTATATTCCTGTTGTTTTTGAGCCAACCTTTCCTTATGTTTATTTTCTACCGCTTGCTGCGCATTATACTCACCCTCTTTCTTCTTGTTTTCCTCAAGTTCAATCATTTTAGACAGCAAGAGTTGGTTTTGCGACATCAAAGCCTGCACGTCACTATCCCCACTCATACCCCCAACATAAGGAGCGAAACGCGACAAACCCTCACCCTCGTGGCTGTGGTTATGCTCACCCATTTGTAGAGGAGTGTAAGCAACATTTTGATACAAGCCCTCCGCGCCCGCAATACTCTTAGCACCCGTATCACCATTATAGTTCATACTTCCGTAACTTAAAGCCTTGTCTTTCAGAGACTTATACTTTTCGTTCTGTGTGTCTTTCAAATACTCTTGTGCTTCGGGAGAATACACATTCATAAAAACATCACTCAAATGCTCTCTTGCTCCATTTTTGACACCTTCCTCCCCAATGTGAGATATGTGTATGTGTTTCCCTGTTCCGTGATTAGGATTGTACAAGGAGATTTGATATTTTATTCTGTTAGGGTCATCTACCATATAATCGTACAACTTCTTACTAAATCGTAAATCCATTGCTCTATTCTGATAGTGCCAACTATTTTTAGAATGTGCGTCAGAGTCATTACCGCTTGTAACAAGAACCTCTTCCTGCAAATCTTCAGGTAAGGTGCTAATATAACCTACAAGGTTGGAGTGAATATCTTTTAAATTCACCGAATTATTTTTCGTTTTTATTTTAAAGACGGTGGTAGGTTCTGCATCCGTACCACCTGTCTTTATTTGTTTATTATCTGCCATTTTGTCTGCTGTTTTGTCTGCAATATGTCAATTTGTCAGTCTAATTGTAAAGTGTTTCCTGTACAGACAACCACTTAAATATCGTTTTGTAGCGGCTTTCTTTGTCTTGGGACAACCTCACAAAGAACCAATCACCCCTAAGTCTATCTTGCATACGTTGATTGTAAGATAAGGCTTTCATATTTAGTTTCTTCTCTATAGCATTGACGTCATAATTCCATATAGGTAGATTATTTCGGTCACTTTTTACTTGATTAAAGAAATAATTGAAAGTCCACTTCTTATCTTCGTTATTTACAAGAATATCCATTGAATCCGAATGGATTTTAGGGAATTGTAACTGCTGATAACGATTGTTCTTTTCAGCAAGAAACAAATTCAATTGTCCAGAGTTGTTAGTGTTGTTATACACCCACGCTTTACTGAAACCTACTTTAGAACCCTCTGCGTAATCGTAATTATTGTGATAACGCCTGCTTTCCAACCAATATTCTACGTTCTTGAGTATCCTATTGCTGTAAACCTCTTTTATTGGCAACTCTATTGTGAATGGATAGAATTTTCCATAGAATACCTGATAAGATTTATTGGTTAATAAGTGAGACCACAAACCAAACTCACTATCATCTTTCCCATAGTTTATACCTGTTTGAAAGTAGTTGTGGTGATTTACATAATATGCAGGTTTAAAATCATAATATGAAATCCAACTTTTTGTTAGAGGTGAGTAGGCAAGTGTAAAACTCGCATCTTCTTTCCTTTCATACTCCCAAATGGTTTTCCTCACTCTAAGGGTTTTCATTATCACATTCTCTGTGACCTCCTCATAAGTTATAGGCTCTTTAACCTTATACTTAGTTGTTACTACTTTTTTAGGATAAGTAGGAGGACAATCTTTACAATCTTCCCATTTTGTTTCTTTAGATAAAGGCTCTAACTCTCTATAAACTTCATAGTTAGTGTCCTTTTGAGGTCTGCTTTCTCCTGCAGAAAAATTGTTAAAGTAACCATTTCGACCCTCACGAACAGCTAATACATCCATTTGGTCAAGAGCATCGTTCAGCTTATTAAGGTAGCCCGCTGTCTTGTAGGAGTTGTTGGCGTCAAACTTCAGATTGTAATCAACTTTGTATGTACCTTTTGAAAAATCGTACATTTTCTCGTGATTAGTTACTTTTACCGTTGAATACTCATCTTTTTTGAAAGGAACATCTGTAAAATAATAAGGGTTCTTGTCTCCCTCTACTATCTTAAGAACTCCATCTTCAACACCCACATTGTTTTGATAATCAGCTAAAGTGGCTGCGTCAAAAGTTTCAACATTGGCATTCTCTAAGGCAAACAAACTATTCAACAATCTTGTACTACTATTCTTGTGTTTATCAGAACTTACAGGAATTAGTAGATGTTTGAACAAGTAACCAAGACCTCTGTCTCCGAAAACTTCTTTTAGACGCCTAAATGTGTAAATAAAACTTGAACTGTCAGCACCCTCTTTAAGAACACCACCTTCATACTTAACTTTCCATAAGAGTTCCTTAGTTTTCTTTTCACCACCTGCCTCTCGTATCTTATCTGTATCATTTTTGTTTTTATTCCAAATACTCAATGGGTCGTAATCTTTCAACTTAGAAACCTTAACGAAACGTTTTCCCTCCAATAGTGCTTTTTGAGCATTCACTAAATCGTCTATATCTGTTAAGCCCTCATTAGTCAATTCAACTTCCTGACCCAACAAGTCGTTTTCGTTGAAAATAGAAACAACAAGACTATTAACAAGATTGAACTTGTTAGGAACAGAAGTGGCAATGTACTTTTCAGCAAACGCCACTTGTTGAGGAGTAAGACTATTTTGCAACAACACATTACTTTTGAACATCTTATGAGAAGAACTACAAGAATCCTTTTTATTAGTTTTTCCGTCTTTCTCCTCGTAATCATATTCGAAAATGTTTTCTGGAATATCAGTAATCAAATTAATTGTGTCGGTGAAAAAGTTCTGTTTGTCAGAACACCTACCGAACAAATAAATTTTACCCTCGTATTTATAAGGTGCTTGAATAGCAGAATATTTAGAATAACACCACTTTATAATTTGAGTGAGTATCTCTCTAAACTTCTGACCCCCATCTCCTTGTGATAACAAAGGATTGGTATTTTCATCACCACTGACATCTACAAACACAAAAACTGAAGTTCTATCAGGAACATCTGGGTCCTTAATGTCAGAGTTCTTTTTACTATTTAAAACACTTAACAAATCGTCTTTAGACGAAATGAAAACTTTCTCATTATCGCCCTCAACCTTTTCTTTACCTGCTACAACATAGTCATCTACAGCCTTTTTGTTGTACATTTTAGATGGTGGGTTTGTGAGGTAAGACTTATCAATAGAAGAATCCCTCCACAAATCTTTCAGCAATTTTTCCCCATTGTAGAAGAAATAGAAAGGCTCTGACGGATAAACCTCTACAGATTTTTTCTCACTCACCATCGGCTTACTTCTGTCCTCCTCAAAAGTAACTCTCACCTTCTCTACCTCTTTGTAGGTCTTAGGATTAGTCTCATCAACTATTGTTTGTTTCGTTTTAACATTCAATATTTTTTCATACCTGCGAACTGTTTGCTCTACCTCTTTGGGTTTTTTCTCACCTGCAACATAATCCAATTTGGTCAAGAACAAACGTCTGTATCGGCTGTCCCAACCCATAGATATACCGTGATGCAAGAAAGGATTATCCAAATCAAGAACAGTTTCATCTCCTCTCTTGTTTAACATTTTGAAAGGTAATTGTTCTTTAAACCAATTACGCATTCCCTCACTTATGTCCTCAACACCTTTTCCATTGTAAGCGAAAACCTGACCTCTTTTAGCATCTGTCCAGAAATAACCTGCTTCAGAGCCAACCAAAGCCTTATGCTGTGTTCCCGCATAACCTAATTCGTTGGCTGATAACAATTGAGGTTTTTGAGCGAAAATACCCCCTGTACCTATCAAATAGTTATTAGGAGTAGCCGCTTTATTTTGTGTTGTATCTACAGCTGTAAAAATAGCTGAAGTATTCTCAAACCTTGCTAAAACAGTTGCTACATCTATTCCTCGCATATCTATCAATTTTCCGTAAGATGTAGGGAATTGATAGAAGTCAAGAGGTTTGTATATCAGGTATGGGTCACTAAGGTCTTGCTCACTTCCGTCTTGTTGTGATGCAATCACACCATTAGGGGCATCATTAAGGCAATCCCACTTTTTCTTCTCATAAATAGCAGGTAATTTCTTACCACCTACTTGAGTTGTATTTTTAGAATAAGCGAAATTATAATGGAACTCATTATCTTTCTTTATAGACACATTCTTTTCCTGTGTCCATTCAATGTAATCACCAACCTCTGGATAAAAGTTTTCGTGCCACTCTTTTTTAGCGTAACGGAAATTACAATTTATCTCGCTTTCCACCAAAAATTGAGGTATCCCATAATAGAATAGATAGAAACGAGCAGGAGCTTCCACATACATTCCCGCAGTACCTCTTCTATCTGTATCAAAGTTTATGTTAGAACGCAATGAAGGCATAAGTCCTGAACCCACATCTAACTCAGATGTTATAAGGTAATCAGCGTAGAACTTAGCTCTACCTATGTTCATCTGTTTTGTGTAAGAGAACGGAGTTAAAGGAGCAAGTCCTATAGCATTGGCAATAAACATAGGCTGTTTCCTCTTAAGAGAGAAACGAGATATAAATATGTCACCACCATATATAGTGGTACACATTTTACTATTTGTACCTGCTTGCAACTTCAATGAATTACAATAACCTGTAGGCAACCACTGTACAGAGTCAATATTTCCGTATTGACCAGGTACATAGTTTCTAAGCTGTACATACATAGAGGCAATCTGAGATGTTAGTTCTCTACTAATACCTCCTGTTCTTATCCCTCTACTTCCTGCTGTATCTCTACTACTTAAGAAATTTCCGTCTTTATCTAAATTGTCGTAAGTACTAAATACATTTGAATACTTTATGCAGTTTCTTTCGTCTTTTCCCATAGAGAGCATAACTGTACTTTCTCGTTGGAAATTATTAAAACGATAAGACGCATTAGCTCCGTTTTCAGTAATAGAGTAACGTCCAGGTTTCAAATACTTAACGGCTGCCAATCCGCGTAGTGAGTTACCTTGAAAGATTTTTGCTCCGTTAGGTATATCCATATTTGTATTACCCTCAAAGTCAGGATTTACAAAATTATACCAACCTGTCGAAGTGTAGTAAGACGCAAAATTTATAGGTTCTCCCTTATCTACAAAAATCTTCTCCCATTCATATTGCAACTTATTGCGTTTAAAGTTAGCCTGTTCTATCATCTGATGTACAGTCAAACCTAATGCTACGGCAGATATTACAGCACCAACCATACCACCACCATTACTGAAACCTCCAACAAACCAACCATTCTTAGAAGCCTCCACAGCCATTTCACCCGCCTTGATTATCTTCTCAAACAAAACTTCAGCGGACGCTAACTTGTACGCCTTATCAAAGGCTTTATCTCCTAAGATAACCCACTTAGAGTGGTCTTCAACAGGAGCAAAGACACCTTTAGACGAGCCGTACTGAATGGTCTCAACTTTCATCTCTCTCGGCAATATAGGCTTATTGAAATGTGTTTCAGGAGAGTGAAATGTAAATTTGTTATTCTTGTTACTCCTGAAAGGATGGTCAATTATGTTGGTCCTAGTTTCATCGTAGTGTAAGGTATCAACACCCAACGAGTTGTATGGATAGTTAGGGTAAAATACTTCCTTGTTATTCTCTGTATATTTGTATGTATCGTACAACAACCCTTTAGCAACAATACTCTTCTCAAGAGTTCTGTCACCTCTTAATATTTCATAGCCAACAATAGAGTTTCTTTCATCATTTGTAAGTAGACCATTTTTTTCAGCAACATTCAGGAATGCGTGAATAACATAAGGGTCTAACTCAACACCTAACGGATAAACAAGACTACGTTGGAATGGATTCATATCCTCTTCTGACATAAAAGGTGCTGTCACATTGTCAGGCATACGATAGTGACGTATAGGCTTACAATAGAACTTAGAGTTGTCGTTTAGTTTAAAATACGTATTTTCTCCCTCAGTAATATCTTGAGCATTAGGAAACCCATACCATTGTCTAAATTTAGCCTCATAAACATCAGGTACGTCTTTAGTACTTATTTTAAGATTCGATGAGTCATACAACTCCTTGTTATCAGGATATTTAAACGATGACTCCCAATAACCCATTTCTCCTTTCTTATAATCAACAGGTTTGCAGCCTTTATAAACAGGAACTTTATGAGTACAATCAAAATTGAAAGTTACAGTCTTATTCAACCACACCTTAGAGAAAGTGAGAACTGTTTCTTTCACTTCTTCTTTACGTAGGACAACAGAGAAACAACCTAAAGGTATTGTGGTTCTAAATACGGTCTTCTTATCTAATGTACTGACAGGTTTAACCCAATTACCAACATAATCTCTATAAACATTAAGTTGAGCTTTTCTCGCATTATCCAAAACACCATTCTCATAAGTCTGCTCAGAAGTCAATTTAGTAGGATAATTTATTTTAGCAATTTCGTAACTAGGTTCCACAACTACATAGAAATACTGATTTTTTCTAAAACCATCTTTAAGAGATAGTTCAATAAAAATTCCGTCAGTACTATCAGTACTCTTAGGTTTTATTTCCTCTATGGATTGTTTAAGTATTTTCTTTAAAGTGCTATCTTTAAAGATAGTAACACGTACAAATTTTCTCTTTTTCTCAAGAACTTCATTTATGTGTATACTATGATAATCATTATTTTTAACACCCTTCGACAAAGGTACAATTTCCAAAAACATTCTCTTGGTATTGTCCTCAAATTTTCCTTTAAACACCAAAGAACCTTTAGTAAACCCTTTGTCTGAAAAAACAGAATAAAGATTACGAATGAACGATTCACCAAATGTTGCATCTGCTACACCTTTAAAAACTTCCTTTATCGTAGCAATCCTTAGTTCTTCTTCAGACGTAATACCTGTTAATATATGAGAGTTTCCTGAAAAATTTCTACTATGGTCAAAGATGTTTTTAGATGTTTTTCCATTCTTAACATTGTATTTCAAGAAAAATTCATATTCTGTATCCCCACCAAAATTTCCAAAAAAGAAAGGTATAGTGTTCTCATAAGGTTGAGCTGATGGAGACAATTCCAACGCCCTACCTACAATTTGATTACAATTTTTAGTTATAACATTAGTAAATTGCTGCAAGTCACGTTTCAAGAAAATATATTTAGGTCTAACAATAAAATTATGCCATTTTTTCACATTCTCCTTACAATTGTTAGGACATCCGAAAAAAGCAGATTGACTACCTGTAGCCCATCTAATAAGACCCGTAAGCCCACCAGTTAACCCTTCATCTATTTTCTTAGCGTCCCTACACTCATTATCGCATTTTTCCTCCCACGTAAAATTACCATCAATATACCAATCAGCATATTTATACATAAAATCAACATCGTGAGCATTGTAATTGTCAAAATGTTTCACCACGTCATTGCCGTTCAAATCACCAGGATTGTCTCTACCTTTGATTATCTCCTCTGCTTCAGCGTCTGTTTCAAAAGGACGACAAGCGGTACATTCATAAGAACGTTCCATCTCATAGCCTTCTTTGTATATAAATTCTTCATCAAATGTTGTAGAATCTATACTCATCTCATCTATAGACAAAGACAAATCACGAGCCTCTTTCTTAACCTCCTCCTGCTCAACATCTACCCACTCAGGAGTATTACAACCTGTCTCTGTATCTATATCAATACCTATGTCGTATTGGTTTTTAGCTTCAGTCTCGTTAATACCCATCAATTCGTTGAACACCTTACTCTTGAAGGTGGTTTGGTGAATAGTACGACCCGCAATCTCTGCACCCCTTAGTACGAAATCACAGAAGTTGTCCCACAATTTTTTACGCTGAGAGTCTTCACCCTCCTCGTTGTATAAGTCATACAATTCCTGAACATCGGATTTTTCATAAACCGCGTTCATTAGTATCTTAAAGTACTCAAAGAAGTTATTGTAAGCTGTCTTTTCAACACCTAACTCTTTAGCTTTTCTTGCAGATAAACCAGAAACATCTAATTTAAAAGATATTATATTCTGTTGCCTATCTTTTTTCCATCTATCAAAAGTAGCCTGTTCGTTTAGCTCAAAAGACGCAACCATTTTTATTGAAAACTTTCTATCCTCATTAACGTTCAGAAATTCAAACTCAACATTAGGTTCAGCCTCACAATATGTACCCACACCCGCAGTGTTGTAGTACTGCCAATACTCCAAGCGTTCCGTGTCAGAACAATCAGGATTGTATTCATTCACAGAGCGTATGTCCGCATTGTTGTGATTTTTTAGAGCCTCTCTAACTTTAGCAGGGGTGTTAGCAGAAGCAGGAACAACCCTACGTCTCTCTTCACGATACGCAGGGCGAGGTATTAGCGGATATATAGGAGTTTTATACCCCGTGTTGGTAATAAAACGTATAGCGAAAGGATACACTTCATCTCGCATATATCCTCTATACATAGAGCAATTCACTCCATCTTCATACAGACTCTCGTCCGCTTTCATTGTACCCCACTTCATAAATGCGCCCATAAAATTCACAACAGGCTGCAGATTCCACTCTCTATGTAAGGTAAGACCATATTGAAATAAAGTGTTGTTGCTCTCGGTGAGACCTTCAGAACGTTCATAAAAGGTCTTCTCCTGCAACAATTGTTCAAGGGTTATTCTCTTTTCCCCTTCTCTTGTGTAATAAACTTTATCTTCTGTTGTAGGATGTATTCCCTCAACAAAATAAGAAGTGTTGTTATTTACATCGGCTCTGTGTATTACAGCAACTTTATAGTATTGATATTTTTTATCTAAATTTCGTACCGATAGTCTTATACCTAAATTAGTAATATCAGCAATCTGTGTTTGATTTTGCACTACTGATTGTTTATCAAAAATAGATATAGGATTGGTTATTGACATATAAGGAGTTATTTCCTCTCCTGATTTTGTACAATAAGCAATAATAAATTCGTACGTACCTTTTCTTAAATTCCCGCCCACCATTATAATGTCAGGTTCTAAGCAGGGGTGTGAATAAATAGGGAAAATACGCATTTTATCTACATTTGGACACTTCACATAATCGTTCTGATTACAATCCTCACATTTAAGTTTTGCAGGTATATCACAAACTGCGTCCTCTGCATATTTATATTGCTCCAAGTTATCAAGGTCAATATAGCGAGGCGGATTGTAATTGTCAGTCCAATACATTCTCTTACCACACTTCTCGTCCTTGATAACAATGTTGCCGTCTTTTATAGGGTGGTAAATGTCAAAGTTGAAACTGCGTGTTTGGTCACACTCGTCAGAAATCAATGTCTTATAGGTACAACCCTCCACTTGCTCTTGTTGCTCAAGCGGCACAGCAAGTTCTCCATAAGAATTGCATTCATCGCAATCTTTTATTTCGTCTCCTAATTCTTGGTAGTTACATTTACCACTAACAACACCTATTTCAGAATACCCTGTGTCAGGGTTGGTTAAAAAGAAATAAGTGTTATCTGACATTTTGTCAGCTTTCACACCTACAACTTTATAACCTTGTTTAAAACGTGTAGCAAGTAATGTAGAGGGTTCATTCTGTAACATCGCTAAGTTACCTGAACTCTCCTCTATATTACCATTACGCATATAGCTGTATTCCGAATCTTGCAAAGCAGAAGGGTGAGCCTCTCGGTTCATACCTTTTCTTCCGCTTGACATTGTAACATTATCTTTAACCATAGTGATATACACTTACACTTTTCAAAGTGCAAATATAATAAAAAAATATAATTTTTCCAAGAGAGTACTTATAAAAATAATCCCCTCGCGATTAGCGAAGGGATTATCCAAAATAAAAAGTTATGTATCAATCAAAAAAAATCAATTTTGTATTGAGTATGATGTTTTTGCATAAATTATGTGATTTTTTAATTTAATAAAAAACCCAAAGAAAACTTCGGACTATATGAATTTGTAATATTTTCGTTTGTTTTTATTACACTTGGTTGATATTCTTTAATAATGTTTAAAAAATCTTCCATAAGAATCCCAACTTGGTCAAATTCTTCGGTTTTTGCCCAATCTTCCAAAATCCTTTCTTGAGAACTATCCTTAAAATAACATCTCAAATTTTCTAAAAAATTGTTCATAAATATCTATTTAATTAGCTTATTTGGGTGCAAAGGTGCAACAAGTTTTTAAAATAACAAACTTTTCAGACAAAAATTTATAAATTCAGAATTGTTCTAAATAATCACCATTCTATGAAGAGCGAAATTTTCTACAAATTTCATTCGCAAGTTGCTCACAAGTTTCATCAATCCACTCTTGTATAACTTTCTGACATTCAGGGCAACCCTTTGCCCTAAGCAAAGCCTCCTTGTGTGCATACATTGTTAGAAATAGTTTATTAATTTTTTCCATTATTAAAATTAATAAACTCCTTACGTAGGAGGGGCTGTTAAACCCCTCACTACTTCTGGAGAATTTTGGTATACAATTATCAATGGTGCAAAGGTACGATAAGTTTTTGAGATAGCAAATTTATTACGAACTTTAACAAAACTTTAACATTGTTTAAAATCGCAACTGTTTGATTTCGAATAAATTAGCAAGAACGGTTTCTTCTATTAAACAAGTTTCGGATGAAAGAAGTTACCCTATCTACAAAACTTTCAGAATTATCTGTACCAACTCGCTCTTCTTCCACAGAGTCTTGAACATTTTCGTTCTCTATTTCACTTAAAACATTCTCTACAACCTGTGAGGCTTGCTGCCCCTCCTCTACACTTTGAGAAGTTACAGGTGGTAAAGGTGGCGCAATAGGAGCTTCTTCGGGTTTTGATTGTTGTTGCTCCCACGAACTAACCTCTTCAGGTGTAACAAGATATAACGGCACTCCTTGATTATGTATCTCAGACCACTTGTTAGCTGCAATCTGAAAACCTAAATCACGATAGAAAGAATCATATTTCAACACAACATCTGAACCCTCTTCAACAAAACCAACATCGCGATTTTCACCATAAGTTACAACTTTGTACTTCTTACCTTTATATTCAAAAGAAGGTGCTCCTTCCACATACTCTTTATAAGAATTATTCTCATTGTTCTTATTTTCAGCACTTTTACCCTTCTTTTTCTTTCCTTTGTTAGGAGAAGTTGCAGGTGTTGTACTGTTTGGAGCAGCGGGAGAAGATGGTGCAGCAGGCGGTGCAGGCGGCACAACATTCGTCACAGAACTTGTAGTACTCGGAGTTGTAGGGGTAGTTTGAGCGGGTTTCACACTCTTGTCAAACCTAAACCCTATCTTAGGTGCAGCAAACGCATCACCTTGCATATCCAAATTCACTTGTATATCTCTATCCAATATCTCCTCTGTTGTAAAGGTATCACTAACCCACTCTTCAGGGTCATTAAATTTTTGAGCCTTTTCAGCCTGTTCTCGCGCCATTTGCAGCTCTTCTGAGTTGTTCTTAACCATATCAGGAGTTATACCAAATAATTGTGTAGAAATGCCGTTTTGGTGCATAAGCTCGTTCAACTTTATAGCTGCTTGTACAGGGTCGTTGTTATTTATTATCTCATCGAATTGTACCAACAAGTTACCTTGAGATTTCAGGTGAGCAGGATATGCAACAATCTTTCCATTTTCCTCAATAAAAATTAAAGGAATTTTTCGTCCAAGATAAACACCCTCTTTGTACTGATGTAATAAGTTGTGACCCGCAGTTATTTTGGTGTGATTTTTAGAGTGAATTTTTCCATCTAACATATATCCCACATCAACAACTTTTTTCTTAGCTTGTTCAGTCAAGGAGTTCAGTGTAACGGCAGCATTCCCTTCAGAGTCCCTCGCGATAGTAATATTAGGGACGCCCAACATAACAGCATTCACCGTCACAGACATCTTGTTGTTCAACTTAATAACCCCATTAACATTGCCATTTTTAGCTACACCAAGTAACACTTGAGCCACCGCCTTGTTTCGGTAGTCTATCATCTGTGGTGCTGTTGCAGACTCTTTTAAGTCCTGTACTGTAGCATTAGACTTCATAACCGAAACAACTCTACCTTTACTATCTACAAGATTTACAACCATCTTGTCTTTTAGTGCAGTACGTGCCTCCACAACTTCTTTAGCCTTTGTATCTCCTTTGTTATCTGCTAAGGCTTTATGATAGTTTCGTATAAGTCTTTGATTGTAAGGATTATCCAAATCAACTTCAGCAGTCAAGGTATCACCCACTTTCACCTCTCTTGTCGCGTTGGTGTCTATACCTCCGTCAAATGTAGATTTAACCTGCTCGAAAGACCCATCAGGATTTTCACGATACAGAGGTTGATAGTTCCTTTTAATACTCGGTATTTGCATAAGGCGTAAAGCACCAAGATAAGGTACAACCCTTTCAGGGAACACTAAATTGTTCTGATTGTCAAATCTTATCTGAAAAGTTTCAAAAGAGCCATCAGGTCTTGTAATAGTAACCTCCACCGCGTCATACTTGTCTTTATCGTTAGGGTTATACAAAGGACGAGTACCACCTATGTCCCTAACACCGAAAACTTTAACATCGTCTCTAGGGTGACCATTCACTATTTCTTGTAAAAGATTATCTATTCCAAAATGATGCAATACAAAGTTTCCGTCTTTATTTACAGATACCATTGCTAAATCATAAACTTGAGCAACATCAAACTTACGACCTTTGTTAGTTGATTGCCAATTAGCAGACGATTCCTCTTCGTCCAACAACTCGTCTATATCGACATCTGTCTGTTTGACCGCATTCGCATTACTCGGAGAGCCTGTATCATCTTCTAAACTATCATAAAATTCCAAAAGGTCAGACAATCGCACCCCATTGGCAATAGTACCCATCATCACCCCCCAAGTGTTGATTTTATCTCTCAAACGCTCATACTCCTCAATATTGTCCTCAAACTCTTTCTTGTACTTCTCGCGAGTTGCTTTGTCAGTCATTTTACCTTTAGAATCACGACCTGTTTTCTTTCTTTGCAACTCACGAAAACGTTCGTATTCTTGCTCAGTAGGCTTATTATTCTTAGCCTTTTCTACAAGCTCTTTCGATAAACGGCTATTTGTAGCAATAAAGCTGTCTATTATTTTCTTAACCGCTTCTTTAAAAGTTAAAGACCTATCTATAACAGTATCTGTCTCTTCGTTGTTATTAAAACCAAATGACATAGGGTCTCCCTTCTCCAATTGAAGTTTTTCTACTATCTCCTGCACTTTGGCTGAGTTTTCAGAATAGATAGCTATCTCACGAGGAGATAATTTAACACCTTCATTTATCTTAACAGCGATATTTTCCAACAATCCGCTATCAACCTTACCCTCTTTGTAACGTTCCCACACCGCATCAGTAACAACCTCTCCGCTCTCAACCAACGCTTTCTTGTTAATGTCGGTATGAGACCAAGTAGTACCTCGTCTTTGATTTAACAGCAACTTAAAATTAGCACGGAGTTGATAAGCCTGATAAGATGATAGTTCAGAGTTCTCAATAAGGTCATTCAGCTTTTCAAATTCTTCTTTTTCTTGTTCAGTGAAAGTGTCATCTAACTTGTCGTTTTCTATGTTTCTGTTTTTTGAAAACTTAAATTCTTTACTAAACTTAGAAAAAGCATAACGAGGGTTTGTTCGCTCTACAAAATTTCTATGTAAAGTTCTGTAAGCCTCCACATTTTGAACAAGACGAGCATTTAACGATGCGTAGTTATTTAACCATCTCTCTAGTTCGCTCTTTCTATCTTCACTTGTCTCTGGGTCATTAAGTTCCTCTTTTACAGATTTTACCACCTCCTCAAGTTGTTTTAGCTTCTTAACAGCTCCGTCTATATCCGCAGTAGTATATCTATTCCAGAACCCCTCTAAATCTTTTGTTATACCACCCAACAAGTTTTCAGCGTCTATCTCCTCCAATTTAGTTTGTCTGTGAGCGTTAGCCTCTAACTTAGCGTCTATTTCACGTATTGATTTTTCAACCTCCAATAAGTTGGCAAGAGCTTCATTCAACTTAGTGTTCTTAGCTTCAGCATTACCTTGAATATCTTTCTCCTTAGTGAGGGTTCTACTCTTATCGCGTTCTCTAACTAACACATCTTCAAGTTCTTTTTGCTTAGCCAATAACTCCTCTTTTTGAGTTGTGAGATTGTCTCGCTCTAAAATCTGTTTTCTCTTAGCATTAGACAAGTGTTGTGACAACACTATAGCAGCACCCGCTTCAGGGTCGTTAAACAGAGTCTGCAATTGTTGTGACAAATTCACAACATTCTTGGCAGAGTTGTACCCCAACACCAACTCCATAGCGGTCGTATGTAATAACTCGGTAGAGGAAACATTCATTTTAGCGAATTGCTCCAAGTTGTCAATTGTAAATAGCCCCTCTTGTAGTTCCTCCGCTATGTCAAACGCTTTTTTGTTAATGTTGTGCTGTCTTTCAGACTCCTCTTTCAAGAACTTTTTGTACTCTTCGTGGTTGGCTTCTTCAACTCCTGCTTCCAACAATTGGTCTTTGGTAAGATTGTCTATTTGAGCGTTAAGTTGTTCTTGTACAAAATCCCCCATTCCGTATTGGCGAGCAATAGCATATTGTGAGAATTGATTGGCAATACGAACCATTTCAGCCTCTCTCTCGTCTTTACTAGCTTCAGCTCTCTCCTCAGCGGCAACTTGTCTGTTCATATTCTCAAGACGATTAAACACGTCCAATTGCTCCTCAGAAATCCAATCGGTTTTTCCTTGTTCTACAGCCTTGTTATAAACATCTACAAACTCCTTACCCTTACGTACTTGGTCTGCATAATCGTTGCCAAAAAAATCTGAAAGACGACCTAATCTTGTCTGTTTTTCTGATTGAGCAACACGTCCTGACTGCTCTCCCAAGAAACCGATAAGCATACCCATTCCTATCTCGTCCCAACCCTCTTTACTTCCGTAAGCGTGTTTGAAAGCTCCAAACATTTCGTCCATAAAAGATAAGTTCTGATTGGCGGCTTTTGGGTCATATTTGGCTGCCATATAATTCTGTGCAAAGGTAGATACAAAGTTCTGACCACCCTCCTCAACCAAACCTTCTTTTATAGGGGCTTGTAAATAGCTATAAGTATGTTTTAAATACTTAGTCAGTCCCTTAGATAGATTTGTTTGTGCAAACTTACCACCCTCAGTAGCCACAACACCCGCCAATGCTGTTTTCTCCCCCCACTGTAGAGGGTTTGTGACTTTACCTAATCTCTCTAAGAACTTAGGAGTTTGCCACTTCATTATCTTACCAATGGTAGCGTAGTTACCTATAGCAACAAGAGGAATGTTAGCCATAAACACATAGTTCGACTTCTTCATAGCATCATCCATAAAAGCCGCAAATTCTTCTCCCGAAGGCTCTTTCCCATAGAACTCTCTATACTCCCTCAGATAGTTATCCTTCATTGATTCGAGAGCTTGACGAGCCTCAACACCTGCCTCATAAGTGGCACTCATTGTTACCTGTAGTGCAGTCTCACCCGCCTTAGCAAACCTTGACGCTCTTGCGCCCGCCTCATACGCGTTGATAATAGCCTCACCACTATTCTTTCCTGAAAAAACAGAACGCATTAAAGCTCGGATAGGGTCTTTAATACGAGACATCATTGTGGCACGTTGAGCTGTTTGAGCAGCTGTAGAAGCAACTCTAACAGAAGCCTGACCACCTCTTACAGCCGCACCCAACGCAGCTTTGGGTAACGCTCTTGTTACCAAACCCATACCCTTACCTACAACAATAGCACCTAACACAAAAGCACCTGCGTCAGTCACATCTTTAGCCCAGAAAGAGGCAGTTCCCATCTTCTGCCAAAAGTTCATATTCTTTTCTTCCTGTGTCTTGTATATGGCAAGATTGTCATCTATAGATTTATTTAGGTCATCAAGATATTTAGCAAAGTCATTGTCGTAGAACGCACTAAGGTTACCTTTCACAATCATATTTGTCAAGCCATAAGCAACACCCGCAGTACCACCAACCGCGTGGCTCAGGGTTTTCATTGCCATACCTGTTATACCTTTTGCAAACTTCTCAACTCTTGATTGTTTTAGTGCTTCAACAGTCTCGTTGTCTCTACCTATCTCGTAAGTGTCGTACTTTAAAGCCTTATCACCAAACCAATCTATGTAGGTCATATCTTTAATAGTACTTTCAGTGAAAGGCGTCCTCGAATCGTTAAATAACTTACCGCTGTTATCTATTTGTTGTTTTGTGGGTACAATATAATCTCTACCATTAACATCTCCTGTTTTACCAAAAGTGTCGTTCCAACCTGTCTGCGCAGTAGGTAAGGCTTGCGAACGTAAAGATGAAACAATACCTTTAACTGAAGGAGAAACTTCAGGCATTGAAAATTTATCTTGTACGTCCTTAGCTATCTTGTTATAATCAATAGGTGCAACTTGTTGAATAGGCTGATAATTCAGCTCCTGAACATTACCAAGAGCTGAATCCCAAACGCCTTTATCTGTTGGTGTCACATTCATCTGCGACAAAACTGAGTGTATATCCATTATTCTATTTTTTAACCTTTATCCCTACAGATTCCATATAATTTACTAAATCTGTGAAAGAACTTTTACTATCAGCAGAGTGATACAATATGTTATAAACTACTTGTTCTGGGACCAAAGCTATAGCCCTATTCAGTTCATCATACTCGTCCTCGCCCATTTGGTTCAGGTCTTGTTTATAGTAAATCGCTTTACCCGAATCGGCATTCCTGAAACCTATTGTCATCAAACGTTCTCCTTCTTTATTGGTAGGTGCTGTTTGAGTATAAACCTCACCATTGAAACCTTCGGTAGCCAATCTTTTTAATCCTTCTCCAAACACTTTAGCGTCTACGTCTCCGTCAGCCAAATACGGAGCATAAGCACCTTTACTTTGTTGTAATACCGCACTAATTCCGTCAGCACCTTGTAAGGCAGCCTTATTAAAATTAGAGTCCATTATTACCTTACCTGCGTCAGTGTTTATCCAACTTTCCTGACTTAGGTTTCTAAGTGAAGTAACTCTTTTTGTCTTATTATTGTCAGGAGCATTAAACACCTCACCTGTTTGAGCTTTCATCAATTCCAATATAAGCATCAATTGTTCATTATTATCACGTGTAACATAAGAAAGAAAGACTGTTCTATCAACTGCGAAATCTCTACCATTCAATCTTAAAGTTACAGCATTAGGATTACTTTCGTCAAATATAAATGTACCACCAGTATTTTTAGAAGCCTCGTTCCAATACTTAATGTCTTCCTGACTCATACCACTATCAGGACTATTTGTTACTTTATTTACTATTGCTGTTTGTAGAGAATATAGAGAACTTGCTGATTTCTGTTTACTTTCTAAGTCAGGAAGGGTCAAGGTTCGTGTTCCTGCAAGATATTTTACACCTGCCAACCTATCATTAGCGTAATTTTTCATTCCCATACCTGTGAATACGTCATCTCCTTTAGCATTTGTTCTTTGAGAGGAATACAAATTAATTCTAACACCATTTGTTAAACCATTAGTTTCGTATTCATAACCAGCACCAGTTGAATTATTAGAACTCTTCATCCCACCAGGTAATGTCACAAGACTATCTTTTGAAAACAAAACATTTAAAAAAGGTGCTTGCTTAGCGTCATTACTCAATTCTGTATAATTTATAAAACGACCCTGAGTGGTATATTTATTCAAAATACTCTTATCCACCTGCCTTGTTCCTCCCTCTGTTAGCAAATACTTCATCAAAGCTCTTCTATTAACGGAGTTTAACTTACTATCTCTAAGATTGTAAGCCTCGTACAATTTTCGTTGTAACTTCTCATTAGGAGAAAGTGAACCATAGTTAGTAACTAACTTAGCCAAATAAGTGTCAATATCCCCATAAGCCTTATCCACAGCCTCCTCGTCTTTTTTCCAAATCTGCTCCTGTTTTTGTTTAGCTTTATCATACGCCTCAAATTGTGTTCTGTAAGCAGCCTGTTGTTCAGCTGTCATTTTGCTATCGTAAATAGCTCTCACAGCCATAGCTCTGGCAGCAGCATCATTTCCTCCATTGGTCTTTTTTGCAGCAGCAACATAGGCATCAAATTCATTTTTTAAAGCAGGGTCAGCAGCAATAGCATTCGCAAAATCATCAACAGCTTTCTTGCTATTGTTATCAGCCTCTGCGCGATAGTTTTGGAAGAAACCTAAAACATTCTCTTGTTGTTCCTTAGACAATGCGTCAGTACCCTCCAATCCGTTTTGGAGACCTATATCAGGGAGAATATTTCCATCTTTGTCTATCTTAAGACCATTGGCTTTAGCGTTGATTTTATTAGCTTGTGATTTTAAAGCCAACTCCTCTTGTTTTAACAGATAATTCTGTTGGAAGTGACGCTCGTCTTGTTCCATTTTGAACTTCTCCCAATAAACCTCGTCTTTCTCGTACAATTCTTTAACTGTTCGTTCTCGATAGACTTGTTGTTGAGCGTTCAAATCCGAATTGTGTTGGATATAAACAGACTGATTTAATAGCTTTTGGTTTCTTGTCTCGTCATCGTCCTTATCACTAAACATAAGACTTGTTTTTAAACCCTCAAGTTTATCCATATTCCCCTTTAAGCTCACAGCAAGGGCGGAGTTCTTGTCTTTCTCCTTATCATACTGCGCTTTCAGTTGTTTTATAGAACCATCAATAGAGCCTGTAAATGCGTTATTCACATCTTCAGGTCTTGATGTTTTAGCAATAAACCATTTAGCATCAATCTGTTGTTGCCTCTTAGCCGCACCGCTCATATTCGCCTCCACAAGCATAGCAACCTCGCTCGCCTCCATTCCTTTCACAGTTCTACGTATCTTCCGCCCATCAGGAGTTATTGTGTCTATAGTTGTCTCGGAGTCCTTATACCATTCTGTTAGCATTTTGTTTTGTTCAGCCTTGTAATCAACATAAGGAGTATATCCTTTACTAACAAATGTAGAACCCACTTTCCCATCATTAGCCCACGCATTCGCTGGTTCCATTGCCTCCATTGCGTTTTGGTCAGCATAACCACCCTTAGCACCCAACTTTCTGTAGCCGTCAATGGTACTTACCAAATTTCTATACTGTTGTGACATCTGATATGCTGTCATTATATTGTCATCTACAGCCTGAGAAACAGTATCTTGTAAATCTTGTGTGACAGCGTTGGAAGCCAAATTAACAGTTCCCATCTTTTTGGCTTTATCTGTTAAGGTTTTGAGACGTGAATAAAGATAAGCCTTATCCACGTCTTTAACTAGGTCCATAGATTGATACCTGTCAATTAAACCTTGTATTTCCTTAAAATTCTTAATGTGGTCTTGTTCCTTACTCACTGAAACCTGAGCCATCATCTGAACATCATAAGGATTTACCCAATCTCTATATTCCCTTCTATGTCCGTAAGCACTAGCCATTTATCTCTTTACGTTAAATTTTTTTGTTAGATAGTTAATATTTTTAGCTTGTTCCGCCACTGCCTTAGCCTCCGCCAACTCTTTTTCGCTCATTTTTTTCTCAATCTCCGCTTCCGTCTTAGTCGTTGTGGGAATGTTTGTTTTACTAAGTGAAAACCTTTCCCCATTATCAACAGCAACTAATCTACCATTAATATCGTATTTATAATGTTCGTTAAGCTGATTAAGTAGAGCTACTTGATTTTCAGTTTGACGTTCCAACATTCTATTCTGTTGCACTTTTTCAAACCAATCGTTGTAATCTCGCAATGTGTTCTCCCAAGCCATCAACTGACGTTGTTCAAAACTCAACAAGTCTTCAGCACGTGCATTCTCTTCATTGTTTGACTGCTGTATATTGAATTGTTCTGTCTGCATTTCGTTCTGCTGATTAGCAAGAGCAGTTTGACCTATTACATTATTCAAACCTTGTTGTGTAGAAGCCATCATATTAGCAAGAACAGCGGCACGTTGTGTTTCAGGTAGGCTCGCAATGTTGTCAGCAGCAGAATTATACACCCTCTGACTCTCCACCATTTGTGGTTCATAACTCACCTTTATAGGGTCTAATCTTTCGTAGTTTCTATCTACCATCAAATGAGCAGTTACCCCATCAGGAGTTAAAGGTGTTTGGTCAGGGAACAACAAACCGCTCAAACTTCCTATAGCACGCCTACGATTTATAGGGTCGTCATCAAATGTGACAGGCTTACCTTTTTCTTTCTCTTTCGCAGGAGATTCAGGTTCAGCAGGAGGAGCAGGTTTTTCTGTAACAGGATCAAGATAAGTAAGACCTAAATCCAAATCACCATTTTCTTTCAATTCTTTCTTAACTCGTTCTAAAGTATCCTTCGAGATACCTAATTTCTCTAACTCAGGCTCTCTTTCAACAAGCTGTTTCAACGAGTAAATATTGTTTTTCCTAACAATGTCATATTCATTCTCGTCTTTAAGTATAGGAATAGCCAAGAACGAACGAGAAGATGTAAAATCACCCATCTTGTTATCAAACCCACGAGCTGTATCCTGACCTTCTATAAATGCTATGTAGTCCATAGCATCTTGATATTCCTTATCTCCATAATAACCAAGAGCTTTTAAACGATTAGCTTGTCTAACAAAATCCGACTGAAACCCTTCCTGCAAATCAAGATTTCGAAACTCTTTCTTTAGTTCTATAGTACCATCATCTTTCTTATTTAAGAATCTACGAATATCGTTGTTGTGTTCATAATAGAACCTCAAACGCTCTTGCATAGTTTCATCTATACCCCCATAAAGACCTGTTTTGTTGTTTAAATGCTGTCTATCTCGTTCAATTAACGCATAAGGGTTTATATCCACAGTCTTTAAAAACTTAGCGTAATAAGCAGCAAGCTCTGGGTCTTTCTTGGCGGCTTCTATTATCTCTTCAGGTTTAAAGTACTTAGTCTCTCTTTTAGGTTTCCCACCTCCGTCAGCAAATATAGGTAATCCTGCATATCCTCCATTTTGGTATGTTTCGTAAAGCTGTCTTGCGCGCTCTTCGTCTAAATCTGTGTTTCTCAACAACTCTTTAAAACGCTCGTCTTCAAATATACCTCCGTCTCGCATAACACCTTCTTGTTGTGCAACACTATCAGCACCTTGTTGCACAGCAGCCTGTTGTTGTAACATTTCTATCTCTTCGGGAGAAGGTTGCGTTTGTTCAGGTGGAACTTGAGATTCAACAGGTTCACCTTTAGCCTCTTGTTGAGCCTTGAAAACAAAATCAGTGAATTGAGATAGTTTCTCTTGCAACCCTAACTTCTCATCTTGGATTTGGTGGAGTTGTTCATTCAAATACTCACTATTCAAGGTCTTAGCTGTTGCGTTTTTAACATTCTCGTTCTTTTCAACTTTTTTCAAGACTTCTTGTTCTCGTTTCTCAACATCGTCTATATCGTTTTTCTTTTTGTATCTATCTATAATGGCAGCGTATGTATCTGTTGGTTTGCTCTTCAACCCAAAAAACTCATTGACTTCTTTAGACAACTCTTTACCTATCTTAAGGTTATCAGAAACAACTCTTGTGCCTGCATCTAACATCATAGGCTCTCCTCCCTCTTCGTGAGTCTTACCAAGAACTTTTTGAACAGAGCCGTCATTGTGTTGTAAGTACTCCCCGTGTTCTACTTCAGCATTAGCAGGCATTCTAGGACCAACCCCTGTTGTATAATCTCCTGACATAAGTTTCTCTTTAGGTACTTCTCCACCTTTACTAAGATAAATTAAACCTCCATCTTCAGCTGCTTGATAATGACCTTTTGCTCGTTCTGATTCTTTTTTATCGTACCACTCTTTAAAGTTTTGCAATCTGTTTTGATAACCCATACCCGCATTTACATTACGAACACTTCCTAAGATTACTTTCCCCAAAGCACCTAATCCTGCAGTTATATTACCAGCTTTTGCTAATCCTTGATATTCAGGAGCAAATTTCTCTGAATTAAAGTTCAGACTACGACCTAATTGAAACATAGCCCCCTCAAGGTTTGTGTCAGCACCTGCGATATTTAGTAGCGTCCCAAATTGGTCATACCTGTCGGGGCGGTCAGAGTTCTGACGTTCATTCCGTTTCATTGCGTTGTAAGCCTCCTCATCAGTACCTTTCCACACAGTCTCAGCATTTCCCTCGTCATTGTATTGAGAATAACTACCACCTGTGTTTATTCTCTTATTTTCCTCATCGTCAAAGAAGTTATATTGTGTAGGGGTGGCATCTAAATTAGGAGAAAGCCCGTTATCCACACCATAAGAACCCAACACAAGATTATTGTTCGATATAGGCTCTACTCGCTTGGTACTATTATCCTGATAAGCGGGAATATTATTCAAATAATTGTAATTGGCGTCACCATATCCACTATTTTCAGGAGTTCTCAAATAAGTATTCATCTGTAAAGGAACTCCACCCATATTGTTTTCCTCTACCATATTATTTTGAGTAACTCCTAAATACTTTCCCATATCAGTCCTTCTTGGTAGGAAAGTGTTAGGCGATATACCACCTGTAGCCATTTTAGGCTTATATCCGTAAGAATCCAAGAACACCTTACCTTTATTCGAAGGCAAAGAGGTTATATACTCCATTGCCGTGCGGTATGGGTCTTTACCATACATAAACTTATCTGTGTTGTATATTCTATAACCACCTCTCGCAGCGTCATATTCTTGTTTAAAATAACCCAATTTTTCATATTTACCTAAGTCAAAGGCAGGAGGTAGTTTGTCATTCTTTTCAACAACCTCTTTGTACAAGTCAAAGACATTGCCGTTAGTTGTAAGTTCGTCATCAATACCCGATACACCAAGAACTTTCGCGCCATAATCCCTCTTTTCTTGAGTTGAAAGAGGAACAAGGGTACGTCTCACCTGACCAAACTTTAATGGTTTGGGCTGTGGTTGAGCAGTTCCTCCGTCAGGGAAGTAATTACCTCTAAATTTTATGCTGTTGTTAGACATTTTATGTTCAAATAAAATTATATGCAAAGATACAAAATTATTTTAAATAAACAAAATCAATAAGTTATAAAAAGTAAAAGGTGACAATAAGTCACCTCTTAACAACATCATATCATTTTTATTTTCCTGAAAACTTAGTTTTCAGCCTCACAACATCACTCTTGTATTTCTCAGGCGCATACTGAGAACAAGAGTCGTACAAACCTAAAAACTTAACTTTCAAACTATCTGTTATAGGAGTGTTGAAGTTCTCCATATATAAGATTTGTTCCAACACTTTAATAAATTCTTCTATCATTTCTCTACCTCCTTTTTCTCGTTTTCTTCAAAGACGTCTATATCTAATTCTGTCGGTACACCAACGCCTTTGAAATCTTTGCCTCCCATTACTTTAGCGTGAGCCTCTTTAACCTTTTTAGATATTTCTTCTGTTAATTCAGGATTGTCCTCAAGTAGGGATAGTGTCTTTTCACGTCCTTGTGCGAGTTGGGTGTCTCCATACCTAAACCAGGAACCAGATTTCTCAATTATTCCATACTTCATACCCATATCCAACACCTCATCTTCCATACTAAATCCTCTTTCAAAATAGTAATTTATCTCCCCAACAAGTAAAGGTATTCCAACTTTATTTTTCTTAACATTGACTTTCATTAAATAACCAATAGGTTTGTTGTCTGAGTCCTTCAGAGTTGTGCTCTTTTTAACCTCCAAACGTTGAGAAGAATAGAATACAAGAGCCTTACCTCCTGTAGTAAGAGTTGTATCACCACCCCACTGAGCAACTTGTATAGAAGACCTTAACTGATTAATGAAAATAACAAGGGTTTCAGAATCCATTAACAAGGTATTTAATTTTATCACACCTTGCTGTACAAGTCGCGCGTGTAGTCCAACCATATTATCGCCCATTTCACTATCGAGTAGCTTAGTAGGAGTTATCGCGGAAACAGAGTCCACAACAACAACTGAAAACATATTACTTTGAACAAATTCGTGCAAAACATCAAATGTCATCTCACCAGACCTAGGTCTCACAATCAACAAGCTATCCAAATCTACACCCAACCTTTTAGCCTGCACTGGGTCAAAAGAGTTCTCAGCATCTATAAAAGCACAACGTCCACCTTCCCTTTGCGATTGAGCGATAGCGTGCAAAGAAAGAGATGTCTTACCCGCAGAAGACTCACCATACATCTCCACAATTCGACCTTTAGGAAAGCCGCCACCTAAAGCGTAATCTAAAGACATTATGTTAGAAGATATTTTAGGTATCTCCAAATTGATAGTGTGAATTGTACCTATCTTACCTTTTCCATACTTCTTCTCCACATTAGCTATCAACTTAGATAACGACTCTAAACCTTTAATTTCCTTAGTTTCTTTTACTTCTTTTGTTTCTTTTTTTGCCATATTTATTTTTCAATATTGTTTTTCTCAAAACCCAATCGTTCTTTTAACAAATCCTTAATTGCAACACAAGAACCATCTGATGATAACACGTTCTCATTTTTCTCAATGCCAATAAAACGTCTCCCCTCCAAAGCTGCAGCTATTAAAAAACTACCACTACCACAAGCATTGTCTAAAACAATATCATTAGGATTGGTAAATGTACGTATTAAGTATCTTCCTAACTCTATAGGTTTTTGTGTGGGATGATAAACTTTCCCCTCTGATTCTGCTGTTTTAAAATATACAAAATCATCAGTTGGAGATGGTATATCTTCTATAAACAATATGTCATTAGGATACCGCTCCCCATCACTCTTAACCCTACAAGGTTTAAAATCACCATAGCTACCAGTTAATTGATTTTTCCTAACACCTTTATCATAACTTTCTCCACAAGTCATTTGAGGATTGTAAGTTGGTTGTTGTTTGTAAAAAACACAAATATCCTCGTGCTTTCGCAAAGGTTGTATCTTAGCATTCAAAAAATTAGTAGATTTTGATTTTATCCATACTATTTTATACTTAAACCATTCTTCATTGCTCAAAATAAGTTTTGCTGTAAAAAGTCCTTGAGATGTTAATACAATAGCACCTCTGTCCTTAATAATACGTTTATATTCAGTCCACAGTTTTTTTAAATCAATTACTGAATCCCATTTATTTTGTGTAGTACCATAAGGTAAATCACACAAAATCATATCAACAGACTTATCAGGTAACAAAGGCATTATATTTAAACAGTCACCAATCAATATTTCATTCTCTATTTTTTCAGTCATTATAAAAAATCATTATTTAATTACAGAATGCAAAAGTACAACAATTTTGTTAAACACACAAACTTTGAAACAAAAAAAACTCCCCGCCACAAAGACGAGGAGAAAATTAAAAAACATCTATTATAATGAAAAAAGTTTTATTTCAATTAGCTGTGTTCAAGAAAGCATTTTATACCTTCCACTACAGCTTTAGCAAAATCTTCCTGAAAGACAGGGTCTCGTAAGAACTTAAAGTCCTCGTAATTGTCGAAAAACAAAGTCTCAATAAGCACAGCAGGGCATCTTGTTTTCCTCAACACATAAAACTCAGCTTCTTTATCTTTATCCCCATCAGACCAATCCTTTCTCACTTTAAGACCTAATTCACTATACAACTCCTCTACGGCATTGGCTATACATTCGCCTAAAATATCAGACTTTGTCTGACCTGGAGTTGTAAATATCTCAAACCCTCGTGCAACAGTGTTTGCTGCATTACAATGTATAGAGATAAAAAAGGTTTCATCAGGGTTGTAGCTATTAGCTTTCACAACCCTATTAGCAAGAGGAACATCATTACCATTGGTGAAATGTACAGTCATAGCGCATTCCAATTCAGGAATTTGCGATTTTATTTCTAAAAATAATTTCTCTCCGAGCCAACGATTTATAACACCTTCGTAGGCAACATCACCATTTGAGAATCTGTGCATTTTGGCAGGAGCAGTGGTGTATTTCCCATCATTGTTGAAACCACCGTGACCAAAGTCCAAAACGACCCTTTTGTATTTATTTACATCCATTTTTGTAGTTTATTTAGTTAGCGGTCTTCTTCAGTTTCAGGTTTGTCTACTTCAGCTTCCTCCACCTTTATATCCTCTCCTGCTATAGTCTTAGATACCCTTTTTAATCCAGCAACCTGTAAAATATTTAGTAATTTATCCCAAAACTTAAAAATTGCGGGTTTATCTCCAGATGCTCTCTCAAGGTTCTCACCTATAGATTTCCACTCAAATCCTATAACTATGACCCAGAACCACACAACAACCCATAAAAAGGCTGTGTACATCCAACCAGAACCTGCCAATTCAGCAATTAATGCTAAGAATGTCAAGGCAACAGTCACCATAGTTACGGAAAAGAATTTCCAACCCGTGCGCCACATCTTAAAGGATTGTATAACCTTTGGTTGTGGGTTATTCCTACGAGCATTCACCTTCTTAGCGGCATAAATTCCTGTAACCATATCTACAGAAGTGAAAAGCACAAATAGGAACAAGAAAACACACTCCACCATTAAAGGTAGCATTATGTGAGATTTGTCAAAGACTTTAAAAACAGAAAAGATTTCAGTTATACTAATAGAACTAAAAAAGGCAGAAAACATAGACAAACCACCATTCTTAGCAAACACCATTTTCTGAAAATACTCCCCTATCAACGAAATTTGTATTGTCATTTTATTTCAGCGTGCAAAATTAATAATTATTATGGAAATTTCAAAATTAATTGAGACAATTTACCTGAAACCTCCTCTAATTTAGAAACTACCTCATCAGAGTTATCCTTAGACTTAGTTTTTAAATCGTTTAGTTTGTTTCCTAAATCGTCCATTTTTGAAAGAGCCTCAAGAATCTTCTTGTTGCTTTCATTCAAACATTTCAGTTCATTCAGGACGAGAATATAAAATTGTTGTGACATATTGTTTAAAATTTAAAGTTAGTAATAAAAGAAAAAGGGGCATTTAAGCCCCCTTTTCACTCTTTCACAGCGAAAGGAGTAAATCCTTAATTACTGTGCAAGCGCACGAACAGGCTCTATTCCGTTCGCCGAAACCAACAAATTCAACAATTTTTCAATCTCTTGATGTTTGCCAACCTGTACTAAAATGTGGTATTCCACATTTGAAGAGTACTTTTGAGCAAATGATTGAGAATAAACTTCTCGTTCAACCTCAATTGCGTAATCCACAAATTGAGCACCCGCAGGCATTAGAGAAGCCTCCCCAAGAAGCATCTTGGTTATATTTTCCTCGTGACCTTCTTGACCAGTGAAGAAGGTACGACTCATATTCTCAAACTGCCACAAATTACCTCCTACGTGAGTACGAGGGGCTTGTCTTGATATATATTCAACGTGGAAAGGTTCTTGACGACTATCAAATGCCATTTCAGGAAGGTCATCAGGATAACCACCTGAAACTTGAATAGCTACTGAGCTTTCAGTAAATGCTAATTCATTCTTCATATTTTCAGAAGGGTGGATAGCATAAGTCTTACCTTTAATACGTAAACCAACTTTACAATCAGTACCCAAGTTAAGTTCTTCTTTCAACACCCAAGAACGCCCATCATAAGGAGCAGGGGCTTCGGTAGAATATATACCTTCAAAAATAGGGTCTGCACAACCATCAGGACATACAATGTCACCTACAACCTCTACTTTATAACGAGTCTGACAAGCTCCTGAAAGATTAGCAAGTTTCACTGTTGGGTAGAACTTCTTAAGTTCATCAAGACGATTAGAACCGCACTTGGTGTCAGGTAAATCTATAATGTACTCTTGTTTAAGGGCTTTACAAGTCTTAACTTTCTTCCACTCAAACTCCTCTTTAGAAGAGTTCTTACAAACAGAGCTAACCTGACCAACAAGAGTAAGTACTACTGATTTATCCTTATTGGCAGCCAATCCTAAGAAAGTATCAATCTTAGATTGTGCAAGTTCTTTATAGGCAACAAAAGAATAAGTGTAAAGACCTTCTTTTGTAGAACCACCCGCAACAACAGATGTCTGAACAACACCCACATCTGGAGTGGTGTCTATACCTTTAATAGCTGTTTCAGCAGCACCGTCAGCTATAGTTAAGGTGTATAGGTAACCCCCTTGAACAGCAGACCAGGGTGCAGTAGAACAATCTTCGCAACCCTTAATAAAACTTGCTACACCACGTTTGAACTTAGCAGGAGCAGCAGCAGACGCAATTTGTACAAAACGATAAGTGGTCACATTGTCCTTACGACCCTCGCGAACAATCTTCAAATTAGGGTATTGAGATTGTACAGCACCTAATGCTTCAGGAGAACCGTTATCCACAATGTTCAACTCATAAAAGTCAAAATTAGCATAAGTAGCAGCCCCACCACCAGTACATTGTTTAATGACGGTCATTTCCATAAGTTCGCTGACAGACGTACCACCCTTAAGAGGAGTGTTGAGGAATGTCTGATAGCCCGCCAATAGGATTGGTAGAGGGTTCACGGTAGCACACTCGTTGCAAGCCCCATTACAGTTGTCTTTAGGGTAGTAAGAACAACGTTTTGCGTCAAGAGGCATAACCAAATCAACGAAGCCTTGAGGGTATCCCAAAAGACCCACTTTCTCACCTGATAAGCGGAAGTGGATTTCCTTATGTTCACCAACCCCGAAGGTGAAAGACGTTTTAGGGTCTATTCCGTTAAAACCGATTATAACCTCATCGACAGTTTGTTCAGTTTTTTGAGGTGCTGAAGCTCTTAACCCTTTTATTTTTCCAATCTCAAATGGGAATGTAGAAGACGGAGTCTCTGTGTTATTACCCACTTTGATTTCTACTTTCTCTTTTAGTGGGAGATTCTTAAATACGGACAAAGCCTCCATACCTTGAGAGTTGTGTTTAGTGTTCACTTTGAAAACACCCAACTGCCCAAGAGCAAGATTTATAGAACCCCCTTCTGTTTTTACCGCCCCTGTAGATACAAGCGTGCGGTCATAAGGTTTATGTATAGCCATAATGTTTTAAATAATATTAAGCGTTATATTAAAATTTTGAAATTTTCTTAGCATTGTCAAACTGATAACGTTGTAAATTTTCTGTATTCAAGTCAAAATCTGCAACACAGAACTCAATTATCCGCTCAACTATTTTATCGTCCCATTCTGGGTCCATATCTGTAGAATAATCTCCGTTTTCCTTTATGTACCCTGACATATCAACCGCTCTAGGATAACGATAGTAACTAAGATAAACTTCAGATATTGAGAAAGAATCCACATAAATTGTAATTCTATCTGATGAGAAAGAATAAAATGTCTCTCTCCACTTAAACGAAGGCTTGTTATATTCGTCTTGTAACAGCTCGTGAATGTTTTCGTTCTTTACCTCCCACAAGTTAATGTACTTAGAGGTGCAAGCACCGCTGCCTGCTTTAGCTTGAACATTTACAAAAGCAAAGTAATCAGTAGGTAATTCAAAATCGTAGTGATTTACAACATTACCTGTGAAACTTAACACTCTGTCTTTTACCAACATTTTCTGAACATAACGAATGTCATCTTCGTTTCTTTTCTCCAACACATACTCTAAATATCGTATCTGCTTGGCATTAAATAGAGATACAAACCTACCAACATCTACCGATATGTTATCGTTTGTGTAGTTTTTATTCACTTTTTCAAGGAACTTAAGGTAGGCTGTACCAATATTCATAATATATAATGGATTTAATAATCAATTGTTTACTAAACTTTATAGCTCTAAAATAGTAGTTTTCAGGTCTTCAAAGGTCTTATCGGAATTTATTCTGCGAGCAGCAGTTTTCAAATCACCACCAACAACAGTTTCCTCAAAATAGTAAGCACCTCTGTCTCGTTCTATGATTTTCTTCTTAACAGCCAAAGGTAATTTGCTGTAAAGGAAGACCTCATCAGTTGTATCTTTGTCAGCGTACAAATTGTAAGCGTCTAAGAAAGCCTGAACATTATCAGCACTACTATCAACCCAGTTAGAGAACATTCCGTCCTTAGTTCTATCGTCAGCACTGCTATCAAAAGCAGAGAAGCCAACATAAGCCATAATAGCTTTTAGTCCTCGAACGTCAGTAGTACCCAACACTGTATACATCTTAATTGCAGACATCTTATTGGCAGAACGTTCTGCATTTCGACTACGAACCTTAGTTTCATCTTGAACACAATACATACTATCTTTAAAACGATAGTCGTTAATAAACTCTTTAGGTGTAAGTTTAAATGTTCGTAGTGCCATATAAAGGTCTAAACGATGTTCTGGACTATTCATATTAAACACTTGACCGTCCATCAAGGTAAAGTACTTAGCTACCCAAAAGCTGTCATTCTCGTGACTTAGAATACCTCTTCCATATTTGCGTTCGTAAGGTTCTACTATATTTGTTCTTAACGACTTAACTATCTCATTAACTTCGTTTATATCCATTGATGCGTAGCAAGGTGACTCAGCATAAAGCCCTGTGTCCCACACACCTGTACTATTTCCATAGTCAGTAATAATGTATTTACATTGGAACAAATCTAAAATTCCTTCTGAAGGGAATTTAGTAGCACCCTCTTCAGGATAACTATCCTCTCTATTAGAATCAGGTTTATGAGTAACTTTGTAAACAACACCTTCTGTTATAGTTAGACCATTAACCTCTACTATTTCTTTTGTTTCTTTTATTTCTTTTACTTCTTTTGTTTCCTTCGTTTCCTTAGTTTCCTTAGTATCTCTTCTTGAAGCCATAATTATGTTGAAATTTGTTTTGTTTCTTTTAAAAGAAAGGGGTGAGGTTTTAAGTCACCCCATTCTAAATATATAAGCGAAAAGCGAAAAACCTAAATTATACAAGCTCTACAATTATAGTGCGAGATTTGTCTTTCAACCAAATAGCACTTGATGAGTGAGCGAAGAACTCTTCACCCATTGTGTTCATAGAACTCAATATCTGACCACCATTACTATTGCTACTCCAACGACCGCTTCTACTACCATACCAGTAACTTCTACGTTTTGGCTCTACTCGCCATACGTTAGCACTTGTGTTGTAACGATTGTCAGCCATTTTAACAACCTTAGCACCTTTAGCTACCTCTTTCTCAGCATTAGAGAATTTAGGGTCTTCTGCGTCATCTATTATCATCATAAATGATGTACGAGGATAACCATCAGCAAAGAAACCTCTTTCTTTAGAGTCAGTCAAGTGTTGGTAGTCTAGGGTAGGGTCGTGTTCAATTTCCACAATACCAATTCCGTCAAACGGAGCACTCACAAAACGAACAGTCTCAAGTGACAAGTTCTGCAAGTCTTTACCTGAAACAGGCGATTTAGGAAGTATTTGAGTGTGGTTCAATAGAGGACTAAGAGCGTGTAGTTGAGCCATTGCCTCGTCTTTGAACAACTGCATTACGTTCAAATAAGCCATATAACCTGCACGAACCTTTATTCTGCGTTTATGTACAGGAATAGAACTATTTCTAAACAAGTAGCTTGATATTTGACGGAAAATACCACGAGTTATACCCATTGGTTTAGCGTAAGTTATACGATAACCTCTACGCAATTGGTGAATGTAACCCTCATTCAAACGTTTTGTACCATTAATATCAGGTATTAAAGCACCACGTTGGAACATATTTTGATATGCCTCAAGTTTGTGCAATTCCACACCTACAAGGAACTCCCAAGTTTCAGCAACCAAACCTTGAGTCGCTTTACCATTAGGTAATGCTTTATAGACAATAAATAGGTCATTGTCTTTAAAGTTCATATTACCTGTAGAGTATTGTTCTTTTAGCATTTCCAACCAAGCCAAACTACGCTCAGTGGCATCGCTAAGAGACTTCATACCTGCGTACATAGAAACGGCAGTTTCAACACCCCTGTGGTTACCAAGAGTAAATTCTAGGGTCATTGTACCAACGTTTCCTGCGTGTCGGATACCTGAGAACTGAGTTGAGAACTCACCAAGAGCGTGACCAACTTTGAAGTATTCTATACCAGGTACCAGTTTTTCAGGAGGGAAATATCCAAGAGTACCGCCAACATACTTAACAGTGTGAATGTAAGTATCACCTTCTCGGTAGATAGTTGCGTCCTCACTTACAATAAGTTGTTCTCCTAACACAGAGTCGTAAGTTAAAACGTCACCAGGACGATATTCTCTGTCCAAACCTATAACAAACGGAGTACCATTCAAACCAGGTCTATCGTACAAGTCAGATGTGTCCTTGTTAGTTTTACTTGAATAAGTTTTGGTTACAGGTACATCGTAAGTAAAACGACCTCCTATACCATCTGTCTCTATGATAGCACCAACATCATAAAACCATCGGTAACCAGGTATAGGTTGTTGTGCCATCGAACTGAATAAATTTATCAGACCTATATGACGCTTCTTAGGGTCAGCGTGATACCAAGAAGACAGCGTAGCCATATCAAGAAAATCCTGCGAAGTAGAAACCTTCTCAGTATTTGTAAGTGCCACAACCTTATCCCCGTTAATCACTCTCGTCTGATTTTGAATATCGGTGTTAAACATAGTCTTTTATTTTTAAATTTAAGAATATTTATTATTTATCAAAAAGAAATGAAGGGTCAAAAGTCTTTTCCTCGTAATCTTCGCGACTACCTTTATTAGTAGGTATAGTCAAGTTAGAAGATTTACTCTTAGGTACTAACCTTATAGACTTCATTGTATTTATTTTATCTTCACGAACGCGTCTTTCAGAAATTTGTTTGTTGTATTCCTCCTCATTAGCAATTAACATTATTATTTTTGCAGCCTTATCTACGTCTCGCATAGCCTCGTCAAACATCAAATCAATCTGAAAAGCACCTTCTTTGCTTCTTTTAGTGGCTAATTCAATAAGTTTATTCTTTACTGAATCTTTAAGTTGGAATTGTTTATCAAAACTTTCGTTCAACTTACCACGATATGCCTTTATATTCGCTTTTTCCTGTTCTGCTCTTGCCACAGCTTCTTGTTCAAGAGCCTCCATTTTCATATCAATTGCTTTTTGCAACTGCTCTTTAGCGGCTATGGCAGTTTCTTTCAATCTACCATTCTTCTCGCGAATTTCTATAATATCTTGGATTTCTTGTTCATCAAGTTTATTTTCTGTTGCATAGCGCAAATAAACCATCTTACGTTGGTCTTCCACCTTTTCCAAGTCAAGGGAATCGATTGGGTTTTGGTAGTTGTTGTAAGTCTCCATAGCAGAGCGGACATTCCCACCTTTTTTGTCCAATTCTATAACTCGTTTCACAAAATCAGAAACACCTTCAACAGATATTTTGTTTTCAGCAGCCTTATTTTTAGCTTCTTCTGTCTTCTGTTCAATTATAGAGTAAAACAAATCTTTGTCGATGTTCACCTCTTCTAAAGGTATAACATTACCTTTTTCGTCCTCAATACCTTCAAAACCCTCCCACAAACCATTCTTAACTAGGTCCGATATTAAGGATTTGTAAAGAACTGATTCACTACTCTCTTGTGTAGAACCCCCCTCTGTGTTGTTACCACCTTCAGTAGGCTGATTAGAACCCTCCTTCTTAGTAGGCTCTTGTCCATTATTACCTCCTTCTGTAGGAGTAACATCTTTGATTACAACACCTTCGTTTTCAGTCTGACCTGCTGTCTGACCTACGGTCTGACCCTCATCAACAACTACAGTGTTCTCACCGTCTTCACCTTTTATAGTATCTATTACTTTATTAACATCTACATCTTTAGGTGTAGATTTATATTTATCTGCGGGCATCTCCAAGTTTCCAAGAAAATCTTCTATAGAACCCATCGTTCCTACGCTAATACCCTCTGTTCCAGTGATTTCAAAATCCATAGTGCAAAATTATTAAAATTGTTGTTTCTTTCAAATTGGATAATTTTTAAAAAATACTTGCATATTTGAAAAAGTACTTTCAAAATTTAAAACTCGAAATATTATTGAAAATATGTAAGTATTTTTTGAAATATACAAGTATTATTTAAAAATGTATGTTTTGTTAATTTTTGTTAATTGTAGCTACATAACGTTTAGTATCGTCTTCTCTCTTACGTTGCTCTAACTGAGCAATTTCATTATTCAACTTAGCCCAATCTAAACGTCTTGCCTCCAACTTGTCGTTTTCGTCTATCTCCAACTGCTTTTGTTTCATACTAATATCAGCAGCCATTTGTTCTTGTTTAACGTACATTTCACCAAGAGTGCTGATTTTTTGTATTTGTTGTTCGTCAGCATTGTTGTCGGCGGCTCTACCTGCAGCATCTACAATCTTAACCTTAATAGCGTTTTCTCTATCTTTCTGTTTAGAATACTCGTAACGTTCCCAATCTTTTTGAGCCGCTTGTTCAGCAAGTTCCGCCTTTTGTTGTTCTTGTTGTAACAAGTTTTGTTGTTCTTGTTGCTGCATCTGTTCTCTGCGAACACGTTCCATACGAGCTGTCTCAATCAAACTAACAAGAGTGTCAGATGTAAGTAGTTTTGCAACAGCAAACTCATCACTACCCATTGTGTTGTTGTTCAATAGATACTGACGTATCATCTCAACTAACTTTCTTTGTTTAGAAGATGTAGTAGGGATTATATCGAACTTGCGCAATTGGAAATATGGGTCAGAGAATTTCAAGAACGCTTTCTCTGTGTCTGACTTGGTATAATAAACAGTTATATCTTTATCGTTCTTTTGAGCGTATTGAGCCACGTTTAAGTGTATCTCCAACATTCTCTTCTTATACTGAGAGAACTTGTCAAATATGACCTCTGTTTGCGCGTACGAGGCGTCTTGTGATTGTTTTACACCCTCTGCAGTTTCGTATTTTATTGCCTGACCCAAACGTTGAGGATTAACACCTAACTTCTCGTAAGCCATTCTTTTGTAGGTTTCAGCTACTTGGAAACGAGCCAATATCTGATTTGTGAAAGTTAAGTCTTGTGCCGAGAATTGATTGAAAATACCACCGCCTGCTAAATTCTGTTTAGAACTATCTACTACAAATAAACCAGTTGATTTTATCAAGTTATGTAGGTGGGTCAGAGTCTTATTTGTGTTGTTCCATTCTTTAAATTCTGACGGCAACCACTGCACGTCAAACATAAAGAACACACCCATCTCCTTAGCCATAAGCTCTCTGACTTGATTTAAGGCTATGTTATAACCCACTTGGAGCGGAAATATCTTCTCAGCAAGCGAGTGGTCTATAAGTCCTGCAACAGGTAATTTCACATCATAAACATTACTATCTCCCTTTATCTGATACTCTGTAGCACCAACTTGTAGATACAAGGATTTTTTAAGCCTTGTATTCATTTGGTTGATTTTTACACCTTGATAAACAACAGGAATATAATCCCAAACAATAGTATCAGCTTTAGGGTCTTCCTCAGCCTCTGATATTGAAACATTTGACAATTGTTTTATATCGTACTCTTTAATATATTCAGGCAGTAACTCCTCAGAAATAATCTCTTGAGATAAACGTCCGTCTTCTGTTTCGTAAGTCAACAAGCCAACAAGTTCATAAGAAACCCAATATGCCTCCACAACCTGCACTAGGTCACCACGTATTTGCAGGTCGTTGCGTATGCTGTTGGCAAGACTTCTTGAGTAAGAATTAAAATCATTTATTGAAGGTAGAAATACGCGCTCTTGTCTCTCATTTCCGTCAGCGTCTTTGAACGTCATCCAACCCATAGGTGCACCCGTGTTCTCCTGCAATTCTAAGAAATGCTCGTATTCGTGATATTGTTCAAAAGGTAGAATTTCCATACCCTCGTAGAACTGAAATAAGTTCTTAGAAAATGTTTGATTTCCTTTGCTACCTTCGTCTGTTAAATTCAAGACCTTCGATTCGTAAGAGTCTGTACCTAACAAGACCTCTTTCTCTTTACGAGTTAGTAGATGTCCATACTTAGCTACAATTTGATTAGGTGTGTAGAAATGCACTCGTCCTACATATTCTCCGTCTTGTACATATTTGGTATCTAGGTCCTGTGAGAAGAATGTGTTGAGTGGCGACCACGTTTCAGGTGCGTAGTAGTCATACCCTAATCGGAAGTGTCGGAAACAACGACCTGTAGCAAGGAAGTCTATAAACTCATTCCTATCTTTCTCATCGTGATAGAAACGTATGTGGTCTTGTTCCAATGTGTGTTCAGCCCAATCTACAGCAGCAACCTTCCAAGTCTTGCTCATATAACGCTCAATCTCTTCAGGTGTCTTTTCTTTAATTTGCTGTTGAACCATTTGTTTGTATTGAGCAGCCTCCTCTTCTGATTCAAATTCCTCTGTGGGCTTATCGGGATTTATACCATTAGCAATCAGTCGTAGTTTTACTTCCTTGCTAAACTGTTCATCTATGTATTTGTGAAGAAGTTCGGTTTTCTCACGCACGTATTCATTTTCAGAAATCTCATCGTCAGTGGCAACACCAAACTTGTCTGTATTTTCTATAACCTCCCCCGCAAACAAATTTATAATACCACCAATCAAATCATAGTGTTTTATGTTCGCAGGGATTTGCATTTGGTTGAAAGCCTTCTCTATCTCTCGAAATTGAGGAAACGTTTCACTCAATTCTGAAAAAGCCATTTTACCTTCTATCATTCGATAGAAGTCTTTAAACCTTAAATTTTCTCTTAACTGCTTTACACCTATTCTCTCTAAGGCGTCCATTGTAGCCCTTTTCCATTTGTCATTCTTCTTTCGAGAAGGAACAGCTTGAGGAGGTAAGATAGAGTTACTTCCTAAAATGGGGTTCTGTTTATCCCAAAAAGAAAAATTATTAGGTGAATAAGTAACGTTCATTAATTTATAAATGTTTAAAACACAAATATATACAAAAACGTTACGAAAAACAAATAAGTAATTTTTTAAAAAATATTTGTAAAAAAAAACCGACTGCTTACAAAAATATAAGCAATCGGTAAAAAATAATTAATATATGACTTTGAATGAAATTAAAATTTCTATTGTAAAAAATTTGTAGAGTAAGGGGAAATTCCGTACCCATAAGTATTTAGTGGAGAGGAAGAGTAAACACTATTGAATTGCAATTGTTCAGCCTTGTATCTCTTTACCATTTCATCATCCTCCATTACTTTTTTCTTAGGATACCAACCCATACTATCCCAATAGTCAGCCAACGCTAATGCGTGTCCAAACGCAACCAATCTGTCAGCATTCATTCCCGGATAATACTCTGTTAACTCTTGTAGCAATCCTGGGTCAGGTATTCTAACAATACCTCGCCTTGTCAGCTCCTCTCCTTCCTCATTGTGACCAATAGTTATCCACTCGTTAGTGTAGTTCTGCACTAAACCAAAAATATAACGTTGGTTTACCGCAGAGGTATTCAACCCTATCTCATTGTTTTGTATAGCTTTTGGGTTTATTTTACCTCGAACAAGCTCCTGTCCGTTGGCGAGAAGTATTGTATCCTTACCTCTTGAGCGTAGATATATCTGAAATGCTATATCTGCATTTTCCATCAAGCATTGCGCCCCATAGCCCTCAAGCAGCATCTCACACGTTTGGTTAAACGTTTCAATCCTATCAGGACGTGCCGCATACACCGCCACAATCTTATTAGCAAAAGGGTCTTTAATACCAACAGCACGTTTGTATATGTACAAAACACCCACTGAATCAGTACTTGCCTTATCGTGTTTGTAGGCGTCAAGACCAGCACAATAAGTAAAGTCAAACTTAGGATTTTCAGGAGGGTCTTCAAATATCACCACAGGTGCATCAGCATTACCACCTTTGAAAGGGAACACCGCCAACTCTTTATCTGAAAAATAAAGTTGAAGTCTTTTAGTTCCCTCGTATCTTGTTATCTCAACCTTTTTACCAACCTGCCCGCTCTCTCGTAAGTTTTCTAAGTGTTCCTGTCCCTCCTTAGCACAGAATGGGTTTTCAATCCTGTTTACGAAACACTCCATTGGGTCAAATGGATAACCCATCTTTTCCTGAGCCAATGCGGAGGGGTCATTCTTTTTCTTAGCCCTATCCCCCTCCATAACAGCCTTAGCATTCTCCCAATCTGTTATGTGTAGGTCTATTTTACGAAGACTTTCACTATTAGCCTTCATAAATTCCTCAAAGCTGACAACTTTTTTCCTTAGACCTGTCTTAAACGACATCTGACCTGGTATAAATATACCAAACTTACGTCTTTTCCAAGTTATGAGCCTGCTTTCAGGTACATAGTTTTCTAGGACCTCCCAATCCATAGGTAATATTGCATACGCTTCTGGATTTAAGAGCATATCTTGAGCGTCTCTCGACAATTCTTCTTCACCTCCTGTACCTGTCAAAACAACAGGACATCTTCGTCCTTCAGGTGTATCAAACGAGGGTAACGCTTGCTGATACATCAGCTTACAAGAAAATTTACCTATCTCATCAACCGCAAACACACTCGGAGAACCCCCCGCAGTTTTAACGGCATCTTGCTTAGCACCTGAATTTACGTTAGAAATAAATAAGTCGTTATAAGGAATAGCTTTACCATTCTTTAGTTTCAACCCGAGTTGTATATGTGTGTCCCAATCTTGTTTGTTATTGGTCAATCGGAAAGCGGGGTGTACATTAGTAAAGGCTATTGCCATTGTCTTCGTTAGCTTCTTCAAATCTCGGTCGCTACCGCCAACAACATAACCCTCACCATTTCTAACCACCATAGACCGCCAAGTAAGTAAAGAACTCTCAATAACAGTGTTGTGTGTAACTATTCCGTCAGTTGTTAAAAATAAAGAGTCTTTATTATCAACTCTTATACAAACAGCTTCGTCTATCTTTTCATAAACAATGCTTTCAATCACATTGTTTTTACGACCATCACCAAAACCATCAGGTGTAACAGGTAATTCATAAATGTACTTATCAAATTCTTTTAGTATGTCACCGGTACTTAAGGTTTCAACAAAAAGAACAGATAAATTACCAACAGGTCTCTTCCCAACAGTCCACAAATGCTCCCTGCAACATAACACAGAGCGACCATCTTTTAACGTGAACCTAAAAAGCCCTTTCTTACCTTGTGGGTAAACACCGATTACATTTGTAGGTTTACCATCACCACCAATTATCCTGTCGCCAACTTTTATGTCACCTATATTCTTAGTTCCCCCTTCAGCTTTGTAAACCTTTTCTCCAACCCACAGAGCTTTTCCAAAACGCCTAGTTCCGAAAATAAACAAACTCAAGTTCTGTTCTTGTGCTCTTTGATAACTATCAACAAAGAACAATTCGTTGTCACGCAGCAAAGGGTTTCCAATGTAAATCGACTCAGCAGGGTCATAAAACGGAGCATTTTTGAACATATTCATTGGCATATCTGTCTTGAAAAAGTTGATGTGCCAATATAGTAGAGGGTGTATGAAAACACCCGCTATCGTTACCCCATTTTTAATTTTATAAAGTTCCTCCTCGTAAAAATCTAGTGTGTCCTTGTTTTGTTCGTAATAATGCTTATTCAAATCATAAGGAGGCGGATTCTTTATGTTCCTGAACATCTCAGTACTATTCATAACATCATAAACGGTATGATTAGTAATGTCGAGTGCGTCAACCTCGTTTAAAGTGCTTCTGACATTTTTCAAATGCGGAAAAACCTCCTCCATTGTTGTAGACATAAGGAATGGGATTTTTTCGTCAGCCCTTATAGGTACTTCAATGTTGTTTGTATCATCTTCATCTATCTCCAACGCGTAGTACTTTTCAGAAATCTTACTATGGTCAGAGGTGATTTTTGTCTGAAACTCAACCTCCTTCATACGCTTAGCATCGTCTTCGATAACCATAAAAAGATTATTCTGTGCATACGACATACACCTATCCATATACAAGTTGGTAGGCTCTAACATTAAATCAAGGAACTCTTTTACATATTGATATTTTAAAAAGGCTTTGAACTGTTTTGTAAAACGCTTGGCAATTTCTAAAGACATATTCACAAAGCCTTGCTCTATGTCGTAAGCCTTGACAGGATTATCATCATACACCCAATTGTTAGCTACGAAATAATCACGATACCTTTTAAAAAGTCCCTTGTAATTATCAATAACTCGGTGTATTGGTGTTTTCTTGTCGAAATTTACTATAGGAGGGTTTGGGGCGTTTTTAACGACTTCTTTATCCTTGTTGGTATTGGTAGTACCCTTTTTCTTTAAAGTCTCTTTTTTCGCCATTATTTCCTATTCTATCTCCTCGTAAGCAATTTCTTCTACAGCAGGTACAACCACATCAACAGCAGAGTTGTAATCAACAATCTTAGCCTGCTCTTTCATCTTGTTAAAGTTCTCTTTTGCGTCTCTTATAAATTGTTCTTTAAGGTTAGAATTGTCCTGTTTAGAAATGTGGTCTTTCATAAGTTTGACAACCTCATCATTCTTAGGTACTACCTTACCTTCAACAAAAGCGAAAAATTGTGCGTCCTCCTCTTGTTTCAAAATTGTTTCCAACTTCACAGTTTCCTCTTTTGAGAACTCAACGCCTTCGTCTTTGGCAAGTTTGTATAATTCAGCAACATTTGCATAAACTTTTATAATTTCCCCTTCAAACAAGTTGTAATAAATTCGGTCGAACTTGTAGTTATCGAACAAATTATCGAAATTTTCACCTTTGTTAATCAAACCCAACATTTCATCAACATTGGAATTAATTCTCTTAGATTCTTCTGTCATAGTAGTAAGTAAAACCTCACTACATCTTAACAAATCCAGAACCTTATCCTTCAAGTATTTCTTTGTCATCTGTATAAGTAGTTTCTTCGTTGTGTTGTTTTATTTCTTCAATGGCTCTTTCTAAAGCTGAATAAAAGTCCTCGTCTTTCACATCAAGCAGCCACGCAATGCAACCATTCTGTGGTTTCTCCCACAGGATAGGTTTTCTCAAAAAAGAATAAAGAAGCGCACCAAAAGAATAACCCTTTGGCAACACCTCATTTAATTCTTCGAGTTTTAATATGTTTAAATTCTTATAATTCATTTAAATTGTCGAATTTGTTGGTTTCGAGTTCTACCTAGGTGTAAAACGAAACTCAAGTTTTGTGTTCTTAACTCCTTCAGAACTTTCATAAGTGAGCGATACAAATTTCACAATTCCAACCCCACTATCTTCTTGCGAAAGGTCAAAAACAACGTTCAGTTCATCAACGCCCTTAGAAATACTTTCTCTGAAAACTCTTGTGCAGTATCCGCAACCAGGAACTGGTTCGTACAATCGGTAGGCGTCCTCCTTACCTTCAATCCTCACTCTAAAAGAGTTTTCAACATTTTTATCAATCTCTCCGCACTCTGCTACGAAATGAGAGCCGTCAATTGATAAATCTAAATTCATCTTGTCCTCAGACAAGTTAATAACATTTATGTCTGTCTTTTTCATCGTCTCTACTTTTATTCTATTCCACTTGGGTTTCTGACCCAAATATACAGCTCCACAAACTTCTGTCTCAGATGCTGTTTTTTGTTCTATCTGACAACCGCAAGCTGTACAAAAAGGCTTCTTAACAACAGTTTTTCTTATTTCCTCAAACACACCTGTCTTTTCTTTGTTTAAACTATTTAAAGGACAAGAACTGCATATTTCTCTCCTTTTCCTAAGTATGTTCTCATCAATGTTTGACTTCTGTGTGAAAGCCCTTACAATTGTCTGTATTTTACCAACCTTTTCCAAAATTTAATTATCAGCAAGTTCTTTTTGAAAATCCTCTAATTCCTCAAGTTTTTTACCACGAGCAAAAATCCAACTCTTATGCGTAGGAATGCGATAGTGATAAGAAATGGTTTTTGGTAACTTCTTCATACTCAAACTCTTCTTATAATCCTGAAGTGTTGTGTATTTCTTCCATAAACCTTTTAAAAGTTTTTCATCTTTCTCCTTCAACCCACCATCCGTTCGTTTCTTAAATTCTAATCTTCGTAAATTTTTAGAAGTCTCCTTTTCTGTAGCATAGAAATAGCCAAGTTTAGGTATCTTAACCGCTACGTGTTTTGACTCTCGAACAACTTTATCCAAATAACCAACAACAGTATAATAAACCTTTGAAACCTCCTTCTCACTTATATTCAACTCCTTAGCAACTCTTTTGATTATGTCGCTTGTGAAAGCTATATCTGATTTCTGTTCTGTCATTTTTCAATCGTACTAATCAGAAACAATCTCAAAACCCTTATTCATTTCGTCAGTTCTCTTTCTAAATCGAATGTTGAAAGATGACTCTCGACCTGCGTCAAGGAAGAAGTCTCGCAATTGTTGTAGTTCTTGGCACAAGCTGCGTTTCTGTGTGTTGTATGGGTCTCTCACCAAGAATTTCTTTCTGGTAAGTTCAGCGTTGATTTGATTCAAATTTCGAATGTTTGTCTCAAGAGCTTTAACAACCATATCTTTGGTAGATTGTGAGTACCCCATTGCCATATAAAACGCCAATACTTCTGCGCCTTTTTGTTTTAAGAAACTTTCGCTATGATGTAAGTTCACAATTAGCGCATAAATTGTCATAATCTTTCTACAAATATCCAACTTATCGCTAAATATTATGTTGAAATACTGAATTTTCACATTCTCCAAAAACCGAACATCATAACCCTCTTCAGTCAAACAGTTTTTAACATCAAGGTTCATTTTTTCTGAGCCTGTGTCTAAAACTCTGACTGATTTATCGGGTTCTATTGTTTGAAAAATTTTTGGTTTATTTTTGTTCTCCTCCATCTCTCGGAATATCGCTTTTCAATTTTCGCTGCAAATATACGAAATTTTTTCAACTTTGTCAAGTGTTTTTGTGAAATTTTTTCAATTTTTCTGCAATTTTCTACATAACTTCCTGAAAATCAGCTAATTTTCAAAAAATTTCCTAGTTTCCTAGAACTAGCTAGTTTCTTAGAACTATTTTACTAGAATTACTAGTTAAATTAAACTAGATAGTTCTACTAAATTATTATTTCTGAAATAATGTATTTCCTAGTGACTGGTCTGACAATACTACTACCATATTTGTCACTATTCTGACAACGCATTTACAATAATCTTGACTTCTGTTTAAGATGAAAGTATTTTACTTAAACTGATGTTCTTCTTAGAAAGGTATCAAGGTCAGAGTATAGTAGTGACGGAAATATTGTAGTAATGTTGTACCAGTGTAGTACCAGAGTCTAGTAGTGTGGTAATATAGTAGTAAATTCTGAAAAAATCTAGATTAAAAAATCAGTTAAGAAGAAAGTAATTAATTAAAAATGTTAAATTTGAAGAAATATTTATTTGAAATTAGTAAATTTCTGAAATTGATGAATTTTCTTATTAATTTGTCTCTCAAAGGTGAGCCCCCCCCTCCCCCCCATTCAACTTTTTAGATTGTATGGGGAAAATGAGCATACGTAACCACTACGCTTAGTGGTCTGAGGAGTTTTTTGAGAAGTTTTTTAACGCTTCCCCTGCAGGTGTGTTTGTGATTTAGTCTCTCTATAAATCCACACCATACTATCGCGACTATGATTTCCTATTTGTACTTTCTTAACAGCCACACTTTGAACATTTGCTTCTGGAAGAGCCCGCAAAGATTTATGCACCCACTTGGTCAATTCAAATGCTCTTTTTTGCTTGAAGTTTAGACGACAGCTTCTCGCTTTTTAGTATTCACTTATTCATCTGCCTGCTCTTGTCTGTATAGAACACCCTGTTCTCTTACAGAGGAGTCATTGTCTAACCGCTTACATTGTACATTGTTATATCCTTCAAAAGCCATCAGCGCGTCTGATGGTATTCGTACCGCTGTGTCAATTCATACTCTTGTTAGAAAAAGTTCAACCTTCCAAGTTGAGGTCTTTAACATTACGTGTTCCAAACCTTCTGTTACGACACTTTGTTACGAATTTGTCGAATAACAAGTGCAGTTTCCCAGTTATCTGTGTCAACAAAGAGCATCTACCTTCTCCCTGAAGTGCTTTCTCAGCAGTCCCTCCTCCGCTTACGTCCTGACCTTATGAATAAAAGCCGAAACTTTTATCACAGATATTATAACACCCCTTCGGCTTCTTGGTTTTACCCAATGGAAGTGAGCCTATTTTTTGCTATAACACCTTGCGGTCGACCTAAATTTTCCGCTTAATAAGGGATTCTTAATTACGGAGCTTTGCTACGCATACTCCTAAACTATTTGTAAAGATATAACCAAAGTCGTTTGACATATCAAGCTATTATGTCAAAATCCCACAATACTACATATTTGCAACAACTCAATACTTCGTATCCCTGTTTGCCCGCGTAAAAGTTATTACAAATCCTTGTTCACAAATCCTTGTTTACAAATACAAGTGTTTATAAATCAGTGTGTTAGCACTTTTTTACAACCTCCTCGCAGTAGCCTATGAGACTCCTCAATTGGCATAACGGCGGCAAAGATACAACATTTTTGACTTTTTGTCAAGTGTTTTTGTAATTTTTTCAGAAAAATTTGTTTTTGTTGAAAATTATTTGTAATTTTGCCCCATTAAAAAATAATTGGTCGAATGAGAATTTTAGGCGTGGACCCAGGTACGATACAGACAGGTTGGGTACTTTATAATAGTGTTTCTCACTCTGTTGAAGATAGCGGAGTTAGTGAGAACGAAGATTTTTTGAATAATCTGATAGAAAAATTAGATTATGATATAATGGCAATAGAAAGAATTGCCAGTTATGGAATGCCGATTGGTGCTGAAACGATTAGGACGATTGAATATATTGGTCGTTATTGGCAAAAAGTCGAGGATGTTAAGTCTGACAGGTCAAAAGTTGAGTTGTTCTACAAAAAAGTGGATATAAATCCAACAATTTGTGGTAGCAACAAAGTCAAAGATGCTAATATTCGTCAGGCTTTAATGGATATGTTCCCAAAAACTGGGGGAGGTTCAAACCCGTCTGTTGGTACGGCTAAAAAACCTGGCGTTCTGTATGGTATAACTACCCACAAATGGGCTGCTCTTGCTGTTGCTGTTACTTGCGCAATAAGAAATAAATTAATAGAAATTAAAATTTACTGAAAATGTATATAAAATTATTTAAAAGTAGTTACAAACGAGATTTTTCTGTAACTTACTCAACAGATTATAATCGCCGTGTTAAAGATGGTTTTTTCTATTACAAAGGTTTGAAACTTTTGGAAAGAAACAGAGATGACGTAGTTTTCTTTTTTAAAGAAGAATTATCGTATGAATTTTTTCAGAAAGAATTTAAAACTCTGTATGACAGGAATGCTGAATATTTCAAGACAACTTTTGATAAGTTTGATTATGATAAAAAATGTAATTTTATAACTTATTGTTGGATTAAGGTTAGATTGAAAAAAATCAGAAAACTTAGGTCGTATCTTAGAAAACCTAATCCTGTACCAGGACCTACTAAAAAGAAAAAACGTTTCAAAGTAGTTTGGTAAAAAGAAAAATAAGAAATGATAAGAGTAATTATAGTTATAGTTTTATTTTTGTGGATTGCTTGGATTTTAGTTAAGGAGCGGTATGAAAATAGAAAGAATTTTTAAAAATTACATTTTTGCATTTTCTTTTAGAATGTTGTAATTTTGTGATTTCTAATAACTATAAAAGTGAAACTAAGCAATCAACAGATAAAAAGATTAAAGGAACTCTATAGAAAAAAGGGAAACATAACTGAGGCTTCTAAAATGTTAGCCACAGAGTTTTGTTTCCCTTATGACGATAAAATAAGGCGGCATTGTTCGCGAATTTTAGAGCATTCTAATATAACAAATAACAAGATTAGATTGGAGGATTCACCTTCTTTCAAAGAAGCCTCTAAGAGGGAGTTAAATAGTAAAAAATACTATATAATAACTTGGGAACAGAATGAAACACCTTTACACAAGGACTTCTTCAATAATATCCTTGCTTATAAGGAATTTTTAGGAGCTGAATTGAGTGTTATTTTGGGTAGGTATAAAAACCCAACTTCTGTGTTTACAGATTCAAAGAATGAAAATTGGAATGAGGAAACTCGCCCATATTGGGACGCAAGAGAACACAACATACACAAATACTTAAAAATCCTTGCCAACATTAAAATATCTCCAACACGTAAGTATCCGCTGACAGGTATTCAGGACCTAGCTGATAACAAGACAGTTATTGTTGGTCACCCCAAGTTACACCTAAAAACAGAGCCTACACTTGCTAATTATCCTAACAGAATTATACTAACAACAGGTGCGGTAACAATGCCAAACTACACAGATAGTGCGGTCGGTGTTATTGGTGAGGGTTCTCACAAATTTGGGTTTGTCATAGTTGAAATAGAAGACGATGAGACATTCTTCATTCGCCAAGTTGAAGCGAAAGAAGATGGTTCTTTTATAGACTTGTGTTATCAGGTTGATAATCAACAAGTTAGCGTTGTGGATAAGGCGTTGGGGTTGATTTGTGGAGACACTCACTTAGGTCATTTAAACTCTGAGATAGACAAGCAGAATGATTTGTTGTGTGAGTTTTTCAATGTTGATAATGTTGTGCTTCACGACATTATTGATGGTGAGAGCTGCAACAATCACAAAATAAAATCCGCAATAGAGCAATTCAAACGTTTTGATAAAGGAGAACACTTGATACACAAGGAGTTGGAGAATCTTTCTACTTGGGTTAAAACTAAGTTGAAGTATAAGCCTGTAGTACCGCAAGCCAATCACAACAACAGATTTGACAGAATTTTAGATGAGGATTGGCGGAAAGATATTCATAATGCTAAGTTCTACTTAGAATTTACCAAAAAGGTTTTAGACGGAGAGGTTCAGGACGGAGTTGTTGCTTATTGGTTAAAACATCATTTTGGAGATGAGGTTATAACCTTAAAACACACAGACAGCTTCAAAATAGGTAAATACGAATGTTCCCAACACGGAGATAATGGCTCAAATGGTGCTAAGGGTTCGCCTGTGACATTTAGAAATCTTGGTATTCCTATCGTACTTGCGCACACCCACACACCCTACAGGGCTGACGACACGCTCTATGTGGGTACTAATACGGAATTACTCCTTGACTACAATCAGAAAGGTGCAAGTTCCTGGGTCCATTGTAATATACTGATTGCTAAAAATGGATTGGCTCAACATATAATATTCAACAATTATAAATTTACAACTTTTAAACAATTAAATCTTTTATAACAATGAGAAAATGGATTGTGCGCTTGTTTGCGCTAAATTATGTAGTGAAAATTGGTGGAAAACCTCACAACTTCACTCGTTCTGCTAACTTTATATTCCCTTCGTTGGCTTTGACTATGGTTTCTTCGGCTTATCATTGTCCTTATTGGTGGATTGCTCTATTGTTGTTTTTGTTTTTTGCGTTTTTCGGATTTATGTATTTCCGTTTTAAACCTCTAACAAATGATGACATTCGCTATTTTGACGAGCCGCAACTTCAGGCTTGGTGGTTTATAAATAACTACCAATACAAAACAGAACTCAAAAAATACAATGGGTTGTGGGTTGTTCTTATAAATCCTATAGTTTTTATCGCGCTGGTAGTTATTTTGTTTTTACGCTTTTCTTAATTATCTTTGTACAATTGTAATTTGTAAATTGTTGAAAAGATGAACATACAAAATAAATGTTGCCCTGAGCGAGTTATATCTGAAACCCCTTGCCGCCCTCAACCTTGCAGACCTGACCCTTGTGGTTGTAAAAGTTTCATAGGTACTGAGTGTGTTATCTATGACGGCAAGGGATTTCGGGTGATAAACTTGCCGAAAGGCTCTACGCTCCAAGACATCTTGGAATGGGTTGATAATCAACTCTTTAAGATGATTAATGACGTGTTGACGATGCGAAATTTGGGAGATGGTGTCAAGGTTTATAAAGCTCGTTCCGCAGATGGGTACTATGATTTTAGAACACTTAAGTCAAGTAACACCAAAACGGCTGATTTCACTCAGTTAGATGATGTTATAAATCTTGAGGTTTTTGAACCCCTCCTTAAATATGAGGCAGGTGGAAATGTTATTATGTACACCAAGTCTAAAGCGGGTGTTGAGTTAGAGATTTGCCGTATAAAGATTTCTGACCTTGCAGGAGATGATATTCATATCAGTAATATCACCACCTCTGATGGAAACCTTGTTTTTACCTACAACAAAACCAAATCTCCAATCACAATACCAATCGCTCGTTTCTTGAGTGATTATTTCGGTACGTCTTTGGAATTACAAGGCACTGTTTTGAAGTTGAAAAGGAGTGGTGGCGACCTATCTGTTGATTTAGCTTCACTTGCTGTAGATACATACACAACTGCCTTGACTTTAAATCAGCGAACTCTTGTGCTAAAACAGAACAATGGTCGTCAGGATTTAACTGTGGACCTAGCAGCTTTAGCTTCTCCTGCGGCAGTGGATACTTATGTGACAGGTTTTTCATTGAGTGGTAATGTTATTACACTTTCTCAGAACAATGGGAAACAGCCTATTACTATAGACTTGAGTTCTATAAGTATCAATGGTGATAAGCACGTGACGGGCGTGTCATTTGATGGTCAAACTTATATGTTGGTTATTACTCGTAATGGTTTACCGAACATAGAGGTTAATCTTTCTGCTTTAAAACCTGTAAATTCAGATTTTACAGAAGACAAACAAGATAAACCATCGTTTGTTAAAAACAAAAACAGGTACAAAGACATTACCACTGATTACACCATCAACTCTTTAGATAACAACATAAATATCTACATAAAGAATGAAGCTCGTAATATAACGATTACTGTACCTAATGCTTTATCACTAACCGCCAATTTGGAAACTAACAACGCTTTCTTTACGTCATTTACTCAAGTTGGTACAGGTACTGTCACTTTTGTAGGGCAGACACTTATTCCAACAGGTAAAAAGGCGGTGATTGAGGGTCAGGGTCACGTTGCGGCTGTTGAGGCTACAAGGGATACAACTTTCGTTTACGGTAATTTAAAACAGGCATAATTTTTCTTCAGAAAAGTTTGTGGGTTAAAAATATTTTGGTAATTTTGCCGCGAATTAATAATATTAAAATTTATGACAGCAGAGTTACTAAGAAAGAAAGAAGACATTTATTTAAAAGTCTTAACTCAATTAAATGAAACATTTAACCCTGAAAACTTTGACGAAGAGGTAGTTACGAACAGAACATACGCTTCCTCAAATGAGGGAAGTTTAGAAAGACCAAGTTTCACATTCAAGCGTTATCTCTATCGCGGAGACCGTTTGTATGTGAAACTTCCTTTATTTTGGGAAAATGACATCCCTAAAGTTGGAACTCAAATTTTAGATTGGGGCTACTCTTTAACTACAATGATTAGTTGGGGAGAAACCTCTACAGAAAAAGAGGACGGCTTAAATAGGTGGAAAGTAGAAATGCGTCTTAAAGGTATAAATCCTGACGAATACGCTCAGGAACGCGCTGATTATGGAACACTTATGCACTATTCGTTCTCACTACTACTTAGCGATTTTGAGTTCAAAAAAGAAACATTTCAGAAAGACTTGTACGACCAAGCACTAACAGATAAAGTGCTTAAAAAATCAAGATTAATTTTCATCATCGACAAGTACTCAATGCACTTGTGGAATAATCTTATTGGTTTTTGTAAATTTATTTCAGATTACAATGTGAAACCAATAGCTACAGAGTTGGTGGTTATGGATAAGAATTTACTTGCCGCTACTCCTGTAGACCTTTTGTGTTACATTGAAGAGCCTGTTAAAATATCAGCTGTTGTTCCCACAGGTGAGTTCTACCAACGTGATGTAAAAGGTGTAGCTAAGAAAGGAGACCCTAAGACAAAAGCAAAAACCTTTATTGTACCTATAAAGAAAATAGCTATAATTGACTTTAAAGCTGGTACAAAAGGCTTCTACGATGCTTATTACTTCCAACTACAATGGGGTGCTCAAATGCTCAAGCAGACATACGGAATTGAGGCTGAAGTCTTATTCAACTACTCACCAAAAGATGAGATGGGTACAATGTACAAGGTTAAAAAACAAATGGGGAACGAGAAACTAGATACCTTATTCCCTCTATTGCAAGAGACTGCTTGCGTACATCTTCTGCATAAATTCAGAAATGGGATTGAAATCTTTAATGACGAATTGGATAATTCTAAGACTATAACCTTTAAAGCTGTAAAACCAAACAAAGGTCAAGAGGGTTACAGAATTGAAGGTGACGAAATTGTCTTAGAAGACGGATACAGATTCAACTACAAGGAAATTTTAGATAAAGATGGCTATACAGAAGACACCGAAGAAGAAGGAGGAAACGAAGAATAAAGTTTTATTCGGGGACACACCTCGCTTTGGTCTTGAAAAGTATAAAGGTTTAAAATCTCGTTACACTTGCCCCTCCTGTGGCAGACATCATTCTTTTGTGAGGTACATAGATAAAGTGACAGGCTTGTACATAGGAGAGCAATTTGGCAGATGTAACAGAGAGACATCTTGTGGTTATCACCTTATTCCTAAGATTTCAGATTTACCTAAAGACGCTCCACTTGTTGTAAATAACAACGAGATAAAGGAAGAGTTCATAGAGAAAGATTTTATTAATGTTATTGATTCTAAGTTTGTGATTAAGAGTTTGGAGGAAACTCTAAACTCTTTCACCTACTTTTTATACAATAACTTTCCTAAAGAAAGTGTTGATTTAATAATTAAGAGATACTATCTCGGAACTACAGACAAATGGGGTGATAGGGCTGTTATATTTTGGCAAATAGACCAAGATTACAACAGCAGAACAGGTAAAATAATGCTGTACAATAGGGAAACAGGTAAGAGAGTTAAAGAACCAATCAACAGAATAAGTTGGGTTCATAGACCAAACAAAAGCTGCGAATATGGAAATACCTATGATTATAACTTGTCACAAGTGTTTTTTGGAGAACATTTGGTAAATACACCTAATGTGGATACATTTCACATAGTAGAAAGTGAAAAAACTGCTGTGATATGTTCTATAATGAAACCTGAAAGCTATTGGTTGGCTACGGGTGGATTAAACAACATAAAAGGTGAAAAGCTGTTACCTTACGCAGATAAGAAACTAATATTTTATCCAGATAAGGGAGACGCTTTCAACAAGTGGCAAGCAAAGTTATCTGAATTTATAGGTGAATATGACATAGAGGTTAGTGATTTTCTCGAAAAACAAAAAAATGTAAAAGAAGGAGAAGATATGGCTGATTACTTACTTAAAAAACTCAAACAAAGAAATGGGACTAATAACAAAGGCGGTTGATTTGGTGAATGTTGCTGTGAGGCAAATTCAAAGGTATCAAACACACGAGGACGCGCCTATAAAAACACGTTTTGAACATTTCAACGCCAATGCTCTTGGTGGTATTTTCAAAGGGAATATCATAACAATTGGCGCTATTTCGGGCTCAGGTAAGTCTTATGTTTTACAACAGATAGAAGAAGATATGTTTAATAAACAGTTAAATCCCAGTTGCGATGATTATGTGCTGCTTAGGTGTAACTGGGAGATGACTGTTTTTAAATTGCTTATTCGGAAGTTAAAACGAAAACTTAGGAAATCTGCTACCGAGATACTTTTTAAATCACCTGAAGGTGATGATTTAAACAGATTTAAAGATGTGTGTGATAGCGAAAGGTCTGATAAAATTTTCTACTTAGAAGACCCTACCGACCCTAAAACTTGGTACGATGCTGTTCGTGCATTTTTAGAAGAAAATAAACATAAAAAACACGTGGTGGTTACAATCGACCACATTGCGTTAGTTCGTGATGTTTTTGGTAGTAAAAAGACCGCTATGGACACTTTAATTGAGAATATCAATATGTTGAAAAAGGAATTTATAAATGTTTCTTTTATAATATTGTCTCAATTAAACCGAGATATTGAAGGCAGGACGGACATACAGAATTTAGCACCGAAACGTTCAGATTTGTACAACTCGGATACAATCTTTCACATCTCAGATATTGTCCTTGTACTCCACAATCCTTTTAAACTGGGTCATAGTCTTTATATGAACATACCAGGTTTGGCTGTGGACTCTGAGGGCAATACGTTGGACAATAGGTACGCCCACCTACACGAGTATATGGAGCGGGTTGATAACAAATGGACGCACTTTTTGACTGCAGGGAATGTATTTTGGCACTACCTTAAGGTTCGTGAGCTTGAGGACAATTACATTGACATAGCTGTTGAGCCTTTCTTACTATCAGACGGAAGAAGATTGACAGCATCAGTTAATACGGCAGGTTCAAAACCTCAAGACACTAAAACTAAGAAAAAGGAAAATATGCCTGATTTATTTGGCGATGACGAAGATGATGATGTTCCTTATTAACACTCAAATTTGTGAGAAAAAACTGAAACCAAAATGAAAAAAGATGTTTATTTATTAGATATAGAGGTTTATAGAAATTTATTTTTTGTAGGTTGTAGAAATTATAGAACAAAGGAGGATTTAACATTTGAAATGTCTCCAAGAAAAGACCAACGTAAAGAACTATATGAGTGGTTATCCAACTACAATGGTTTTATGGTTACATTCAATGGTCAGCACTATGATGAGGTTGTTCTTAAATATTTTTTAAAACAATATGATGAAGAGTTCGCTTATTGTTCTACTTCCAACCTCACCTTTTGGATAAAACAAATGTCTGACAAGGTGATTGGTGAAAAATATAATGACTATAAAGAATACAAGTGGTTTAAAACGGCTTGGACTTCTATAGACTTAATGTGTTATTGGTCTAGGGGCTTAAGGATTCAAAAACATATTAGTTTGAAAGCGTTGGCTATTCAACTAAATTATGACGAAATCCAAGAGTTGCCTTTTACCCCCGACTACGTATTTAAGACAAATGAGGAGATAGAATGGTTGATACGCTATAATATGCGTAACGACTTGGGTGTTTTGGAGAAATTGTACGTCAAGATGCGTGGGGATGTTGAATTGCGTCACTACCTGCTCAAGGAATACAAAATTGAGTGCTGGAGTATGGACGCGCCTAAGATTGCTTCGGAATACCTGCTTGAGGACTATTGCAGAAAAACATATAACAAAGATAGTGGGGTTTCATATTGGGAGTATAAAAGGGAGATAAGAAATAGAAGGTATGAACCAAAGCCTTTTAAATTAGGTTCTTACTTACCTGAAGTACATTTTAAAACTGAAATCTTTAGAAATGTTTACGATGGTTTCAGAAATTGCTCAGGTCAGTTCAAAATGGAAATTCCGTTTGTTAAGAATAGCACAAGGGTTATGTTACTACCATCTGTTGGAGGGATACATTCTGTGAATGACAATGAAATTCACGAAAGCAGTGGTGATTACGTGTTGTTAGACGCTGATATTGCATCTCTTTATCCAACATTGTTTATACAATATGGTTTCTTACGTGGAGACCTCAAGATAGTTTTAGATAAGTACTTGGAAATAAAAGACGATAGGATTGAAGCTAAGCACTCAGGGAACAAGAAAAAAGACAAGTTTTTAAAACTGGTTTTGAATAGTTTTTCTGGACTCGCAGATTGTCCTACCTCTTGGCTTTACTCTCCTGAAGAGATTTTAGCTTTGCGTGTAACAGGTCAGCTTATACAGCTTAGGTTCATAGAAGAACTTGCGGAACTTGATGGTTGCTCTGTGTTCTTTACTAATACAGATGGTACAACTGTCAAAATAAGAAAAGACCTTATTCCAGAATATTGTCGAATAGCTAAGTCAATAGAGAAAGAATTTGGTGTTACTTGGGAATTTACAATTAATAAAAAGATGATTTTCTCTAACACCAACTCTTACATATCTTTAATAGAGGAAGAGTTTATGTTGGATGACAATTGTAATTTCATTTCTCACAAAACAGGTCTCAATAAAATAAAAAGAAAAGGCTCTGTGTTTAGATATGGTGATGATATTCCTTTAGGGGATAGTGTGAATATGCAAGTCATACCAAAAGCTCTTGAGGCTTACTTTTTGAAAGGTATTCCTTTGACTGAATTTATAGGAAATCCTGAAAAGTATGACTTGACAATATTTGATTATTGTGTTGCTAAAAAAGTTTCTAGGAACTGGGAAGTTTATTGGGGTGACGAGAAAGTTCAGAACATCAATCGTTACTTTTTTGTTAGAACAGGTAGGTATCTCAATAAAAGAGAGGCTGTTTCAAACAGATTTCTACAAATGCACAAGGATTGCGGTGTGGAACTCTTAAATACCTATAACCCCGATAGACATATTACAGATTATCCTATAAATGTGAATTACTATACCGCCATTGCAAGAAAACTCGCATTGGAAATGGAAGTTAGTAAGCGTGAGTTGGACTTATTTAGTCAAGATTTTGTCGTAAATTAGTTGCATTTTTGCGACAAAATCTTATATCTTTGAAAAAAAATTTGTAAAAAAGTTTGCAAGTTATAATAAAAGTTTGTAATTTTGCCGCGTTTTAAGTATAATAGTTTATGGAAAGAGATTTTAATGACTTGCTTATGCCTAAGTTGGTTTTCAAGATGTGTTTGAAAGGTGCGCTGATTGCAGGTTCGAGAGCAAATCAGGTTTTTGATTCTTTCAACATTTTCAACGGGCGAGATGGGATTTTCAAAGGCTTGAACCCTGACTCTGATTGGGACTTACTTGTCCCTTATGAATGTTGGAGCGATGTGAAGTTGTTGATACCTGAGACTGCGGTCGTTAACTCTTTTGGTGGCTTCAAGTTCAAAACATTAAATTCTGATGGAAAGACACTTGTTGAAGTAGATGTTTGGTGCGATAATCCAATATCGTATCTTAGCAATGGTTATGATGTTGTTATGGTTTTACTCGACTATAGGAACAGGAGGTTTTTCACATCTGCCTTTTTCTAAAAGTGATAATTACGATGGAAGTTGTGGAACTAAAATATGTTAAAAAGACACCTTTAGAACTTTTTGAGGAGTCTTTGAATAAGATTTCAGATGAAGATTTTGCCAAACTTTTGGACGAAATGGAAAACGACCCAGAAGGTTGTGGTATGACTATTGGGGAGTTTGTGGAATCGTTAAATTTTACCTGACAAATTGACATATTGTAAATCTCCACATTTCGTAAAGACATTTCAAGTTTAAAAAATTAAACAAAAAAACAAACAAAAAAACTTGTACAGAACAAATACTTTTACTAATTTTGCATCGTAAAAAATAAAATAAGAATGTTAAAACACAAAGCATATAAATTCCGAATATACCCTACACAAAAGCAAAAGGTGTTACTTAACAAAACTTTTGGGTGTGTAAGATTTGTATGGAATTACAATGTAGAGTGTTTTAACAATAATGCGGATAACACTTTGTCTGTTAAGGATTTACGTGTAGAACATTCTTTCTTAAAAGAGGTTTCTGCGGATGCTTTACATCAAAAGGCAAGAGACTTTTTCGAGTTTAAGAGGCAGTACTTTAACAAAAGTAGAAAGAAGCAGTTAGGAAGACCAACTTTTAAGAAGAAAAGACTTTACAATAAATATCGATTAGCTAATAAGAAATTCTCTTTATCTGCAACACATATAAAGATTGAAAAGATAGGTAAAATAAAAGTTGTTGTAGATAGACAAATTCCAGAGAGTGCTAAGTATTTATCTGTAACTATTTCTAAGAAGCCTTGCGGTCATTTCTATGCCTCTGTTTGTGTAGAGGAGGATATACTACCTAAGAATAAAACTCACCTAAAGGTAGGTATAGATTTAGGTATAAAGACTTTTGCTACACAATCGGATAAAGTAGAAATAGCTAATCCTAAGTTTCTTGTTAAAAGCCAAAACAAGTTACGAAGATTACAACGTATTTTTTCTAAGAAATTAAAAGGTAGCAAACGTAGAGAAAGGTTTCGTTATAAGATAGCGAGATTACACGAAAAGGTATCAAACCAGCGTTTGCATTTTTTACACTCTTATACTACAGAACTTGTAAATAAATACGATGTTTTAGTTATCGAAGATTTGTCTGTAGAGGAGATGTTAAAAGATAAAATTCTCTCCAAGAGTATTTCGGACGCGAGTTGGAGTTTGTTTCGATTTTTATTAACTTACAAAGCAGATTGGTACGGAAAGGAGCTAATTGTCGTAGATAGGTATTTTGCATCTTCTAAAACTTGTAGATGCGGATACAAGAACAAAGATTTGAAACTTGACGACAGAGAGTGGGTTTGTCCAAGTTGTAAGGCTCGAAACAAGCGGGATTTACTTGCGTCAATAAATATTTTGGAGGAGGGTTTAAGGATAAAATCCGTAGGAGTTGATGCGGATTAACGGACGCAGAGACAAGGAGTTACAATTTGTAACGATTTGTTTAAGAAGCGTTTAGATTTTTAGAGATATTATTTATTATTAAAAATTGCAACTATAAAATAATTTATATATAATTTTATGAAACCTGTACAAATTGTAACAATTAAAGCTAAAATACCTCTTTACAAAAAGGAGGATTTAGCAAGCAAGGTGGAACTCGTAGCTCTTGAGGAGAATGGGTTTGAGATTGTGGCGCAGAAAGATTTGTATAACATCGGAGACAAAGCTGTTTACATACAGCCCGATTACTGTTTATCAGAAATACCTATTTTCTCCTCTTTTATAGCTCCTGATGGAAACGAAGATAGGTCGTTGTTAGGTAAAGTTGGTGGAAAACCAAGAAGAATCAGAGCCAAATCTTTTAACTTGTCTAAAGTGCCTAATGGTGACAAACTTTATTCAAACGGTATATTGCTTCCGTTGGAAGAAGTTGTTCATTACATAATGGAGAATGTGAAAGATTACTCTAAGAAGTATGATTCTGTGTATGCTGCTGTTGAGGACGAATCTAATTTAGGAGTGTATAAGTACGAAGAGCCTGAAATTTCAACAGGTGGGTCTATGGGCAATTCTCCTAAAACATCTTTAAAAACGTTTCCTGAAGGTTGGTACAAAACAGATGAGACTAACATATACAACAAGTGGCATTCTTTAACATTCCCTGTTTATTTGTTGGGAACACAGAAAATTGACGGAAGTTCTATTTCAATTTCAGCTGATAAAATCTGCTCTCGCACAAGAGAAGTTAGTAGATTTGTCAAGAAAGTTGTAGGTCGTAGAAAGAAGACTTGGAAAGAGATATTATTGTTCAGAAAACCTGATTTGAATATCTATGAAGAGGTTGAGAATGAAAATGAGTTTGTCAAGGTTGGAAAACAATATCAAGATGCTCTAATTGAGGTTGGTGTTACAGACATTGTCTTGAGAGGTGAAGCCAATGGTAAAACCTTTAAAGGTAGTGGTAATGTTCTAAATGCTACAGCTAAGGAAGAGCCAAACATCAAGTTCTTCAGTATAGACAAGATTGAGAATGGGGTTACTAAGAGATTACCTTACGAAGATTTTCTTTTGAAATCAAGTGTTCTCAGATTGCCTGTTGTTCCATTATTGTTTGCTGAAGAGTTTCAAAGTAAAGAGCAGCTAATTGAAAGATGTGAAAGCATTTTTAAAGAAAACAAGAATATGGAGGGTATTGTAATCCGTGACTCCGATTTCAATTTCTCAGCTAAGTTTATGAACAATTATTACGATAGTAAAAAATAAAAAAACTAATTATGAGCAAAATTATCTCGTATGCCGACCGCGTGTTGGTTGATTTGACACCTGACGAGAGCGATATGTTCTTGTCAAAGAAACATCTTGAGGGTGTGGTTGTGTCTTGCGGCACAAGTAGTAATTCCGACATTGATGTCGAGGAAGGTGACAAAGTTCTTATAGACAAGAACGCAATCCCTTACGAAACGATTTATGATGGTAAAACATTGTATTTCTTCAGAAAAATAAATATTTTAGCAATAATTAAAGATTAGAGATATGTCGAAGAATATGAACGACAAAGCGAAAAAAGCTGTACAATTAGACCCATCTTTGTTTGGGTACAAAGCAGGAGATAAAGTTGAAATCGAAGGTCAAGCACTCTTGCAAATAGTTAATTTTTTAGGTGATATAGCAGGCAAAGGTGTTCAGCACTTGGTTAAATTATCACCGCGTCAAGAGGGAGAAAGTCCTTTAGATTGGGTTACTCGTTCTGCTGAAAAACAGGAGACATTTATGCCGTTGGAATCAACAATTGCATATCGTTTAGGTGCTTACTTGGCAGGTGTTCACGAACAGAATGTAAAGACAGGTAAAGCCACTCACGTTTCTAAACTTCAACCTGAAGTTGCCAACGCACAGGCTCAAGCTGAAACGCCACAGCCTGAAGCAGTGCAACCTGAAGTAGCTGAAGACAAAAAGTCTGAAACTAAAAAGGTTCGCAAGACAATAAACTTCAGTGATGGGGTTGCCAAGAAAGAAGAATAAAATAAAGCCTACACTTTTTTATTCATTTTTATTTAGAATTTTAATTTTCTCATTCCCAACACCTTGCGGTCGAGGGAATGAGTTTTTTAACAAGTGCTGTAAAAATATTTGTAAAAATATTTGTAAGTTTCGAAAATAGTCGTAATTTTGCAGCGTTAAATTATAATTACAAGACTATGATAGACAAAATAAAAAACAATTTTCCTACATTTGCCTTCGAGGTTGTTTGTGTTTTAGATTTATTAATCAACATTTTTATTTTGGGGGCAACCAGAGGTTGGTTTGGTGAAGGTTATCAGGATTGGGTTTATAATATTGCGGTTTTTTCAGAATTGCGTGATTTTCGCAATTTCACGCATTCTTTCACAATAGGCTACCTAATATGTTATTTTTCCTTTGATTTAGGAAATTGGTTGAAAAACAAAAACAAGAAGTGATGCTATTATGAGTTATATTAACTTTAAAATGTTGTATAGGAAAGGTCTTAGTGACACTGATTATATGTTGTTACTGAAAGTGCATCAAAAAGACTTCCACCTTATACAAGACGAAAAGAAAGAAGTTATAGATAGGTTAGTGGAGGAAGAATTTTTAACTTATCTCAAAAAGAAAGAGGGTGATATTAATTCTTTGCGATTAACTAAGAAGTGTTCTGATTTTTTCAGAGAACTTGAAACCTATGAATTTGATGAGAGTGTGTTGGTTCTTGAGGATAGGCTTATAAAATTGTACGAATTGAACAACAAAACGATAGGTGTTAAAGCTAAGATTAGAGAAAATTTGATGTGGTTTATCTCCGCAACAGGTTTTGGTGTGGAGGTTGTATACAAGATAGTTGAAGACTATGTCAATGATTGTATCAACAATCAAAGAAACATTATGTATCTTGAAAACCTTATTTGGAAACAACCAAATGTGTTTTCTGTTCGTAGGTCATTAAAAGACAGTGTGTTGTTTGATATGATTTCCAAGAGATACGGCTTAGGTGAGGCTGAAAGGTTTGAGGACAAGAAAGGGGCAACTTATGATTGGGTTTTCGGATTGTCTAAGCTGACACCTCCTAAGAAAATGGACAAATCTTTGTATATGACAGGTTGTTATGACGGAGATGTTAGGTTTTTAAAGACTATCAAAAAAGAATTAATCAAACTCATTAAAGGGATTGAAAATGAAGAAAAACAATTGAAAGATGAATAAACAAGAAGTGAAATTAGAAGAAGGTTGCTTCTACTTAGAGCAACTTGAGTTGGGAGGACAGATTATTTTTAATCGTTATCACAAAATCCTCTCTAAGAATGAGGACTACAAACACAGAAATGTGTTCTTTTCGGAGCAATTTACCATAAGAAACAATGGTGAGATTGAGGTTTGTACCAAAGGTTCTGCTGAAATTCAACGTTTTACACGCAACATTTTCAGCCATATAGACGAAAAGACTTACAATTCTAAGAAAAAGGAAATGTTTGAACTCCTTAAAAAGAAAATGTAAATCAACAAATTTAAATAGTTATAATAATGGCAAGAAAAGACCAAATTTTACAGAGAAAATTAGATAAAGCAAATAGAGCTTTGAGACTACTCAATGTTGTGGAAAACATACAACAGTGGGGGTATGACAAGGGTATAATCCAAGCCGCAAACCCTATGGCGCAATGGACTAAAACCCAAGAGGAGGTCAACGAACTGAAGGACGCTATTGAGAAAAATGACAGAGACGCAATTGTTGATGCCATTGGTGATGTGATAGTGACTGTTATCTTGCAGGCTAAGATACAGAACATTGATTTGACTGAAAGTTTAGAAAGTGTTTATGGCATAATTTCTAAACGTAAAGGTAAATTGGTAAATGGTACATTTATAAAAGAGTCTTAGCTGTGGCTGAAAGCAAACAAATAAAAAGTAAAAGTAGAGTGAAGGAGCGTGGTGAGGTTTTCACCAATGAAAGAGAAGTTAAAGCTATGCTTGACTTGGTGGGTGAGAAGAGCTACGACCCTTCCGCTACTTTTTTAGAGCCGTCTTGCGGTACAGGTAATTTTCTTATAGAAATATTACGTAGGAAAATCTCAACAGTTAAAAAGAGATGTGAGAACTCAACAGACAGGGACGTGTATGACTCTCAGTTAATTCAAGCTGTCAGTTCGATTTATGCGATTGATATAGCTTGTGATAACGTTGAAGAATCGAGGAAGAGGTTACTGAAAGAGGCAGAAGACACAAATCCTTTTGGTGCAGACCCACTTTTGAGTTTGAACTTAAAGTGGATTTTAGAACAGAACATAGTTTGTGGTAATATGTTAGATTTCAAAACTGTTGACGGTGAAAACATCGTTTTCAATCAATATGTTTTCAAATCTTCAGATGACAATGGAGTTTTAGACATTGTTTCTTATGTACCTTTTGAGTTTAAAAATGTGGTGGTAGGTAAGTATAAAAAAGACCAAAAAACGGAGGTTCATAACGAACCTGGCGGTGAGAAAGTCATTTGCCGTTTTACAAAATTGTATAAAAGTAGGAAATAGCATTCCACCTTTGTGTTTATAAAACATCCTGTAAAAAATCTTTTTTTTGTAAAATTTGTTTATTTGTAAAATTATTTGTAATTTTGCAGCCTAAAATTATAGTAAATAATGGAGGGTAACAAATTGTTATTGGAGGGTTGTTCTCTCGTTCTAACGAGAGACGGCTACAGAAAGTTGGAAGATTTGGAAAACTCTAAGGTTGCTATCAAGACAGCATTTGATTATTTTGAGGACGTTGAAGTTAAGTCACTGCTGGTTGAAGAGGAGAAATTTTTCAGAGTTAAAACCAAGTTAGGTAAAGAAGTGTTAGTGACTAACGAACAATTTTTCTTGAAAAATCAATACGATAAATTGAAAGGTAAGTACATACCATTTCCTGCCTCGTTGAGAGAGTTGAGGTACGACTCATCTTTTAGATTTCCGAAAATCGAACCTGTTTGTTTATACAGTGATTTAGTGTGTGATGAGATTTCTTATAGCGATGGCTTTAATTCTAAAAGGAACTTTAAAGCGGGCAATATCTCTTGCTTTTTCAAGCAGCTATATTGTGTTAGAGATAGAATATCTTGGTTAGAGGGTCTCTTTGCACAAAGTGGAAATCTTGTGTCAAGGTCTGAGGGTGGTCGAGTTTATTACACCATATTACTCACAGGTAGTGAGGAATTTTTAAAGGAACTCATCAAATTGTTGAGTACTTTAGGTATTTCTGCTCGCTTTAGAAGTAATAAACAAGGCATTATAATCTCACACTACTACATTCTAAAACTTAAAGAATTAGGTTTTAGGTGGAAAGGTGAAAACTTGGATTTGGTTTCAGGTGTTGATAATCGAACTGAGTACGATTCTGTTGTTGAAGTGACTAAGGAATTAGTAAAATCTAAAAAAATGTACTATGCGGAGGTCCTAGATGGTGTATCTAAGTACGTTCTTGTGAATGACCTCCCTTTAAAAGTTAGCAAAAAATAAAAAAAAGTTTTATGGAAAAAAAAGAACAAAAGACAGTTCTATTTGGGCAAGAAGCACTAAGTAAACTCAAAGAAGGAGTGGACTTAGTGGCTGACGCTGTTAAGGTGACGCTCGGAGGTCGCGGTATGAATGCGCTTATTACGTTGCCTACTTCTGTGAAAGTCACCAAAGACGGGGTGACTGTTGCAAACTATGTGGATACTAATGACGATTACGCACGTCAGGGTACAAGATTGCTAAAACAAGTCGCGTTGGGTACTAACAAGGAGGTTGGTGATGGTACTACCACTTCCGTTGTCCTTGCTCAAGCGATGATTAACAAAGGTATAGATAGAATAAAACAAGGCGCAAACCCTATTCTACTACAACGTGGTATAAATAAAGCAGTTGAGCTTGTGTGCGAGCATCTTAAAAATACAGCTGTAACTATTAAAGACGATGAGAAGTTGATTCGTCAGGTTGCAACTGTTTCTGCAAACAATGATGCAGAGTTAGGTAACATTGTATTGGAGGCTTTCAAACAAGTGAAGTATCAAGGTTTAGTTACGTTTAAAGAGAGTAACACACCTAACACTTATCTTGAGGTTGTTGAGGGTATAAAGTACGACACAGGTGTAACTTCTCCTTATTTTATACCTATAGGTTTCAAGAAATTAACATTACACAAACCTTATGTTCTTGTTACCAACAAGTATATTTCGGGTTATGAGGATTTCGGGAAAGGTGATAGTAATCTTTTGCAACGTGTGTTTAAAGACAACAATAAAGATTTAGTTATTGTTTGTAAAGATATGGACAAGTCTTTGGAAAGAATTATTGTTCATAACTACTCAACTGCGGGGTTGAGAGTTTCTGTTGTCAAAGCCCCTTATTATGGTACTGAACAATATGAGGCTCTTTCTGACTTGGCTGCTCTTTTGGGTACAAAGTTATATGCTGCTGAAAAGAATGATTCTTTAGAAGATGTAACTTTTGATGACTTGGGTACTTGTTCGAAGATAGAGGTGACACTTGACGAGTTTGTCATAACAGCTGACGAGCAAAATGCGAAAAGTATAGAAGACCGAAAGAATGAACTGAAGTCTCTTATTTCTCAAGAGAGAAAGGAATATGCTAAGAAAGAACTACAAAACCGACTAATGAAGTTATCTTCAGGTCTTGCTGTTATTTATGTTGGTGCTAAGACAGAGGTTGAGGCTAAAGAAAAGATAGACCGAGTTGAGGACTCTATTAATTCTGTAAAATCTGCAATTGAGGGTGGTATATTACCTGGTGGAGGTATAGCATTGTTACAAACCTCTGTAGAACCTTGCGAGGATTGTAAGGAAAACACTGAGTTTTACGATGGTTTTGACATCGTTAATGAGGTCCTAGAAGTACCATTTAAAACAATAGTAAATAATGCAGGTCTTAATGCTAATAGTGTCAAGAAACATATAGAGGCTAAAGGGAAACGCAATGTCGGTTGTGATGTTATCAATGGTGATATTGTGGATATGTACGAGGCAGGTATTATAGACCCTGCTAAAGTCACTATAAGTGCGCTACAAAATGCTACATCTGTAGCAACAACTCTGCTAACAACAGGTTGTTTGGTGACAGAACGTGGCTTTGTTAGTTTAGATGGAATATAAAATAAAAAAATTATTATAATATGGCGAGACAATTTGTTAGAAATGGAGGTAAAATAAATTACCTCAGTGTTAGAACCTCAGACGGTATGTTATATACACGTTTGACGAAAGAAGAATATGATGCAGAGGTTGCTAAAGGTAATACCTTTGCTAAAATACACAAGAAGGATGAAAAACCTGAAAGCCCTACCTATTATCACAACACTTTTCCTGGTGGGACAGAGATAGGACATATTACCTTTCTTGGAATTACGGAGTACAATTTGAGCACTGGTAAAGTTTCGTATTTAAGTTTTACTATCAAAGGAGAAACTGAAAGCGATAATGTGTCTGTGCCTTTGTATCAACAAGGTAGTCTTGATTTGAATGGGCTTGCTAAGGAAATCATAAAGTATTTACCGAATATTGATTTCTCAAGACCTATTTCTTTCAATTCTACGAAACAGAAAGATTCAGATGGTAAAGAACGTGTGAAATTTTTCTTCAGTTATCACGATGGAGAAAAACCTGAGTACTTAACCACAGCACTTAAAAACAGAAACGAGAAAAATCCTAATGGACAACTACCTCCTCCTGTTAAAGTTTCTAGGAATGGAAAAGAGAGTTTGGATTTTTCAGAACAAGATGATATTTTGTATAATGCGTTAGTGGTTGAATTAGAGCGTTTTAATTCTTTCAAACAACAAAATCAGCACTTGTATCAAGCACAAGCTGTTCAAGCACAAGCTGTTCAAGCACAAGCTGCTCCGCAAGTGGCTCAGCCTGTGCAGGCAGCACCGCAGTATGCACAACAACAAATTATACAACAAGGTGCACCACAAGCGTTCCCTCCGCAAGGTTACGTTCCACAACAAGGGTATGCTGCTCCACAGCAACCTTTCCCTTCACAGGGATATGCACCTAACCCTTATCAAGGAGTACCTGTTCAAGGTGTACCTGTACAAGGGACACCTATACAGAAGGCTGCTCCAATCAGAACAGCACCGCCTACAAATGTAGCTCCTCCAGTCGATGAGGAGGATGACCTACCATTCTAGGATTCTAAATTCTAAATTTGAAAATTTAACCAAGCTGGTAATTTTTTAAATGTTTCAGAAGAAAAGAGCTTCTTTTTAAAGGCTCTTTTTGTTTTTTTCAATATTTTTTCGTATCTTTGCAGCGTAATTATATAACTTATAGCTGTAAGAATGAGAGATTTAGATACAGTTGATTTGAGAGAAGAGCCTACAATGCCTCGCGATTGGGCTATCTTTTTTCGAGATAAAAACAAAGGTCAATATACAGAAGAGTGTGTACCTACAGATTCTTGTGCGGGAGATGGTGATTGCATAAGGGTTATAAAAGACGTTCCTTTTGCTTGGCAAAACACACTTCTTTATTCCACAAGGTTTTCGGAAGGTATGAACTACGAGAAATATTACAAGGCATATATCCTTGAAATGGGTGCTTGTGAGAAAGGTTTGTGGATTAAAGTAGATATGCCTTTAGAACAAGGGGATGTCTTAGTTCCTCAACACGACAATACTTTAGAATATTATGTAACTTATGCTGATTATTGGGAAAACAATGGAGGCTTTGTTTTGAAGTTGAGGAAAACAGACGAAAAGAGAACTGACACTTACGATAAAATTTTTGAAGCGTTTGCTGTAGGTAAAGCGGTAAATGTGATAGGTCAATTAAAATAATAAGAGATGGCAAGTTGTAGTATAATAAGAAATCCAATAAATAAACAAATAGAGCAGGTTCTTGCTCCTAATGGACAGAAATCTTTCTTGTTTGAAAGTGCTGTAAAACATTTACAAACTATAAAAGATGATGTTATACAGAGTAAAACTAAAGGTAATCAGAATTATGTTTTTCAGGAAGATGGTGTGACCATTACATTGAATAGACGTGATGGTGATTTGTACCTTGAAAGTGTTAAAAACGAAAAAGGGTATCCTGTAGAGAATGTGTTCAGTCGAGTGATGGACAAGTTTGACAAGGATGGGGAGGTACTGTATGTAGATAAAACAAACCCTTTTTCTGAAAAGCTGATTGTCAATGCAGGGTTTGTGGAGAGTTCTGACAACCCCTTTGCCCTTGTTAGGGAGAACGAGGAGTTTAAGAATATTCCAAGTCAAAAACTACTCGAGGAGGCTCTAACTTTACAATCTATACCTTATACAGAGGAGTTTGAAGTTTCTTTTGGTAAATGGAATTACACACAAGAAGAAAGAAAAGAGGCTTTAGAAAGGTTGGCTCAACAAGAAGAGACTCGGAGGCAAGTTCAATTGAGAAACCTTGAGAAGAGTAAGCGTATGTTAAAACGTGCCGAAAATTTAAAGAATAAAAGAGCACAATTTCAAATTGTTGGTGAGGTAGGTGAAAACATTAATAATAAGACGTATGGAAATGACATCGGAGGAGTTCCTTCAAATGAAGGAAGAAGTGAGACAACAGAAGAAACAATTGTTCGCGAGACACAGCAACTTACACAAAACAATGGTGGAGTTGAAACAGGTAATACTGAAGGAAGAGGGCAGGGAGGAACTGATGGTGTATTACAACCTGATGGAGAATTGCATCTACGAAACAATCAAGAAGATGGAGAACGAAATGGATTTCTGTCTAATGAGAGCAGAGTTTTTGGAATTTTGGATGAAGAAGCAAGACACAATGACAAAAACCTAATACCTGAACGTTTCAGGCTGTCCAACGAGGCGATATTCGGTGTGTATAACGAGAAGCTAGAACCGCTGCCAACAGTGAGTGAGTCGCGTTACTTGACTGATAAAGATGCAACAGATAGAAACGGAGAACCATATCTAAAAGATGTTTTAGTTTTCGACAATCTCATACGAAATTGGAATGCTACAATAACGCCATCTCAAATATACAAACTATCTAACAATTTTGGACATAGTTTTGAAGGAATGGAGGAGCTTTACGAGGAGATAAACAAAACATTCTTCCCTAATGGATATTTTGAAATAAGGACAGATTTACTTTTCAATAGCAAGTTGTATTCTAAAGGCGAGGCGATGTATGTCTTAGAACATCCAGAAGTTCAAAACAACTTACAGGGATTTTTTGAAAGAATACGAAAAGAATATCTTTCTAACAACACATATCTTGAAAACACTATCAACAACAACTATTTTGACGAGGAACTCATTCAGTACAAAGACGAGATAGACGACTTAGGTAAAGTTCAAATAGAAGACCCTATTGAGGTAGAAAACTACTTTAAAGAGAACTTGGCGGGCATTTCCAACAGAGAGGTTTTTGATGGGATTGTGAAAAGACTTGATAAGTATCCTTCTTTCAACCAACGTTATAATGGTGACAAGAATTTCGCTAATCAGATTTTCAGAAAATACTCTGCGATGAGTAAGATATTCCGCACACAAATTATCAAAGATGAGTTTTCACCAAGAGTGAAGGGTTCTCGTTTTGCCACAATGTATGAGACACTGCAATTTTCAAATAAGGGAATGGAAGTTGCACAAGACACTGCATTTCTCAATAGACTTGATGACTACGTGTGGTCTTCTGAACAACGAGATGTAAAAGCAATACTTAAAGAGATAGAGACCAAACTTGTTGATTACAACATAGATGTTATAGGGTTGTCTGATTTGTATGACAGAAAAAACAAGTCTGAGTTTATTGATTTTCTAAATAAAATCAACACATTTACTGAGAAAGTGGGTAGCAATACACATAGTGTTAAAGATATATCCCAACTATCTCAAGATATTGACAACTTTTTCGGTAGAAGTGCGAGTTACGAAAAGGTGTTTAAGAAAGTTTCTGACACAAACAAAGGTAAGACACTTGTCGAACTAACATCAGAAAAAGACGACCTTTCACTATTCGAACAACACGGACTCGTTAAAACAAGTGAGGGTTACTATCAAAAAGTTTCTGTGGAAAACACTCTCGAAGAGGCTTATGATAGAGCAACAGATGTGATAATACAAAATCCGTCTCTTATAAATGGGTCTAATTTTAAACATTTGTCTTTTTATAAATATGGTAAATTTGACGAGGTTGCCATTTTAGATGAGGTAAATAGGAGTGCGGTAAAAGACGCGCTGAAAACCTACTTTAAAAAGAGGGCAAACGAGCTAAACGACCCTAATTTGAAAAATCGCACGGAAACGGCTCAAAAATGGACGATTTACAAGTTAATGAACAAGAACCCTATGAATACTGAAAAGCTACCTAATTTCGTACAAGAGGAGGTAAAATTTCAAAATTACAATGGTAATTATCATTATCTGACAAATAACTTCCATTCTGATTTTCAAAATTACATTTTAAAGAACAAACTTGATAATACGGAGTTGTACAAAAACGTATTGAAGTATTTTGAGGTGAATGAAAATGGTATATCTCTAAATACTGAAAACAATACAATTAAACAACGTATTAGAAATTCTTATATAACTGACCAAACATTTGAGAACTTAAAACAATACTCAATTATTTCTAAGAATAAAACAATGCAGGGCTTGTTTGAGTTTGAAAACGATGGTGTTAGAAGACACAATGCTGCTGAAAACCAAAGATATTACTACTCGAACAACTTTTCACAAATGGAAAGTTTTAAAGGAGACTATGAGGTTTCAGGTAACACTTTAGTTGCCAACAACTCAAGCGATAATTTCATACGGGTAAAAGAAGGGTTGTTTGAAAGGGTTGGTCAAACCAATGGTGTTTATGTTTATGGTAAACAACAAATAATCGAAAATCCAAATTTTAATAACTACGAATACAAGTTGGAAAGTCCGAATGTTGATATGGAGGTGGCGAGAGAAATGGTCAAACCTTCTGTGTTTAGTGGTTCTAAATCTGTTAAAAGTTACTCGAAACAAGAAGAAGATTCATTAAACCAACAACACAACGAATGTAAATAGTTATTTCTATTAAAAAAGCCCCGTAATTGGGGCTTTTTCTTTTATTCGTCTTTAAACCATTCGGGTGAGTTGAATAATGCTACTTTGTTTCGTTTAGCATAACCATCAACTGTATTGTGTAGGTCCTGGAGATTAAAGTATGCTCTCGGATACCACGCTTTCAGTGCTTTTCTTGCGATACGAGGGACACCTTCATACTTACCGCTCTTAATTTCTTTGAAACTAAAGTCGTCAGGGTTGAAGAGGTCTTTAAGATAACCTGCTGAAACAAACGGTTCTTCTATCATTTCCTTAGCCTGTGTCCAACCTGTTAAAGGGTGAGATTGAGAATACTCACTCGCAGTTCTAAATATAATGTATGCCGCTGCTTGTATTGCCCAATTATCCTTGTTGTCGTCATCGTCTGCTACACCTGCCATAAGTGCTGCCGCGACCATAAGTCCAATCGCAACACCCCATTCCTTGACCGTTTGCATAAAACCTTCTTTTTCTTCGGGAGATAACTTGTTGTATAGTTCTCTCATTCCCGAAATAAATGCAGCAGGAGATTTAGAAGGCATTTCTTTATATACTTTTTCAGCCATTTCCCACATTCTTCGGTATGAACCTACTTCTTCTCTACCTGTTGTAAGGTTTAAGTGACGTTTCTTAAAACGTTTATCTATGTTAAGCGAGAAGAACGTTTTGTGCATAAGTACTGCCGAAAAAGCGTAGTCGCGTTTGATGTTTATAGCGTCTGCCTTAGATAACACACCATCTGTCTCCGAGTTAGCTTTACGTGTCATACCTGCAACATATAACATAGCTTTATCAAACGCCTCTTTATAAGGTTTCATATCATCTCGTAGTTCGAAACTACCATCTTCTTTGGTAATAATAGTGTTGTACAAGCTATCTTTTCGTAGTTCAGCCCACGCGGTTTTTATTTCGTCTTTACTTTTACCCTGATTTTCTGGAAGGCTTTGGAAAACTTTACTTTGTATAAAGTTACCTTTATAAAAACGCACATCATCCAGGACCGCAAGCATAATGCTGTATTTGATAGGTACGTTAGCCATTTCGTTCAGACCTTGTGGGGCTTTGTCAAGCAAGCGGAAAAACTTGTTGAAACTCGCGTTTCTCAATCGTTCGTTTAAATCCTCAACACCTGTAATCTCCGCAAGTTGAGCAAGTCTTGAGATACTCACTCTACGCCCTGTATCTGATACAAAACCTGGCAGGAGCTTCCAAAACTCTCGTTGTGACCAGTTGTAACTATCTTTATCAAAATAATCACTTTTCCACAAGTGTAGGTTTAGTGCTGCAGTTGTGTAAGAGGTAGCTGCCACGAATGGGTTGAACGCAAGGTTCACATCGCTCACAAATCTGTTGAAACCTCTTATCATTTTACCTACATCTATCTTTCTACCCAATATATTTACTTGTGTTTTACGTGTTTCCGAAATCCCGTAAAAGAATTGGTCAATGTTATTACTCCACGCTTTTCTACCACTTTGTTCGTCTTTCAAACCTTGTTCTTTAGCTTTATGTTCGATTGCTATACCAACGGCGTTGGCTTGTTCGAGGTGTTCGTTTTTAACTTCGTATCCAACAGCGTGAGATAATAGTGCCGAATAAGAGTAAATCAACTCCTCAGATATATCACTTTTTTCCTCCAACGGAGATACTCCGTACTTAGGTATAACATGGACACCTGTTAGCTCCCCAATATCAGCTCCTGATAAATCTTTAGCACCATACTCTTGGGTGTCTATACGTGATTGAGTGAGGTCGTTTAGCATATTTCTAACACCCTCTACAGGGTTTTGAGCTATGTTCACCCATTTACTAATGTGACCTTTAGAAAATTGAGGTAGTAGGAACAAACTGTTGTGTTTCATTCCGTACATATCTAAACTTTCCTTTTTGGCAGCGATGAACTTTTGCCACAACGCTAACTCTTTTCGTGAAGCCTTGCTTGCGTCAAAACCTAACATATCTTTTTCAAACTCGTCAATGTCTTCGTCTCGTATTCCCATTTGACGGTAGAAGTCCTTGTTGTAAAACTCACTCGTTTTCTTAAACTGACGTAATCCGTTGAATTGGGTGCTGTAGTTTTTGTTTGTTAAAGACATTCCAGAAGCATCTTCCATCCAAGAAAAGTCAGCATTAACCTTAAGGAAGTCCAAAACAGTGTCAGTTCTAACGTTAGGGTTTACATTTCGAAGTTGCTCAACAACAGAGGCTACAGAGGTCGTTCCATTTCGCATATTCTCCATTAGTTCGTTAAAACCTTTAGGTGCTAAACGTTTGTAGTAACCCGCTACTTTTGTTCGTCCGTATTCCAACATTATGTTGGTTTTAACAGTACTTTTTGTTTTACCGAGTAAGAACTTAAAGTAATTTTTAACCTCATCACGTGTCATATTGTTGAATAGATTTGGGTCTATGTTCATTGCCTTCATCATATACTCTATAACTATCGGTGACGGATTATCATTCTGTAAGTCTGCTGTGAATTTAATAAATGCGTTTAGGTTTTTCTTAGACATATTCTCTCTCAGGAACACCTCTTCTGCTTTACCGCTCTCCTTTAAGGCTTTGTAGTATGCGTCATTAACAGTGTTTTCGAAAACGTCATTAGAGCCATTTTTACGGGCTTCTCTCGCGTCTCTAACCTCTTTTACTTGAGCAGACACAACGTCCATCAAATGAGCTATGTCGTCTTCCAGATTACGTATCCTTTCGCGCTGTTCATTTGTCATAGATGCACCATTCACTTCAGACGGGTTGAAGCGATTTGTGAACATTTTAAGAAGTTCTTTCTTTTCGTCCATTTTAGAAATCAGGGTGTCTATGGTGTCTACAGCCTGTAGTGCATTTGGTTGTGTTTTCACTCTCTCTAACACATCCCTTAAACTTTCGTCTCCGAACTTAGACCAAAACGCATCGTTAAAGCTGAACCCTCCGTTAGCCATAAAGGTTTTAAATGCTTCTTCTGAGCCCTGTGTTTGTTCCACATCAGCCAACATATCTATAAATGCTTGTTGTAGAACTTTGTTGGATTGTGTTATGTCACTTTCCTGCACAGATGTTCCGTACTTGGTGTTGAACTCGTCTATAGCTGCTTGTAGATTTTCTGCAAAAGCTAAGGCATTGTAGGCATCTAATTTTTCGAGTTCTTCAGCGATTTTCAGTTCTGTACCTGTTTTCTCAGTTCCATCTATTGTGTTTATTTTGTTTTTAGCCTCTAGACGTATTTGATTTAGAGAGTCTAATTCCGTCATATCACTATCGGAAACATCGAGCATATTAATGCGACCTGTTTCTTTATCGCGATATTTGTTTAAAATCTCCCAACGTCTGTATCGTATAGACTTAATGAGTTCGTTTGTTTCGTCACTTAAACGCAAAGTTCTATTCGCCTTCCTTTGATTTAGATAGAACTCCTTACTCATCGGCATTTCCTCGTGTTCAAGTCGGAAATCCTCAATTTCTTCCGATATGTCTAATTTTACATCAGGTTTATCTTTTAGTGCCACAGATATAAGTCTACCCCAGTCTTTTTTGTTTTCGAGGAATGATTCTTCCGTAAATTCGTCTCCCAACTCTGCACCCAAGTGTTTTTTGTAGATTTCATACAAATTTTTATTATATGCCTCATCATACTCTGCGTGCTTTCCGTTGGAAATAATGTAACCGTCAACCTTGCCGTCCTTATCTCTCGACATCATCAGTCTTGCCACTTCTTGAGAGTCGAAATTGTTCTGTTCGTAGAAGCGAATAAGTGGCTTAACTTTTTCAACAGTTTTGGTGTTCAATCTTGTGGTCATATCGTGAACAATTTTACCCATTAGCTGTAAGAATATGTTATTGGAGTTAATCATTATTCCAAACATATTTCGCCACCAACCTACTTTGTCTAACTCGTTTTCGAGTTGTTTAATGGCTTTATCTTTAAATTCTTGTGTGTAGTTAGGATTGTTCTGTATTTCGTCAATAAGTACCTTAAGATTACTTTTGTAAATGTAAGACTTCATACCATCAAGGTTATTTATCTTAGTCTCCATTTGTTCTATCATCTTGCTGTACTTATCTGCACTATCTCCCATAAGACCTTCTTTTTTAACAGCTACGTTTACACTTGCGAGATAAGGTTTTATGTTTTGAATAAAGTTCACCAACATCAATATGTCCGCGCGGTCTATCTTCTCTTTTCCTGTACGAATGCTCTCTGTTTTAACGAGTAGTCGGTTCAAATCTTTATCCCATTGTTTTAGAATAAAAGATAGAGCCTCCTGTTCGTTCATTGAACGGAGTATATTTATTCGCGTAGCCATTGTGTTTTTTATAGCTCCGTCTGTAGAGTAATACATACCTCCCAGATAAGCCAAAGCCACATCTACAAAGTTTTTAGTATTGAAGAATGTCTTCTGTCCCTCTTTACCGATGTTGTTGGCGTCCAAATTCTCCGCAATTATACCACTGAGTGTTTGTTCCGCAAGTTCCTCCATTGTTTTGTCAAACTCAGATTTAACTTGAGGGCTTAGAAAAGACTTAATTCTCGCCATAAAACTATCGAATAAACCCAATAGTTGGTCTAAAAACCCTTTTTCTTTCTCCTCTACTTCAACTTCTTGGTTTTTATTTCTGTTTAGTATTCGGTTTTGTAGAACTTTACCTAAAATTTCCCTACGAACCATTCTGTTGAGTTCGTTTTCGTTTTTAGCTTGCTCTTTGTATTTTTCGTAGTAGAAAGCTCGTTCTTGTTCCCATTCAGCTGTGTTATGTACCTCTGCTGCAAGTTTATCTATAAGAGCTTGGTCTTTATAAGCCTCTATTATAAAGTGAGCAACCTCTTCGGTCATATTTTCGGTACTTTCTCTACCTTCAGCAAATGCTATTACTTTATTAGCTATATCTGCAAGGGCGTGAACTGTAGGGTCTGTTCCGTATTTAGTTTTGTATTTTTCTGCATATTCTCGCATAGAAGTAACAGATATACCCAATTTCGCAAGAATTTTGTTAATTGCACTTTTCAGTTCCGCTTCTGATTTAGTAGAGGTTTCTATGTCCTCCATAGAATAGAAGTTGTGTCTTTCCATTTCTGCAGCAATAACATTCTCGTCTATGGCATCTACTTTATCGTATTTCGGGTTTTTCTTTCCATTCTTATAGACATCTTCCAACAATTCCTCGCTCGTCATTCGGATTTTGTTACCATCTTGGTCGCGCATAACTTTTGTGTTGGGTCTTGCATCTTCTATTTTCAAGAATCTATTACCTATAACCTCTACATTTTCGGGTGAGTGTCCGATTTGTTCCTCTACAATTTCTGCCGCAGTATGGACACTATATTGTTGAGATGAGGGCGTAGCCCCTTTTCCTTCCAACATAAACTCACCTTGTTCGTAAACGGTTAATTCCTCTATAAGGTCTCGTTTTATAAGGTCATTTGTTATACCCTCTACTGAAGTGTAGTTAGAATCCGCACTTACGTCTGCTATGCTTTTAAACGCACTATCGTCATTAAGTCTATACTGACCCTCGAAAGCAACAAAGTCAGCAGGGGAACTATCGAAAGCGTCTTGTTCTTCAACCACTTCAACATTAAATGAAGATATAAAACCTAAACTTATAAATCCGTGTTTTTGATTTCGTAGTGCCTGCTGATAGCTTGTGAAAACCTTTCCATTTGCCGTTTTGTAGAATAACTTAGGTTCTCCGTTGTCGTCTAACACGGTTTTACGAGAGGACACTTTAACAGGTTTGTCATCTTTGGTGAGATTTACAAATTTATTTTCAACAACACCTTCCTTGTCGTCCAATAAAACGATGTCGTTATCTGTCAAAGGTTTGTGAGCCTGAGCCAACGCTCTATCTGTAGTGTAGAGATTGTTTTCTTCTACATTTTCGGGTATTTTGTATTTAGGTTTTTCGTTGATAATGTCGTTTTTCTCCAATTTGAACAACATTACAGGTTTTTCCATTTGGTTAGCTATCTGCGCAGCCGCTATCGCTTGATTATCATCAAGACCTTCCCTATTTATCTTATCTAATCCCTCTTTTGTATTCTCCCAATTACCGAACGATTTTTGAAACTCTTTAGAATATACATTCATATAAGCCTCAACAGCTGTTTCGTTCTTCAACATTGGATTTCTTACTAATTTTTCAAAGGTTCTAGAATTTGCAACCTCATTTTCAGATAAAGGGTTGTTTATCTTAGCTGAGACTGCGTTTTTTCCATTTTTACCTTTTTTATAAACAAAAGTACAACTCATAGTTATTTCTTTATTATGTTGAATTTCAAGGCACAAAGATACGAAAAAATAACGAATTATCAAATAAAATAAGATTTTTTCTTTACAAATATTTGTCTGTTACAATTTTTATTTGTAATTTTGCAACCTAAAATAATTGAATTATGAGATTAGAAAATAGAATACCTATTTTATGGGACTTGTTTGTGAAAAATCAAGATATAGTTTTCAAATACTTGCTCGGAGACACCGCTTGGGGTTGTAAAAAGATGTTCATAAGTCTTGGAGCAGATGAACTTTTTAAGGCTTGGAAAGAAAACCCTGATTGGCGGTTTGTGCAATTGCTAACCAATTACGCAATAATACCTCATTCTCGTTACTACAATACTGAAGATGAGAGGTTGTTCGTTGATATGAGTCTTATAGATGCGCGAGACATCTATTTTTGGGGTACAATATTCAATGAAAAAGGAGAACGTTTAGAAAGTGTCAAGTTTGAGACAATTGCGGAGTTGGAATATTCTCATTTGGTGTCCGTTTTGAAACACAACGAAGAGAATAACTTCTATATAAGTAATTTTTACTTTCAATTGTTGAGTAAAGAGAAAAGAATAAGAGATGTGCAGAGAGATGAAACCTTGAATGCCTCACAAAAAGGAGAAATCATAGCAAGATTGATACTCTCTCAAAATTTTAGTGACCACAAAGTAAATAAATCAGGATTTGAAGAAATTTATTCACCTAACGCTAAATGTTAATATGGAAAAAGAGGAGAAAAAAACAGAATATGATTACAACATTGTGAGTTGGCTGCCTGTGTTTCCAGGTTTTGAGGGGACAGAATTGCAGATAAACACAGATGCTGTTGTTGAGGCTCACAACAGGTGGCTTGAAAAACCCATACCAAAGGATAAATTCATTTTTGACACAATGGGTTACTATTCTAATATGGCTGATTCAATAACTGAGTATGTTGAGGCGGAGTTGGAATACTTCTTTGCGTTCTGTGGGGCTACAAAAGATGATTTTGAGATGAAGTTTTTAAGGCTTTATTCTCCTAAAGAATACGACTTGAATAATGATTGCATTTTCGTGACATATTCTTTCCAACAAAATGTATATGATTGGATAAGACAATACATTGAGGATAATTATGAGCTATTTAGTGATTATATTCGCTACTACTATACAAAACCGAGAGACGCAAAGGTATTCACGCCATATCCTAATGACCCTGATGTGTGGTTGGAAGATTTCGACAACCTGATTACCAACACAAATCACGGATTGGGTGCTGTTCTTGACTTTATCCTCAAGAATGAAAAATACAATGAGGAGGAAATGGTTCGTCAAATGATTCCTTTAATGTGTAAAGTGGAGTACGATATAATAGAAGACTAACAAGTATGACTAATTACGAAGGAAAGAAGAATTATAAGAAGATGTCTCAACTTACAGAGGACGACAAGGAGGCTGTGTGGTATTATTTCAAGACGGAAAGGAACAACACTGTCCCTGAGATTTCAAAATTTTTCAAAATAAAGTATCACGTTGTAAGTATAATACTAGATGAAAAGTTTAAAGAAGTCAATAAAGTGTGTGAGGATTTGAAAGAACAAGCGGCTAAGAGACAAAAGCACAAAGAAATTGCGCAAATGATAGCGCAGCGTAAAATAGACTTGTTCAATGGAAAGGAAGTTGAAATTTATTCTCCGAGATTAGAAGACGAACAATTAGAAAGTACAAAAGATGATAATAAAAGACAATAAAATATATTTCTACTCAAATGTAGAGAAAATAAAAAAACTACCCAACAAAACATTTCTTATGTTGTTTGATAGTGATAGAGAGGAGTATTATCTTAGTGAGATAGGTTCTTCTACTCTACCCTCTAAAATCTACGGCAAGGATGAGTTGTTTTGTGATAGGGTTTTGAATACTTACAACAAGACAGACCGAAACTTAGGTGTTCTGCTAACAGGTCTCAAGGGTACAGGGAAGTCGATGGTTGCGAAAATGATTGCGCAAAAAGCCAAAATGCCTGTAGTGTGTATAACCTCACCTTTCAATGGGGATAAATTCGCGGACTGTCTTGACAAAATGGGGGATGATGTGATACTATTCTTTGATGAGTTTGAAAAGGTGTATAAGGATGAGAACGAACAAAAACAATTCCTTTCTATCCTTGACGGCACTTTCAGTAGTAAAAAATTGTTCCTATTCACCACTAACCACTTTGAAATAAACGAGTTCTTGAAATCAAGACCTAGCCGTATAAGATATGTACGTCAGTTTGATGGTCTTGACAAAGAAACAATTCAGGAGGTTATAGACGATTTACTTGAAAACAAGGAGTACGAAAAAGAACTCAAGGATGTGTTGGAGATACTCAGCACTGTGTCTATAGACGTACTGTTGCATTTCATTGACGAGATAAATATGTACAACGAACCTCCAAGAGTGGCTATTAAAAATATGAATATACAAATAGAACACTCATATTTCGATGTTCGTTTGTACATTAAAGGGACACTTTACCACTCTAAAGTTAATTACAACCCGCTCGCAAGTAAGAGAGTTACTGTTTCTTACAAGTATTTTGATGACAGTGAATACAATAGAGAAAGATGGGGTTATTACTCTAAAGACTTAGAGGAGCTTACTTTTCAAGTTATAGATGGTGGAGAGTTTCAGTTTAGAGATAGAGATGGTAATAAAATTATTTTCTCGCCATCTAAACCTTACGGATTTGAAATTTAAAATATATAGAAACAATGATAACATTTACAAGTGAAAACATTGAGTGGTTGCAGGCTCTTGTGAAACAAGCTGAGACAAAAGCCGCCAACAAAGGAGAGGCTATAAAGGTTAAGAAGTTACAGGAAATCCACGAGAAAGTAGGAAATCTTATGGTAGGAGATGTTGAGACTAAAATCACAGAAGAAAAGATTGAACAAATTGACCAAGTCCTCAAAGAGTTGGAATATCTTACTAAGCTGTACACATCTATAGCTGACATAGGGGATATTATCCAATATGACAGAATAAAGAAAGAGATGACCGCCAAATTGGAGTTCTTGATGACTCGTAAAGAGGAGTTTGCTACGGAGGCTGCTTATTTAGACAATTACCTCAAGAAAGAATATCGTACAACAATTCTCAAGGACATCACCGAGAACAGGAAGGATGAGAACGGGAAGGCAACATCTGTAGCGCAGGCTGATAAACTTGTTGAGATAGACGCAAGATATTTAGCGGTTAAGAAAGAAATACAAAAAGTGTCTCAACTCTCCGACAGAATAAAGACAGCATACGATTTTTATATGAAGATGTGGCAGGGTGTGTTTCAGTCTGTTTCCACTGCGAGTAAAGAGCGTTTTGCAAGTAGTAACGATTAGGTTGTGATTTTTACCTTTTTGGTTTTAGTCTTTATTTTTCGTATATTTGTACCACATAAAATTAGTACACACTATGACAAATAGAGAGTTAGTGAGTAGGGTTGTAAATAATCTTAGAACCCTCAACAAAGACCAACATATTTCAAGGAGATTTATTTTAAGGACAGCTAAAAACAAAGCTAAGTTCTATATAGCACAGAAGCTACACGACAGAAGCCTTTATAAAGAAGACAAATTGTATAAAACAATAAAATGTTTTCAACTAAAGCGTGAAGACGTTACAAAGTGTAACATATTGGAGTTTAAGCGTTGTAATAACTTAATGAAGTCTATTAAAAAACTTCCCGAAACAGTTTTTAGTAGATTTGGTGCTTCTATAGTGAGTGTTTCGTCAGTGGGTGGAGAAATAGAGTTTACTCCTATCACCACTCAGAAGTACGCGCTACAAAAAAATCGACAATTTGCAAACCTTATAAAACCAAACAACTACTACATACAGGACGGATACCTTTACTTGCCCGATTCCGAGATTGAATTAGTGAATGTAGTTTTGCTACCTGTTTCTTTAGACGAAGTTGAGGACGCAAGTGGTTGTAAAGACGAAGACGCTTGTGACGGTTGTAAAGAGGGTTGGGACTATGAGTTTAATTGTCCTGATAAATTGTTGGAAATAGTGATACAAGAGACGCTTAAAGAGATAGCTTCATTCTATAAGGCTGTTACAATTGATGAAAACCCTAATATGGACGAGCATCAAAAAACACAAACACAACAATAAATTTAACAAAAACACAGAATGAAACCTATTCGTAGAACAAAGAAACAAATTGAGGCTGCTGAGCGGAGGAACGCGAGACATCAAAAGGCTTACAAGAACTATTTGCTGTCACTCACACCTGAAGAAGCTGAAATTAGAGAGAGTATACGTGAAGAACTTTATGAAATCTTTAAAAAAAGTGAAGGGGTTGAACTTGACAACTACATCAATAAGATAAAAGCTGGTACAAATCTATCCCAAGCTGATTTTTACGAATTTATGGAGAGAGCTTACAAGAGACCTGAGAAAGATAGACCTTTTAGAAAATCCCAGAGGGTGATAGTGAATAAGCTGTTTGAAGTCATAAAGGACGAACTTATAAACAGACGTTCAGGTGTTGTTCTGGATAAAATTGGTTATATGGCTGTTTGGGTTACTCCTGAAAAAGTGAGAATGCTTGATTTTAAGACTATGAAGAAAACCAAAATCATACACGAGACGGATGGTTATTTTTATAATGTTAGTCTTTTTACTGATATTTTTAGAAACGGTTACGCAAAGTTAGGTTGGACAATGGGTGGGACGTTTTCGAAGAGTATTAAGAGGGGAGTTTTTAGAAATGTGGCAGCAGGTAAGAAGTACATACTCCGTTATAGGACAGTAAAATCTATGTTCAACGCCAATTACAGCAGGAGATTGATGGAAAAAGGTTTTGCATAAGAAGTAATAATAATCTGTAAATCAGCATCTTATCTTAATTTCGGTTAAGAAAAGATGCTTTTTTCTTGCGTATTACAAAAAACCTTTGTAAATTTGCACCTTAAAAGACAAATTATAGAGAAATGAAATATGAATTAAGAGATAATCAAAAGGCTGCTGTAAAGGCTTGTGAGGAGTTTTTATTGCAAGACAAACCGAAGCCTGCTGTTGTTGTAGCTCCAACAGGATACGGAAAATCAATCCTCATAGGTGCTGTTGCTAACCTATGTGAGACCTCTGTTATTGTATTGCAGCCTTCTGCGGAGTTGTTAAAACAAAATCTTGAAAAATACGAGTCTTATGGTAACTTTGCGTCTGTGTATTCAGCCTCTGTGGGTCAGAAAGAGATAGGACACGTCACTTTTGCCACCATAGGTTCTGTAAAAGATTTAGGTAAAACTTTCCGAGAAAGAGATGTCAAAGTGTTACTTGTCGATGAATGCCACGCGTCTTATTCTCCTGAAGAGGGTTCTATGTTTAGAAAGTTCATTGACGACCTCAAACCTACTCACATCATAGGTTTTACCGCCACTCCTTTCAGATTAAAGACGTATGGAGACCTTCGTAACAATTGGACACAGCTAAATATGCTTACAAGTGGAAGACCCACAGTGTTTAAGGATATAATCCACGTTACACAGATACAAGAGCTTGTTAGAGATAAGTTTTGGGCTAAGTTGAACTACGAAATGTGGGATTTTGACACTTCATCTCTAAGATTGAACTCAACAGGTGCTGAATATACCGAACAATCCGTACAGAGAGCAATTATTGAACAAGGTGTTAATGAAAATGTGTTTAAACGCTGTAAAAAACTAATAGAAGAGGGTAAAAATGCTCTTGTTTTTATGGATAGTGTTGAAAATGCTAAAATTCTTGCTGAACAATTAGGTGAAAAGGCTGCTTGTGTTGATGGAATGACTAAGAAAAAGGACAGAGCGAAAATTGTTGAAGATTTTAAGAACAATAAAATACAAATACTAACAAATCAAAGTGTAATGGTTGTTGGATTTGATAAGCCTGATTTACAGACAGTTATAATGGCGAGACCTACTAACTCTTTAGCGTTACTTTATCAAATTTTCGGTCGTGGTGTGCGAAATCCAGAGTACCCAAACCTTAAAGAGTGCCTGATAATAGATTTTTGTAACAATGTTAAGCGTTTTGGTAAGATAGAAGACCTTCGAGTCGTCAACAAGGAGGGTTATGGTTGGGGTGTTTTCAATAACACGCACCTACTAACAGGTACTCCGATGGGTGCAGAGATGACAATTGAGCAGTTGGACGAGGTTATAGAGTTGGAAAAAGAGAATTTGAACGACTTTAAGTTAACATTTGGTGCGCACAAGGGTAAAAGGTTGTCTGAAGTACCTGAATCTTACAGGGTGTGGCTTGTTAAGAACTTGGACGGCTTTAATTCCCTCACTGCAAGTCAGAAAACCGCAATTGCGGCACAATGTATGAAACTACAGGGCAAGGCTGCGGAGGTTGCGTATGACCCTCGTTCGATTATACTATTTGACCTAAATAACATATCCTATGTTTTACACAAAGGTAACAAACTAAGTATGGATGGACTAATGGAATATGTGAGTAGTTGGTTTCCTTCTTGTAACACCTCCAACTTTAAAATTGTTTCAGATAGTAAAAAATCAACTTATTGGAGGAAAAAATTGTATCCCGATTATAAGGAGAATAGAAAACCGAGTGCGGATGAGAGATTTAACAAGTTGTTATATGAGTTGAAACTCGCTTTGCAAGGACAACCTTTCTACGTGTGTCAAGAAATTTTAGAGGCTGACGATATTGTTGCGACTTATGCAAGGAACGCTGCCTACGATAGGGTAACTTGTATATCTGCCGATAGTGACTTCCACCAATTGACTTTCTACTCAAGGTTTGTACAAATATCTCCTTTAAAAAAGGAGGTTGAGGTTGTAAGTAAAAGAGAGGCTATAGGAACTCTTGTGGGTAAAGTACTAAAAGGAGACCCTAAAGACAACATCAAGAAGTCCCACACGCAGATAAAGATTAAGACTGAAGACCTCACAATTGTGAAAGACAGAGTTTATGCGAATTTAGTGGATTATGTCAAGAGATACCCCCATATTGGTGCGCAGGATTTGCCACTACGGAGGATTGTGTGGGAAGAATTGAACGTAATGTTTGCGATGGACAGAGGAATGTTTGATTTGAATTTCACTCTTATAAATTTGATACAGCGAGAATATTCAGAAGTTATCGATTTGCTAATTTCTTAATTATCAACAAGTTGCAAAAAACTTTAAATTTTTTTGAAAAAAAGTTGCAAAAATATTTGGAAGTTTCAAAAAGTCATCGTATCTTTGCACCGTCAAAATGAGAGAACAAGTAGATACAACGAGTTCAATATGTTTTGCGAAAGATTGTCCATATAAAATGAAGTGCGAGTGGGGGAGTGGTTGAACCCGACAGACTGCAAATCTGTTTTCCGTGAGGAGCGCGACAGTTCGAATCTGTCCTCGTACTCAAAATTTTTCAAGCATAGATGTTACATAGATAATTATTTGTTAATAGATTGAATTACTTAATTCTTTTTCCCTCTTCAGTCGGGAGATAGACGAGGGTTCTTCGGGAGGGTAGCTCAGTTGGTAGAGCGGCAGTAGCTGCGCAGGTCGTAGGTTCGAGTCCTACCCCTTCCACTAAAGAACAAATTTTTTCATAAGCATTAATATTAATCAAGTAGTTGGTTGTGAAATAAAACTACTGGTCGGTTAGCTCAGTTGGTAGAGCGGATGGCTGTTAACCATCAAGTCGTAGGTTCGAATCCTTCACCGACCGCAAATTTTTACAAAAATAGAATGTTAATTGATTTGGTGAATTTTTTAGGTAGTTAGTAGGGTAAACAAAACTACCTTTTTTGGAGGTGTAGCTCAGTTGGTAGAGCACGAGCCTGAAGAGCTCGGTGTCGGTGGTTCGATTCCACCCGCCTCCACGAAAATTACGAAAGAAGCTATTTTCATTTAATTGAATGTTTTTCATCGAGCAAGTCTTCTAAGATTAGGAAACTTCCAAAGCCGCCTTATTTATGGCTGCCACCAGGAGGGAATGTAGGTTCGAGTCCTACCTTGCTCACAAGTTCTTATATTTAAAGTTTATTACTTGATATAGGTAATTTTTTTAATGTTTTTTAATGGTTTGTATTTGTAAGACAGCTTGGTCGGGAGATAAAGTTGTCAAACTAGGGAAATAGAGGAACAAGGTAAACTCGCTCGCAAGTTTTTGCTACGAAGAACGAACGAGAGCTGCAGGTTCGAGTCCTGCTTTCTCTACAAAGTTGCGAAACTTTATACTCATATTTTATTAAAATTTAAATTAAACATTCTACTCCAAAGAGTGGGAAAACGTAGTAGCTTGGAGAGGTCAAGTAGCAGTGATTTGACCTCCGTTGGATAAAGCGGGAGGCTAACTCCTCACGTGGGTTCGAATCCCACCTACGTTTCTTGGTTTTTTTCATAATAAAAAGGAAAATTAATTTTTAGTGTTTACATTGCGGGGTAGCGTAGAGGTCAGCGCGGAGGACTCATAATCCTCAAGTCGTGGGTTCGAATCCCATCCCCGCTTCAAAAACCTAACTCAATCTCAAGCTAAAACAACAGACTGACCTGTCAATGCTTTTGCTAATTCCAACATACGAGAATTATGAGATTGTTTTAGGAAACGGAAGAGTGGCGGAATGGTATCGCAACTGTCTTGAAAATAGTGGTCTTATGGGCTTGGGGGTTCGAGTCCCTCCTCTTCCGCGAGGATGTGTGATTTTGCAGATGTAGTTTAGTGAGAGAATGGTTGTCTCCAAAACAACAGGCAGAGGTTTGATTCCTTTCATCTGCGCAAAGAATGCTGAGTAACTGGTAGTGTATGCAAGAGGTCAAAGCAGGCAGTCTGTAAAACTGTTCCCGTTAGGGTTCGTGGGTTCGACTCCCACCACTATCACAAATGTCTCTTTTGAGACTATCATTGTTTTGTATTTTTGTATTTTTAACTAGAGCTGTGGTAATTGGTAACCAGCCTGATTTGGAATTAGGAGAATGCAAGTTCGAGTCTTGCGCTCTAGACGAATAGTTGATATTTTTCATAACGGTTAATTTTATTTTTGACTTGACTTACTCCCACCCCTCGCTGCGGTTGAGGACAGAGTGAGAAAACAAACCCTGAGATAGTAGCTTAGATGTCCTAACAACTCTAAGTGAAGGTTCTCGTTTTATATGTTATTTATGATTAAGGAAATAAACTGAAGTAAGACGAACTTAAATGATGGTCTGAAAAGGTTTTCCTAAGCTGTGCATCTCTTTTTCAGTTGGTTAGGCGATAGGGTTTTTATAGAAGTTCGGCTTTAGGTTTTACTCGAATGTTTTGCGAGATGAATGTGTTGTAAATCTCACATTTGTTCAGCAAAGCATTTTTTTATTTATGTAAATTAATTTTTTAAAAACAAATAAAATGGGAATTTTTGACAAAAGAGAGGCGTACAAACCTTTTGAGTACCCTGAAGTAACAAAGTTTACAGATGCGATGAGCAAGTCTTATTGGGTACATAGTGAGGTTGAATTTACGGCTGATGTACAGGATTACAAATCTAATCTTACAGATGTGGAACGTGAGGCACTGAAGCGTTCGTTATTGGGTATTGCACAGATAGAGGTCGCAGTGAAAACCTTTTGGGGAGACCTTTACAAACTGTTTCCTAAACCTGAGTTCAACAACTTAGGTATGTCATTTGGGGAGAGTGAATGTTTCGACAAGTACACTGAGATACTCACCAACAATGGGTTCAAATGCTTTGAGGACTTGACGGAAGAGGACAAGGTGGCGCAGTACAATATGGAGGACAAATCCATATCGTTTGTAAAACCTTTGCGTCACATAAAAAGGCACTACAAGGGTGAGATGCACTACTACTACACAAGTTATGTTGATTTAATGGTTACACCTAATCACGAAGTTGTTGCAAAGAGAGACGGTTCTAAGAAATTTAGAAAAGTAAAGTCTTGTGATTTAGAGTATAAAGAAAACAATGTACTTCCTGTTTCAGGCTATAAAGATGGTGATGCTGAGTTTACAACTTTAGATAGATTGTTGGTGGCAATATACTCTGTTGGAGAGTTTCGTAGTATTCGCGGATTTCTTGGTCGTTTTGCACCAAGTTCGGAATTTGGTCTTGTTTTCGACCCTACTATAGGGGAAGAGAAAATAGAACGAATTGAGGGATTACTCAAAGAGTTGAGTATTGAGTATGAGAAACGGAATATTGACGATTGTGAGAAAATTGTCATAACAGAAGCTCATTTAGGGGACATTTACCTTGTACCGAAAGTAAAAGATTTATCTTATATAAATCTCGAAAATGTGAGTAAAGGTTGGATAGACGAGTTTTTTAACGAACTTGAATATTGGAATCGAGATGTAGATGGTCTTTTCATTCACAGACACAATGTAGAAAAGTCAATAGACACAATTTCTATTTTATGTACATTGTCAGGGCGCGTCTATCAAAAAAGTGAGGCATTACATAATGCTAAATATGGGCGTTATTGGTGCATTATGATTAACGAAAAGGACGAATACAGGTATTCTCAAAAAGAAGAAGTAGAGTACGACAATTTTGTGTATTGTGTGGAAGTACCTACAGGCTGCGTGGTAGTAAGAAGAAACGGAAAATCTTATATTTCTGGAAACTGTAGGCACTCAGAGGCTTATGCACGACTACTTGAGGTGTTAGGGTATGTCAATGAGTTTGAAAGTATTTTAGAAACTCCGATATTCAGAAAACGTTACCACGTACTTAAGGACTATCTCAATGAGAACAAGGACAACATAATGGAGAAATTGTTGTTTTTCACCCTTGTTATTGAGAATGCCTCTTTATTTAGTCAGTTTGCCACCATTCTTTATTTTTCACGTTTTAAAGGATATATGAAAAATGTAGCTAATATGATAGCGTGGAGTAGTGTGGATGAAGACCTCCATAGTAAAGCAGGGACCTGGATACTTTCTAAAATCTTTGAGGAGCAGCCCGAATTTAGAGAAAAAGCGGAGAAAGAAGCCACAGTCTTTATACAAGAGTACATTAAAATGGAGGACGAACTCCTTGATTGGATTTTTGAGAAAGGAGAGTTAGAAAAGGTATCTAAAAAAGACTTGGGTAACTATATGCGTTATAGACTCAACAACTCTTTCTTAGACCTAAAGCTAAAACCTCCTTTCGAGCTTACAGAAGAAGATATAAAGCCGATGATGTGGTTTGAAGAAGAAGTGTTTAGCAATGAGTTAGACGACTTCTTCGCTAAACGCCCTACCGCTTATACCAAACACGATAAGAGTATAACAGCAGATAGTTTATTCTAATGCTAAGTGTTTGTAAGTCAGCGAGCCGAAAGCAAGCCAAAAAATATTTTGCAAAAAAAGTTGCTAAAATACTTGACAAGAACGAAAAAATGTTGTATCTTTGCACACGGAAAGAAGAAAGGATTTTAACTCAAAATTTTTTGTATTCATTGTAAAGTAAATTTTTCTCCAGAAGTAGTGAGGGGTTTACAATAGCCCCTCCTATGTAAGGAGTTTCCCAAAAGAGCCTATTTTTTCATACATTTCTATATATATATATTTAGTAATTTTTATTTTACAACCTCTCTATGTATCTTAGGGAGGTTGTTTTTCTTCTACCCCTACCTGCATCAACAATCTCTACATACCCCCGCCCCTGACAAACATACCCGACAATCGTACCGCTGCGGTTGTAAAAATGGGTTCGCGGTTGGGTGCGCTGCAAGGGGTGCGGAGTGAAAACTGAAATTCTGTTGGGTGCTGTTGCTTACCATTGCCACCAAAGAACATAACTACCTACCTACATATACATAGTGTAGAGATAATACCTTATATGAGTAACCTATGTGTGTATCGCGGTTGGGAAAATAGCTACTGAATATAGACAACTATCTGTGTAAGGAGCTACTATGTGTAGTTAGCTTATGTGTGTGAGTGATTTCTGAAATTTAGTTTAAGTATCAGTGTCAAGCGACCACCCCTCCCCACCTCCCCCGTCTCCTAAAAGTTTTTTGCCCCTACCCCCTACCTTTTAGAAGTGTATCCTAATACGTGCGCGCGTACGATTCTTACTTGCATACGTTTTTAAGTTTTATTTATTGAGTAGCTACCTAACTACCTAACTAACTACTTGCATACTTATTATGCCCTATTTATGCCCTATTTGCCACGTATTTGCCCGTCTTTTGGGGTGCTTGTAACTATTATTTGCGGGGTGCTATTTGCTACAAATCGCTTCTTTTTCATTTGTTAATTGTGTGTATATAACTATTTGTTTTTGAGTATGTTATGAAAAAAGTTGTGTTAAATTTGTGTTAAAATCTTATTTAAATTTGCTATGTTAAAAATTTGTTGTATCTTTGCATTGTAATACTAACAAAGGTATTACACTTTATACAAGTACATTGATTTATTGGGGGCGGTTACTTATTCTAACAACTTTTTAAAAATTATACGCTTATGAAAAATATAGAAAAATTAAACGCAAAATTATTATTAATACCTAACACAGTTGCCTTCTTTGGACTTGTGTTTGCAACCGACGCAAAAAACTTGTTGGCAGTTGCTTATTGTGTAATAGTCTTTTTGTTTATTACCTTGCTGCACTTAATTGAGTGCTTCAGATTAAACAAACACACAAGGGAAGCGATGGAATATATAAATCTTATCTTTTGCCTTGTATCGCTATTTATACACAATTGGTTATTGTTTGGTATAACGCTTATTATATTAGCTTATCTAAGATTAACAAACTATTACTTATACGAATCTAAAAACTAAAAACGAAGCCGCCCCTTTCAATGTACTTACAAATCAAAAAATTATTTATAAACATTAAAAACATTAGAAAAAATGGAACTTTTGAAAAAACAACCTTATGAAGTAATTGAGACGCTTATGTTAAACGTGCTCACTAACAGCGAAGCGTGCTATCAATTTTACAATGATGCCGTAATTACTAACAAAGAATTAGACGGTATTAAAAGTAGAAGTATACAAATAAACGAAGCCGCTTATACTTTGACCATCGTATTAGACGCAAAGACTAAAATACCTACAAAGGCGGCAAAAAAAATTAATACGCGTGCTTAATATGGGCTTCCAAAGCGGTGACCAAACTATATTAAACGCTGCAGCCAAAGACTTCAGAATAACAAAGGGTGTCTTATTTGTAGGGTTACGAACTGACAAAGTAATACAGTACAGATACCTAGCTGAAGGGATACACTACCAACTGAACGGGCTATATATTAACCTCAAAGGTACAAATACTGACAAATTGGTACGGGTGTCTTATGAAGGGCTAACTGTTAGATATGTTAATACATTCTACATTAAGGAAGAAGAAGGTAATATGTATAAGATTTGCGACCCTACAAAGGAGCGTTTTTACCATACTTCCGAACCAATCGACACGCTATTAAAATTAATTAAGTAACATACTAAAACAAATATATTCTTTGTACTGCATCTATATAGATGCAGTACTTTTTTATTATATAGATAGCAAGTGCAAAGGCGGCAAATAATTGCAGTACGTACGGGGTGCAGTGTCGTGCAGTGTCGTGCAGCGGCTGCAGTTGTATGCAAGGTAGTAAAAATTTCTATATAGATAGCTGCAGCGTGGTGCAGTACGGGGCTAAAAAGGGGCAAAAAGAAAAAATTTCTACTTTTACGGCTATTTGTAGAATGAAGCAAGTTATACCCCCCGACTTTTTTTATACCTTGTAGCAAAAATTACTACCGGAAGTTAAATAAGTAGAAAAATATACTTTTAACCTTGCTTCGGGGAGCGAAATTAATAGCCTTCGAGGTGCTTGTAAGTGTCTGCAAATCAATTTGTTAGAGTTGTGTCGGGGTGCGTGTAGGGTCGGGGGTCTAATCAGAGCAAACAAAAAGGCAGTAGTCTAATAGGGTGCTTCTTGTATGTAAGTACTCCTTTTTGATTGATTGTAATTGCTATAATAAGGGGGTGTAATAGTGTGCTTCGTGGTTGGGGTGTAGTTGTATATACTATTTATTAGTTAGGTATGTATATAGATATTAGCTTTTATTTATAGTTATCTATATAGTTAGGTAGTGTTATAGTTATATAGTCTAATGGTGTATTATTGTAGTGTTATGTTATTATATAGGATGCTGTAAGGTAGCAAGGGTGTGGCATAACAGCACCAACGGCAAAATATTTTTCATATCCGAGCCAATACCTTGATACTCAGGGGGTTACGTTTTTTGTGGGGTGTTGCTGCTTCTATATACTGCGATTGTATCTATATTGCTGCAGCGGTGTAGGTCCTGGGGTGTAGGTCCTGGAGGGTGGACCTGGGGTGCTGCCTTTGCGTGGTGTAGTTGTGTATCCTAATGCCTTGCTTCCTATCTTATGTTATTAGTTAGTCAATGTTATAGGTATCTATCTTTTACCTATTTTTAGACGTTTTTAGCCGTGTTATATAGTTTTTAGGTATATTTATATTAGTTTGCTTCTTTTAGTGTGTTTTTTAGGGGTGTATTTAATTTATTTGTATTTGTATATTGTTTTTAGTTGTGTTACTGTTATGAGAGTGCTGCAGCAAGGTAGCAAGGTAGTAACAGCACCAACGGCAAAAATATTTTAATAGCGTTTTTTGTCTTTATTAAATACATTTTATAAATGATTGTTTTTCAGTACGTTACGAAAAAAGTTGTGTTAAAATTTTGTTAAAGTGCTTAATTTATTTGCTTTGTATTTGTTTTTTGCCGTATCTTTGCAGCGTCAAAATGAAGGTGTTACTGCCTTCTGAGATACGAAAAATATTTTGTTTAATTTAAATTTGTTTTATTATGTTAGTATCTACAAAATTACCTTTGTTCACTGGCTTCTTCAGTGGTGTTTTTGAGTTGTATTTTTTAGAATTAAATGCAATCGAAATGTACAACGACTATAACGACGACTCATTAGTATACGATGATTCTAGATTATCATTCAATTACGAAGCGTTTTATAAAGCCTTTAGTGTGGAAGCGGTTGCAGCCGTTAGCGTTAAACTTAATGAGATACTGAACGCTGCTGCATACGATTCTGAAGCGGTTGCTACCTTTGAAAAATTATGGCAGCCGAAAGAATATAACTTTGCTACAGATGAGATACATACCAATTGGAATATATCTGAGTCGTTTTTGGACTTGTGTTTTGATTATGTTAATGCAAATATAGACGCTTTTGAAGTGTATCTGAAAAATAATTTTACTAGCTGCGATGGCTTCTTCTCTTATTACAGTAACGACCTTGCTACCTGGTTGCTATCTTTGCAGCCCGCTGCTATAGAAAAAGATAACTACATTTTTTACACTCTTATTGATTTTATCCTTAAGAATGAAAAACTTGATTCAATGTGGTTGTACTACGAAATTAGCGACACGGGCATCGACTTGTACGATTATATGCAAGTAACTGAAGCAGTAAAATAAACAAACAAACACGGGGGGGGCGGCTTCCTGGGCTGCCCTCTCAATTAGAAAAACTATTTATATAATTTTAAACACTTACAACGATGGACACAAATACAAACACAAACAACGAAAGACAAACTATAAACGTAATAGCAAACAACTTAATAAGAATCGATAACAACGTCTTTGGGACGCCGCGCTATATTGTTCCAATAATGTACTTCCTAGACCTCTCAGAAGGCTTTGAGAAAGGAATCGCAAAAGCTGAGAAACTGGCTAAAAAGTCTGGGCTAACAAAAGCGCGTGCAAATTCTAGGTACAGAGGCAGCTATATACTTGCAACGTATCTGAGTCCCTTCCAAATTGCAAGTAAGTTATATAAGTTTGAGAAGGAAGGGGTGATGGAAAAACTAGTTTAATTTTTTTCTATGTTTAAATAATTTTTTGAGCCGTCTATATATTAGACGGCTTTTTTTATTTGTACATATATCTGAAAAATCAATTTTTAGCCGTTTTTTAGCCGTTTTTATATTGTGGTAATATATTTATACCTTCCTACATTTAAAACGGCTAAAAAACGGCTATTTTTTTAATTAGTATATAACTTGCTTCCTGGGGTGCTTCGTGGTGTATCGATTGGAAAGGTAACATAGGGCACTTCCTGGGCTGCCTTCTTTGCGCGCGGTGGTTGGTACTACACAGGGGCAAAAACACAACGCAAAGGGCGCGGGCGGGTGTAGCTTCCTGGACCTGGTGAGGGGTGTATGTGCTGCAGCGGGGCAAATAAAAACGTACTACCTTGCTACCTATATAGATAGAAGCGACACAAATAAAACGGCTAAAAACGGGTAAAAAATAGCGTTTTTATATGCAAGTTAGACGGCTAACTGTTTAATTTTTTGGATAAAATTGTTAGCGTTTTTCTTAATAGTTTAAAAATAGTAAGAAAAAACTTATTTTATAAGTTACTGAAAAACAATAAGTTACAAAAAAAGTTGAAAAAATTATAAAAATAATTGCGAAAAAATTTGGAAGTTATAATCTTTTTGCCGTATCTTTGCAACGTCAAAATGAGATAACTAAGATACCTCAAAAATGAGATAACAAACAGCATCGAATTAGACACAAGTACAAACATTAAAAAATTAAATCAATATGAAAAAAGAAGTTGTAATGAGACCTAATTGCGAAGTGGTTAATTTTACTACTAAAATAGGAAAAACAAAAATTAAAGTAGTTGCGACCGCTAATTATAACGGTATTACAGACGTGTACGGATGGTATACAATAAACAGCAATGGGCAAAAAATACAAAGACGAATTTATGCGGCTTTTATTAAAAATGATGAAGGTGCTTGCTACTTTGATTACAACGGTATAACAGGCAATATAATGCAAACAACGGAAGAGCTAGTTATGTATGCACTTGCTAAAACATTAGCTTCTATAAACGTTTTCGGAGAGACACGTGTACAACAGGGCGCACTGACTAATTATTTAAAAGATATACGTAAAAACATTAAAAAACAGTAAAAAATGAAAGTAGAAAAAACAACCGATTTAAAGAAAGTACTGACAAAGTTAAAAAACGTACTTTTAAACGACACGCGGACGGCTATTAAATACGAAAATGAAGGCGTGGTTGTGCAGATTGAAAATTTAAACAATATGATGCAGAAAGATAAGATAATCTTTTTACATAACAGCACAAACAACGATGGGCTTCAGATAGCGTTTGACCGTAATAAAACGCTATCAATAAATGAAAATGATGCAGATATTATTTGCTCATTTGTTGATAGCTATGTAGATACAAAAGACTTTAGCTTCCTCAATAAGTTAATAAAGTTTGTAGGCAGTGTTTTTAATGAAGCGGAGATTAAGTTTAAATTTTTAAGAACTGCAAATATAAGCAACTTTGACCCTATAACACAATTAGAAGAAGGAGTATATTATAATTATGTAGATGAGGGTGTAAATATTAGGTCTTTAAAACTGAAAGGCAAAGGTACACACAGAATCGCAAGTTATGCCCTTGAAAGTGGGCAGCCGTTTAAGAATTGTTTTGTGTATGTACCACCTCAAACATACAACGGCACAAAATGCACTATCATTGACCCCGTAAGCGGCACAAACATTGATACAGATAGTATATTTAAAACATTGTTAAACGCAATGTAAAACAGGTAAAACAGCCCCTTGCTATAGGGTGAGGGGCTAATATAAAAAATATTAAAGACTATGAAAACAGAGTTTGAAAAATTAAAATTAAAATGTGCTTCCTTAAATATTGAGGAAGTAGAAGAGGAAGTTAGCAAATTTGTGGACACACTTTTTGAAAGTGTAGATATAAAACTAATATCTATAAGTAAGAAGTGGTGCGGCTATGGGACGTGGAAGTCAGAAGCGTATGTAAATAACTACGGCTTCGGAGACGAATTAGCGTCTATAATACGCAAAAAATTAAGTGGACATATTACACACGATGAAGACAAAGTCTTTGAGGTAGAAGACTACAGAGACGAACTAAAAGAAGCAATTTTTGAGAGTATGTAAAAACATTAATAACTTAATAAAAACACAAAGAAAATGAAAGTAATAACATTAAATCGAAAGTACGATGATACACCCGAAACGGAAGTATTATTCGGTATAAATGATATAAACAATATAGACGAAGTAAAATTTATAGAAAAAATAAATAAAGCTGTGAGACCTCACACAACATCCGAACGTGCAGAATCGTATGCCATTGAAGTTTTAAACGATTTAAAACAAGGTAGGTATTTTGGAGATTTAAACTTCTATGTGTATTTAGATATTGAGGAAATAGATATTTTATAAATAAGTAAAAAATGAAAGTTACAATAAGCGAATTAAAAAATAAAATCAAAGATAAGTTAAAAGATAAGATAAAAACTTCCGATGAGTTGGAAGAGGTATCTTATAACATTGCTAAACTTTTTGCAGAAAAACAAGAAGTGCTTAAGCAGATAGAGAAAGAATTGAGAAAAATTGATAAGATTGATAAAAATATAACTGAACTTTTAGGAGTTTAAAAACAGAAGTATATGGTAGCAGTGAAAAGAATAAGATACAGTTTAAGTGAGCACCTTGCTAACTACCTTAACGAAGTAGTAGCAAAGGACGTGGAGAAAGCGGCAGACACAGGAGACGCAACGCACCCCCACTACACAGTGGGGACAGCGGGAAGCAAATTACTACTTTTTCATTCCGATACAAAGGACGAAAAAGTAAAAGACAAAGAGAGGAAGCACCTATCTAGGAACTTAATTAAGTTGGGTGTGGGCTATACTACAACGCTGGGACAGGTAGATAAAAACACAAAGCTAACAATCTTTGATATAAGATTTAAAGCTGGTGAGGCAGCGTTTAAAGTAAATCTTAACTACCACGTGAGCAAGTTAAAACTTAAGATTTTTAAACCACTGAGATTTAAACGCAAAAAAGACGAAAATATAACTGACTGAAAAATAGTAAGTTACGAAAAAAGTTGAAAATTTTATAAAAATAATTGCAAAAAAATTTGGTAGTTACAAAAAACCTTTGTAAATTTGCAACGTAAAACAAACAGATAATTATTAACATTTAAAAACATTGGAAAAATGAAAGTACAGAAACTAATCAATGTTTATTATTTTAATGAACTATCGGAAAAGGTACAAAACAAAGTACACGAGGAAAACAGGTATTTTCTAACAAAATCACATAGTTATAAATTTGACGAAATTGCAGACGAATTTAAAAAATTTGTAGAGTCTATTGGAGGCACTTTTGTCAATGATTCTGTTAGATGTTATACAAAAGAAAATAGAGTGAGTGCAAGGTGGAAAGGAAATTTTATTGAACTTTTATCTAAAATGGGAGATAGTAAAAACTATTTAGGCAATGAAAAACTACCAAAACTAAAGATTAAAAAGTATTTTTTTGATATTCTGCGAAAAGACTCTGAGTATTCAGACTATGATGTTGTATGCGGAACGGTAACGTTTAATGATTGGTATACAGATAAAACTGCCAAACTAAGAGTACTTAAAGAAGACAGAGACAAATTGCTTGATTGGATGTTCGAAGTATTAAACATTATTAACAACTGTTTTTTAGATAAAATTAGAGCAGAAGAAGAGCATTTAGAGAGCAAAGAAGCATTTGCAGAGTATTGCAAACTAAACGGAGTACTTTTTACAGAAAACGGAATAAGAGTAAATTAAATAACAATTAAAAAATTAAGAAACAATGAAAAGAGATTTAACACTATTGGAACAGGCACAACAATTTAATAACGGAGGCTTTGACCCTAACAGCGTAAAATTTAAAGAGTTTAAAACAGTTGAGATAAGTGGAGACGGCATTGCCACAATATTTTTCAGAAGGGACTTTGACACTATACCCTTTGATTTACTAGAGCAAAATGATTTTTTTGAAAATGTGGAGATTGTTTACCCCACAGATGATTATTTTCAATCACTTATACCTAATATTGAGGAAATGAGCGATGATGAGGTAGAGCAAGAGGTGGATAGATTGAAGGATGAGTGGCGAGACGATTCTTTGGAAATGTACACTGTTTTGTATAGAATAACAGGGTGGGGAACTGAAGATTATTATTTGGACGGAGATTTCTGCAATGTAGACGTTTTAGCAGAGTTTGGCTTCCACGTACTGCAGTACAAAGACTACACCTTCCTAAATGTACCTGGGTATGGGTATTCTATAATGACGGAACACTTCGTGAGACTATTTACTTTTCTAGGTTGGATGAAGGTAGAAGAGTAAAACAGGTAAAACAGCCCCTTGCTAATAGGGTGAGGGGCTAATATAAAAACAAATACAGATTACTAAAAAACATAAGAAAAAATGAATAATAAAACACATACAAACGGGTACAAAAGAATTGAAGAGTTTGAAAAGCACCTACAAAATATAGGTGTTTATATAAACACAGGTGTTGATATTGATTTAGATAAAGATGTTGTAAAATACAAAGGATATGTAAATTTAGCAGACTTTTTTAAAAGTACACAAACTCCTTGTGCTAACGAAAGAGTTGTAAAATTAATGCAAGAAGGTCTTATTACAAATGAATATATTGTGGAAGCACAAACAGGAGTGTGCATAGACGTTTTTGACTACTTACCCTCATCTTACAAAAACATAAATGAGGAAGGAAAAAGAATGTTGGAATGTGTGGAAAAATATTTAGAAACATTATCAGAAGACCTAATAAAAGACCTAAAGAAAATTTTAAATTATTACAACTACATTTAACAGATAATTTTTGAACACTATAGTATTAAACATTAAAAAACATAAGAAACAAAGAATTAAAAAATGAAAGCAGTAAATTTTAAAACGCCTCATATTTTATTGAGAGCCTACACTACAGACGCATACAACTTTTGCAACTATGCAATAATAAAAGTAACTGAAGACTGGTTGGAGAGGGTAAGGAAAGCTGGAGGGCAAGTAGCCGCATTAAAAGAAGAAGACAGCTTTGCGCATTTATCCTATTACGAAGGTAAAACAGACTTCTATAATATAGAAGAAGAGAGCGAAGCCGATAGAGTTTTAGACCCCGAAAAAGATTGGAGTTTTATTGAGATAAGCGATGAAGAGTTAGAAGATTTAGAACTTGTTGAAGAGCGATTAGAAATTCGCAAAATACACTTCACACGCTTTGAAGATTTAAGCGTAACAGCGTACGGAAAATGCAGTGGGAGTGAGTACTATACCACAGATATAAAGATAAGCGAATTATTGAGTACTTTATAACAGAAACAAACACTAAAAAACATTTATAGAGATGAACAAAATAATAACTACAAATATAGCCGATTTCGGGGACAGGGAGTTAGATTTAGCGAAAAAACTATTAGAAGCTGTGGGTAACAGCGGAGACTTCCCCGAAGATTTTGATACAGACGGAGTGCAATTTTTATTTAACAGAAACACAGGGGACGTATTTTTGACTAACGATAGCGGACAGCTTTGCACAGCATCGGAGGGCAAATTGTTTACTTACTACTACCTACCCTACAGCGGAGAAGAGGGTACGTTAGATGATTTTGTCGCTAAATATACAGAACTTGAAAGCGATGAAGATAGGGAGTATGTAAGAGATATAATTACGACCTACTACAACGATGAGTACACCCTACCGAAACGCACAAAGGACGGAGTGTGGGTGGAGTATGGGGACGAATGCTATACTATCGACGAATTGCGCTGCGAGGTTGTGGAGTTTGATTGGGACACAATAGACGAATCGGACAATGAGGAAACAACAATTGATGCCTATGCTTCTTATGTGGAAGCTGAAAAAGCACTAATAATTAAAAGAGAGATGACAAAATGGAAACAAAAATAATAGAAACCGAATTACCCTTTGCTATGTTGTTTGGTGAAGGTGATAAGTTAGACACAGAGTTTGACGAAATAGACACTATAGAGTATTACTCAGAGGAATTGGACGGCTACCTCAAAGAAGGCGAGTATATAGACAGCGATATGTTCGAGTTTAAAACGTATGAGTTTGAGGAAAAGTTGGCAACAGAACAATGCAAATTTATTGAAAAGTCTTTACAGAAGATACTAAAAGACGAAACAATAAAAATAAAATTGTTCAATTGGGATACTTCGGGGTACTACGATTACATAAACATAGACCTGGAGATAGACGAAAACACATTTAACAAGTGTCTGTTATTTACAGAGGGTAAAGACCTAAAAACAAAGGAGATTTTGGAGTATGTTTTGGAGTTTTACGACCCTAAAAACAAAGTAACACAAGAAGACCTATTCGACTATATAGCAGAGCAGAAAGCTAACGGCTTAATGTTGGAATACGAACCAACAGACAAACTAAAGAAGATTTGCTTAAGAGCGGGTAAAAAAGAATTAATTTAAAAATTAGAAAAGATGCAAATAAAAAACTTATCTGCAAGCAGTATGAACAACATACTTGTAGAATTTATAGCAAAGACTGAGGAATTAGGGGAGGGGCTATTTGATGATATGAATGTAGTGAAACTAAATGGTAACTATTTTGTAGACTACTCCTTTCGCCGCCCTAACGGGTCAATATTGACCCACATAGGTTTAGAGGTTGAACCGCTGAACTTGATAGAGATGCTAAATGACAAACTAAACAGAATTTTAGAAACTTTAAACAACGATTAATTATGCGTACAATAACAGAATTAAATGAAACCGATTGCGTAATACTAAAGAGCAACGGACAAATGTTAAAATTCGATGACGGACAAATTGTTATATACGGACAGTTTGAGGAGGCAGTAGAAGACCTGGAGGTAGGTGAGATGGCAGTGCTTGTAAAGTCTTTAAGTGCAGAACAACGTACCGAACTTATTAGGAACATACAGCAATTTAACAGTTAAGAGCAGCCCCGAACTTGTAAGCAGGGGAGGGGCTAATTAAAAAAACAAATACAAATTAATTAGAAATAATTAAAAAAAATGAAAAAAGTAATAGTAATAAACGCTAAAATAGCACAATTCGGAGAAGATTTTAGTACCCTATGTGTGTTAGATGCTCACCAAAACGTAATGCAATACGGTAAAACGTTAGCTAAGCAAATTTATGATTTTTGTGTAGATAATGATGTAGCAGTTACAAAAGAGCAAGCAAGTAAAGTTGCTGAAGCCTTGTGTTGGGGTGATTGGACAGAAACTCCAGGAGGCGAACTCCTTTTCACCGCAGCTACTTACGAGGTATTATAAAAAACAACAACATTAAAAAATTAGAAAAACGATGAAAACAAAGAATTTACATTACGAATTTACAGGAGAGACAATTGACTTTGGAGGTATAACATTACATCGAATAAGAGCCACTAAAGACCTCCCACAACACGATGTTAAAATAGGAGATTTAGGTGGTTGGATAGAAAAAGAGTCAAATCTACGAGATAATGCGTGGGTAAGGGAAAACGCTAAAGTTTACGGCAACGCGAGAGTATTTGGAGATGCTAAAGTTTGTGAAAATGCAAGAGTTTTTGAAAACGCTATTGTTTTTGATGAAGCGGAGGTTTGCGGAAATGCTAAAATTTTCGAAAATGCAAGAGTTTGCGAGAATGCTATCGTCTTTGAAAATGCAAGAGTTTATGGGAATGCTGAAGTGCTTGGGGACGCAGAGGTTTATGGGAATGCGAAAGTTTATGGGTGTGCTATTATTTACGGAAATGCTGAAGTTTTTAACGAAGCAGAAGTTCACGGAGACGTAGAAGTATGTAAGAAAGCCGAAATACAGAGTACAGATGATTTGTGTGTCTTTTCTCATTTTGGTAGTAGAAGAGAAACAACTACATTCTTTAAAACTGAAAATGGCGATATTTGTGTAGTCTGTGGTTGTTTTGAGGGAACTTTAGACGAGTTTGTGGAACAAGTAAAAGAAACACACGGAGACAACAAATTTGCTAAAGAATACCTTTTAATGGTAGAGTTGGTGAAGGTTAAATTTAACTTATAAAACATTAAAAAATTACATTAATAAAATATTATATATTATGAACTTAAAGAACTACAAAGAATACTCTTTTGCTAACTACAAGTCAATAGAGAAAGAAACATCAAAGGGCTTCCGATTGGGAGATGTGGTAATAGTAACGCAAGATTGGGAGGGCAACCCTTCACACGAAATAGGAATTATCCTACAGATACACGACAAGTATGAGGTGCGATTAGACTCTGACGGCAACACTTTTGAGAGCCAATTTCGCCTTGCCACTGACAAAGAGATACAAATGTACAGACCGAACATTTTAAACGAGAATTGGAACAAAGAAAAGGCTAAAGGATGGAAAAATTAATGACACTAACACAGGACTGGGGAGACGGCTATACTAAAATAGCCGTTACCGCCCCGAAGCAACAGATAATTACCGCTATAAAATTCGTAACACATTGGCGTACTAAAGAAGAGCAAATAATTAGCCGTTTTAATGCGTTAGGAACTACCGAGCGGGACACTTACATAGCAAAGATAAAAAACTATGTAGATAAACACAAGATATAACGAATTACAAACAAATACAAATACATTAGAAAAGATGGAAAATAAAGATTTACAAAAAGAAGTGAACGTGGTTATAGACCTACCTGTATTTACAGAGTTTATAGACCCTAATTTTGACCCCGACAACGCAATAGACAGCACTATCGAAGCACTAAATTACGAATTGAGTGAGTATTTAGATGACGATAAGAACGATGTTATTGAGAGAGAAGATGTGGATTTTGACGTTGAAGACTACAAGGTGAAAATTGCTAAGAGTAGTGCTGAGATTGTATCTAAAGTGCTTAAAAGGACTATTAAAACAGACTTCAGCCTCACTATAGAAGAGGCAATAGACAAGGACGGAATGAGACCTACAGCGAGACTAAAAACAACTTTCGCATTCTTTGAGGACTTGTGTAAACTTATTGATTCTATTAGCTACAAAAAGTGGATAGAATTGGCTAATTATATTATACCTTATCACTATGCAGACGAGAGAGAAAAGACGCTGGGAATGCCTGTAAATAGCAAAAAATACTGGTGGTTGGTGATTAGTGACTTCTATGATGATTTAGAAACAAATAATGTAGAAAACAGACGCTACCGAGAAATAAATTGCAGGTGGTATAAAAAAGACCTATCTATACTAATCAATCTTGCTCTGTACATAGCTGAAGAGTATGATGAGAGAGAATTAAGAAACGAGTTGTGGGAGAACGATACGTTATTAGATATAGACTGCAGTTTAAAATACAGCTTTATCTCAAAACACCCCGCACTAAAAAAGTATTACGGCATAGAAGAGGAGGAAAGATGGGAGGAGTAATAATTCATATTATATTAGGCTTAATTTTTATGATATGTATTTTCTCCACACAGGACTCTGAGGAGAGAAAGAAAAAACTAAAAATCAAAAGAATGGAAGATATAAAGAAAGGATATTACATTACAACATTTAACGTAAATACTTGTAAATAATTATGCTTAACAATTTAGAACAAATAAAACCAAGATTAAAGCAGGTTTTTGATTTAGGTAATAAAGACTTATTCTTTCACTTAGAAATAATGCAGAGAAAGAAAGAAGTAGATGGTATAAATAAGAACTCTAACATTGTAAAATCTTTTGCGGTTGGTAATTTAGAGTACTTAGAGTACAAGATGGAAAAGGAAATTATCCCAATTTGCAATGTGCTAAACGCAAGGGCAATGATAAATTTAAATCCTAAGAGTTTTAGGAGAGTTACTCACGCTATGCTTCGAAGGACATCTGAGTACATAGAGAGTTCACTCTACACAGGTGCAGTAACTAAACTATTTGATAGTTGTTCCTCTACAACCTCAATAGAAAAAGAATTAGGAATCGAAAAATTGTGGATTCTGAACGTGGATAGCAAGGCAACGCTGCACTTTATTGAGACCATAAAGTCAATAATCAATCAGGACTGCAGCCCGATATACCCCAAAGGCGACAAAACACGTTTGACTATTGAGAGCAAAAGCGGCTACCACATCCTAACAGCTCCTTTCAATGTAAAGGACTTTGAGCGAATGAAAAGCGATAAGAACTACAAAGATTTCCTAAAGGACGTTGAAATTAAAAAAGATTGTTTAACAAACTTGTATATACCTTAAGATTAAGATGAATAAACAAGTCCCTAAAAATATTAATGAAATAATAGAAGATGAAGCCTATTTCGAGTTTGATGTAAATCCTCAAACAGTGAATGATGAGGTTTGGAAGTGGTTAGAAATTAAAACGCAAGACTATCACGAGGAAAGGAAAGAAAATAAACGCAATCTGAATGAGATGTCTAGACGTTTATCTAAAAAATGTAAATTGTAAATAAATTATAAAAAAGTTGTAAAATGAAAAAAAGAATTTTATTTATGCTGTTGCTCCTGGTGGGAGTGGCAGCTTACTCTCAGCCGAGAGAACTAACAGAAGAAGACAAAAGAAAGATTGCTGTTTTAGAGCAATGGTGCGAACAAGGGGATACGGAGATATGCGAGAAGCTGTACTTCCACTATTTCCTACGAGGGGAGAGCGAGGCGGAAAACATTATCCGAATTATTGAGACCCTATCCAATCAGAAGAAGCCACGCTATATGTTTATGTGGGGCATCGCTCTTATAGAAGGAGGTCTGGGTAGGCAAATCACTAAAGAAGATTACCAAGAGGGAATGAAACTAATAAGCAAAGCCGCTGACCAAGATTACCCACCCGCACAATTCTTAATGGGGGATTACTATAGCAAATCGGATAATAGAGTAGATATAAACAAAGCGATGTTTTACTTTAATTGTGCTTATCAAAGTGATTATATACCCGCAATGAAAGTTATTAGAACACTTAATTACGACCTTTTTGTAATACCCGATGCGGCTTTTAGAGATAGACTCTGGAAAGCAATAGATGAAAGCGGAGACCCTTATAAGGAAGTAGGCTCAGATAAAAAAGAAAGAGCCGAGATAAAGAAACATAGGTTTATAAATTAAAAAAAGAATTAAAAAATGGAAAAAGAAAATAATTACCCCACGTGGTTAGTTCCTGTAGAGACAGCTATAAGATTAAAAGAAATTGGCTTTAATGAGTATTGTGTTCATTACACAAGAGTTGTTAAAAACGCAGACGAAACATTAGAAAAAA